CGCGCTTGCTATACATGGGCTGCTGGTGGACCTATCAGCGAAGACGACAAATCAATTGAATGGCAAAGTAAAAATGAAACTCCTACTTGAAAATTGGAATTCGTTTTTAGCCGAAGAGAAAAAAACTATTATTGCTTATCACGGCAGTAATGTTCCGATTTACAAGTTTAGTCGAGATTATGGGGCACAAGGAGTCATGTGGTTCTCTCAAAATAAAGACTTAATTCTCAGGGGAGAAAGCGGTGCTTGCTCAACCAAGTGGCTGATGACGGTAGAACTATCCGTTGATAGGACCGCTGGCTGGGATGAGTACGATAAACTTGCTTTACAACAAATTGAAGATTCTGGATATGATAGCATTCTGCTCGATGATAATTGGGTTGTATTTGATCCAAAAAGAATCAAAGTTGTCAAGGTAGAAAAAACACCATGCAACATAAGGGGCGAACAATGAAACTAATACTTGAAAATTGGCGGAAATACGTTAACGAAAATAAAGACTTGTTTACTTACATTAAGTCTGGTAGAAATCGGGATATATTTATGAATTATTCTGATACATATAACATTTATTTGGATTGGATCTCGTGGGATAAGAAGGATCCTGCCGCCAGAGCTTATGTCAACCACTTTGATGAGATGGCCGCAAAGTATAGCGAGACAACAGGTGAATCTCCCTATTGGAAAAATCCCAGCGATATATGGGATGTCAAGCCGGAATTCTATAGATTTTTTGATCCCTCGGATCTTGTGGCCGCGATAAAACGGCAACAGGGTCGGTCAGATCCCGGTGCGGTGCGTCGTCTCACCAAAAGACTTAAAAAGGATTATGATTCTATAGAAGCCGCAGAAGAAATGGCTAAAAAAACAAACGAACTGGCCAACCAAGCTTATAAGAGCCTTATGAGTTATCGAAAAGAGTTTCTGGACCAAGGCGCCATTACCGGCGCGGAAGAAAATAAGCGAATCGTTGATCATTTGCCTTCTGCCTTTATTTATCGGCCATTCATGAATCCCCCAGGCTATGAAGGAACAGATCTGGCCGGTAAAGTCGATATCAGGGGAGCGCATTTAGAGCAATGAAACTCCTACTTGAAAACTGGCGAAAGTATATAACAGAACAAACGGAAGTTTGGGGACATCATATTAGCCCAGAGGAAAAAGTCTTTGTTTCTGATAAACCTTATACAAGTTTTCGTAACGTTCGACAGGAGACACCTGCACACTCGATGATTAAGCCTAAAGGTCTTTGGTATTCTTGCGGAGACAGTTGGGCCGAGTTCAGCAAACAGACATGGGATCAAGTACGGGGAAATCACCTTTATGGGTTGGAACTAGGTGATAGTGTCCTTCAAATCTCAACAGAAGAAGAACTTGAACAGTTCATTGATAGGTTTTTGACGCCGGGACAATTTGGAAAAGTTTTGGATTGGAAGAAAGTTCAAGACGAAGGGTATGCTGGTGTTGAAATCTGCCCTTATAACTGGGAAGCTCGCCAACGTGCATTGAACGGGGATCCCAGATTTGAATGGTATTACACTTGGGACGTCGCTTCTGGATGTATATGGGATAGTAAAGGTGTAAAGAGTGTTAAGCTTTTAACGGAGAGAACAAATGAAACTCCTACTTGAAAACTGGCGAAAGTATTTGAATGAGAGGGTTCTTCTTCCGTGTAGTTACTATTTATGAGTGTCGACGGGGCACATAAAATGAAAAAATTATTGAATGAATGGAAAGAGTTCGCGAGTAAAGAAAAGATTCAGGAATTGCCGGGCGGCGTTTCAACTTTCGATCGCAGCCGAATTGAAGGTTTTGCAAAGAAGTATCCAGATGCTGTCGCATTCATGCACGCCCATGAAGATGATCTGCTTCGCAAATGGCTTATGGTTATCAAACACCAAACCACCCCTGACGAAGCGAGGGCTTACGGAGAAGTCACCATTGGCTTCCAAGAAGCACCGAAATTGGATGCAGTCCAAGAGATGGATTTTAAAGAATGAGAAGACTTCTTCAAGAGTTTCAGCATTTCCTCTCTGAAAATCGTGGGCTGCCCGGTTCTATTTTACGGATCGAAGAAAAGATGAGAGATCTCTATTCTCGATATGAAGATGATCATTGGGAAACAATTTTTGTAAGATTCCGCACATTCCTCAAACGTCATTCTGGTTTTGAAAGATTGGGTGGCGGTTCTTTTCGTGAGACATTCGCCTTCAAAGACAACAATGAGTTTGTGATCAAGATTGCAAAGTACAACGAATATAAAGGATACCGGGGTGGTGCAGGGTCTGCTCGCACATATAATAAAAATGAAGCAAACCAGGAAATGCACACCAAGTATCCATCACTCTTTCCCAAAGTCTTCTATGCCGCCCCGGATGATTCTTGGTATATCACTCAACGAGTATATGTTGCAAAGGATGACCATACTTTAGCTCAAATGTTCGATGCGTCCTCGTGGTACGATGTTGTCGATTTTGTTTTGGTTATTCGTGTAGTAATCAGAAACGGTGATTCCTTCGAAGATGTCGAAACAGATAAAAAATATAAAATTCACCAACACGTATGGAGGAGAACAAAGAAATTTCTTCAATACCCTCAACTTGTTGAATGGGCCAAAGCATCTGTTGAATTTGACGTTGACGTTGACGATGTTCGTTTCGGCAATGCCGGCTGGGTTATTGAAGATGGTCAGAAACGATTCATTATCCTTGACTATATGCTCTGAATAAAGAGGGTAACAAGAAACGTTTCGTAATCTTAGGCTATATTTTAGACTAGGCTTGACATTTTCCCTCTATCGGTTAAGTCATAGGAGGAAGAAAAATGAAAACAGAAGAATTTTGGTTGAACGAGACTTATAACTTTCTTGGCACAATGCTTGAGATTGTGGAGCACGCGAAGTCTTTGACAGATTCATTTGAAGAGCAATTATTGTTCACAGAATCCGAACACCAGGACATGCGCGATCGATACGAAGACATACAACATCAATTGGCGGCAATTCAGGAGAAGTTCGAAAAAATAATCAGTGCTTAACCCAAAAGACTCGAAAGAGTCTTTCTTACTTTTGAGACCTATTTAACCCATGAACAATAAATACAAACAATTCCTCAATGAATCAACCTATTCTTTCGATTATGATTCCACACTTATCAAATATCGTTATGAGCGTGACGAGAATGGTGAGATCGAAGATGTGGTCTATGACCAGCCGCACGATGTCAATATCGGTAAACTTCAAGACCTTGCCTCAAAAGGCCATAGAATCGTCATAGTGACCTCTAGAGTGCTCCCTAAGGCAGATGGAACCCAGTTTGCCTGGGATGACACCCCTGGTCCGGAGCAGTTTATTAGGGACCACGGTTTACCTGTGGAGGAAGTTTTTTACACAGATGGAAAACCAAAGATCGACACTCTTGTTAAGCTTGGCGTCGTGGCCCATTGGGATGATGATGAGAACGAAATCGAACACATCGATCGATGGAACCGAGAGAATCCAGATAAAAGGATCAAGTGGTACCAAGTTCCAGTTGAAGAAGGTTTGACCGAGGCGCTTCGCTCCAAGGTTATCAAATTGATTGATGAAAATCAGAACGCAAATTTAGAACAAATGATTATGGACCAGTTCTCTTCTCACCCATCAGGTCGTCCTTATGAAAATTCACAACTGACAGAAGAAGTAAATTTGGACAACATCCTTTCAGGATTTGATGACAGATATCTATTAGGTTTTATCAGGCGCTTGAAAGAGGGTACTTTAGAAAGAGAAGGTCTTCGCGACGTCCTGACTGCAAGATCAATTTATTTGTTCACAACACATAGTGTCAAGACTTTAAGAGATCCTGAACTTTTCGATTCTGATAAAGCTCGCGGCATTATTGCGGGGACTTCATACTTTTTAGGCTTTAGAGGGCCAGGGGTGATATCCGGAAAAAAGGCGACGGCGTTGTTTGCCAAAATACCGACAAAACTTATCTACCAAATTGCAAATAACATCGTCGTCAAGCTTGCAAGGCTTGAAAATCCGTTGGGGACCACAACTATTTCTCGCGGAATGGTTTTGCCAACCACGGCGGTCGATGAATTGATTCAAAACGGTGTAGGTACGACTTTCAACATGCGGAGCATTGCTTCGTGGACAGATGATTTCGATACGGCGTTTAGTTTTGCGAGGGGAGCCCATGAGACAAAGATAAAAGAAGATGACAAAAATAGAGAAGAATATCAAAAAGTATTATTTGTCGCCGAAAACTCAAAGTTTGGAATCGGTATCGAAGATCTTAGTGGATATTCATCGGAACAAGAATATATAGTGGGTGGTCGCCAAATGATTATTAAACAAGTCATTATTAAACGACCACTGAAAGGAGCGTCTTGGGCAATCATCAAGGTTGAACTTCGTTAAGTCAACCTAGTCCAGCCTTGTTCGTGATAATAGGACTTAAACTTATCCAGTGTGACTTTTGAAAATCGTTGTGAATTAATGTGGAATATCTCTATTATTTTTTTAGAGTATTCCACTTTTGTCGTTACGAAGTAGGTTTGTGTGATTTCGCAAAACCACAATTCACCCGTGCGAACGCGAAAAGTGTCCCTCCAGGCGACCGAATGACTTGTGTCCCATTCGTGCGGCGCATAAGTATCGGATATCGCTGGATTCCATTTTCTTTTCACGTATGTTTCATCCACCCGGTTTCCCGTGTCTTGTCGTCGACCATCGATGCAATGCTTTGTACATATGTTGTTTGAAAAGCTACGTCATATATTTTTACATATTCGCTCCCAGAACCAAACATATTCTGTCTGATGTACGGTTCAGATGAAATGATAAAATAGAAACGCATGTCTAATACGCGATGTGACCATAATTGGCCTTTCTTCGGCTCCTCTTTCATGTTTCCTCTATTTACTTGTATACTGACAATGTAACCGATTTGGAGTCAAATGACAAACGAAAAATACATCAAAGATTTTAGATTGAAACTTCTAAAAGAGAATTTGAGTGCGAACCTCGAAATGTTGATAAACCAACAATTGACTTCTCACCCCTCTGGTCGAGAATACAACGATGCGATCGATGGCATGATCGCTGAAGAGGTTAATATTGAAAACATTTTATCTGGTTTTGATATTACCTATCTCAAAGGACTCATTAATCGCTCCAAAACCAGAAGACCTCAAGACTTTGCCCACGACTCCACAATTAAAGATTTGATCGCAGCTTATGCTATCTGGATGTTCACTGTCGCTAACGTGGAAACAGTGAGGAACCCAGACAATTTCAGTTCAGATTCTGCCAAGCCCCTCGCCTACAACAACCCTTCGTTAGTTTACAGCTACAGAGGTGAGATGAAGGAGCTTCCTGATGAGAGTCCTTACAAAAAGTTCGCTAGAATCAGGCACAAAATTCCTACAAAAATGTGGTATCAAATATCCAACCACATCGTTTCTACTCTTGCCTCAATGCCGCATCCATGGGGGCAACAAGTTGTTTTTCGTGGAATGAAGCTACCGCTAGAGGCTGTAAAGGCGCTGAAAGCTGGCGAGAATTTCAATATGATGAGAATAGGTTCATGGTCCACCGACGGCGTGATGGCAGAATCATATGCCTTGAGGTACGATAGGAACTCGCTTAAAAATTGGAAACCTGTCTTGTTCCATGGTCTGACCAAGATTGGCGCACCAGTGGACATGTTCAGTGGATTCCGATTAGAGAACGAGGTGGTGGTTGGTGGTGGTCAAATGAAAATCCTCAAAATCGATTCAGACGACGATATCACCGTTGTACAAATCAGAATAGAACAAGGTACTCAATTACAACAAGAGGTGCTTCCGAAGCGGGCGCGCAAGGCGGTTGCCACAGCCGCACTAGGGGCCGCCCTGGGCGGCGGTATAGGGGCGGGAGCAGCTTCTAGCCTCGTGGGCGATCGAGGTATCACACCAAGAGTTGAACAACCTGTAGACACCACACAGAGCGTTGAAGACGAAGGGCCAGAAGCCACCCGAAAAATGCCAACCGATGGCACATTTGATTGGTCGATGTCCCCCGATCCAACAATGATCTGGATTAGTCCAGATCAAATTCCAGATGATTATATTTTACCATCATCGGGTAAAACAGCGGGAGAATGGCGACACGAACTAATGAACAAAAAAATGAAGAGAGGCGGAAACACTTGGGATATAGATGACCTTAAAAGAGTTCTGTTTTCCAATGCGGCGGCATGGGGTTATTCAACTTCTAAAAACGTAATCGCGTTTGACAGACACCCCGATCATGGTTACAGGATGCTGCCCCCAAAATGGTCACTTGCTTATGAAGTTTACGAAAAAAAGATAGGTATAGAGAGAATGGAGGCAGTTTTGCAAAAAAGTGATCAAGAGCAAGCTCAAATTGCACAGAATCTTGACCTAACTGCTGGGGAACTACGAAAAAAGTTACAATTAGCCTTGTCAAATTTGAGGGGCGCAAAATGAAAAAGAAACAAAAGAAGAAATGAAAGGGAGTCTGATAAGGAGGCGATTGTTTCATTACATAGTCCACCTTGTAAGAACAACCGAAAGCGTAAAATATGAATACGGAGTCGTGATTTCAGACGAAAAGACGGAAACAATCCAATATGGTTTATCCTTTTATTCTGGAGATGACACCTATGACGTTGAAATGTGCTACATTGAGATATATTGGCTCAAAACAGGTGAACAAACAAGAGAGTATCTACCATTGGACGTCAAACTTGAGCTTCTATAATGAAAAATACGAGAAACTGCTTGGTCGTCTGTTGTTGATAACTTATTCACCGGACGTAACCTATGGTATTATAACAAAATACGACCAATATCATGTTTACATCTTCGTGCTGAAGCGTTTTGGAAGAGAGCGGTGCGTGATGCCGATGCGGACCTTCATTTTTGACAACATGATTGATCATAAACTATATAAATTGCTATAAAAAGAGTCTATTTATACTATGAGCAGAGAAATATTAAATTATAACACCAAATTTCTGTCAGATTTGGTTCAAATTCACGATCGCGACTCAAAACACACTCACAGAATGAATAACCTCCTCGGAGGGCTGGACAAAGAACAGATTTACAATCTTTTGTCTTTGATTTCCACGACAAATTCATCTAAATTCATGAAGATTGCAGGTTCAGGCACGGTGGGACTTGTTTTTGAAATGGATAACGGAAATATGCTCAAATTCTTTAGGAGTAGGTACACTGATGACCTTGAGTGGTATGAAGATATCAAGAGAAAGCGAGACTCCGGTACAGACAGCACTGCGGAACCTTACATTTACGATTTTGGGGACATTGGGGAGTTCAAATGGGTTGAAATGGGCAAATTAGTCCCTTTTGAGGACTATTTTGAGCATTCTGGTCGTGATTCTGCTGCCATCGCCGATATTTTAGTCTATTTCACCTCGATAGTTGAAGATTATTATGAGAACAAAGAAGGAACTCTTGAAAACGAAGAGTATAAAGAAAGATATGCTCGCAATCTAGAGAGCCTGAAGGAAGAATCAAAACGATATAATGTTACTATGGCAGAAATAAGCGAAATATTTCATATGGCGTTCGAAATGGCAAAGATCCACGGGGTTGAGCAAGCTTTCGGAGATTTTCATATGGGTAATATCGGTATAATTCATAGTACCGCCAAGACAGATCAACCAAAATTTGTACTGTTTGATAAATAAGGATAAAACATGTTTGAAAACGATGATTATTTGAAGGAATGGGCAGAAACCGCCATCTTTGAGGCCACCGCAGCCAAGAAAAGGGGTGTTCAGTTACCTCAAGTTTTGGATCAAATCGAGGAATATATCAAGAATAACCCCGAAAATGAAACAAATCCGCGTGTTTTTATCCATTTTACTAACCTTCTGAAGCTCGGAACCAACCCGAGACAGAGTTATGACACCCCGATTGGTATTTTCTCTTATCCTTTGACAAGTGAAATCTTGGATGATTATCGCAATAAGTCTCTTCCTTTCATGGGCGATTCGCAATATGTGTTCATTTTCGCCCAGAAGCCTGATAAAAACATAATTCTTGACAACATTTCGGAACAGACGTTCAAAGAATATATAATAGATGCGAAAAGATTGATAGTCAACCCTGAAGACCAAGACAAGCCGATTGGTCGTGTTGAACTTTCGAACCCACGACGCGGTTTTCCTTCGTCCGCCGGGACCGAAGGAACTTATTATGATTTCGGGGACGGCCCACCAAGGAAAACCGTCGAGGAAATCCTTGCACTTTCGGATGAAGAAATTTTCGATATTCTTGAAATGCGCAGCGTCTCGCTTCAAAAGTCGTGGGATGCACTCGGGCGTGTTGAAGGTGGTGACCTTGTCAAGATAAAGATAATTGAGGCCATCTACAACGAAGGGGTAGATCCTTCGAGTGCCATGGTGAATTTAGTGGCGTCACTACTTTCAAACGAAGCTAAGGTGAAATGGAATTATTTGATGGGCATTGATCCAAAAAATCTGCCCCCTAGATTATCTACAGAGATAATGCAGCGTTTTGAAAAGGCTATCGACGATATGAAAGAGTTTCACCCACCGGCCACTCTAACTTGGATAGATTTTTATTCAGAACGCAAGGAGTATTGGAGTGACTGGGTTTCTGCTTTGATAGAAACCGCTCGAAAAATGAAGCCAACAGTTCTCGCGGCGTTTTCAGCTTCGCTGCCCACACTATTATTAGAAATACTAAAATTCATACTGGAAAATTCAATCGGGACCACTAAACACTATGAACGAGTGTGGCAAAAAAACTTTAATCCCCCTTTTTCTAACATCCTCGTCGATCCCCACGACGACGATGAAGATTTCGACGGCGACGATGTTCCATTTCAAGAGCATCTAGAAATAGACGAAGGCATGCGCGAAGGTGTTGGTATATCAATTGAAAATTACAGGGCGACGATCGCAAAGGGTATGAACGGCGCAAACATTCAAACACCACTGGGTAAGTTTTGGAACATTACGCGACTGCTTGGGCACAAAGTCTCGGATATCAAAAGAACCAAATCCCCTTCCAACCGAAATCGTACACACATGCTTGCATGGGGTCAGATGCTAAGACTCTTAGGTATTGATGGTGTTGTGGATATGGGGCAATCTCTAATCCACCCGAATGAACCGCATCAGGCCGTGTTCTTTGGCAAGCAAGCAATTCGCATTTTGGGGTCGTTCGAAAACCCCCATGCAAACAAAAACAAAAAAAAGAAGAAGGATAAAGAACTCATCAGTGTGCGAGTTGGGTATCCTATGGTTACCATGTATGATTTCAATCAAGTGTTTCAAGCATCGAAGAGTAATGAAACTTGGGCTAAATTTCTGAAACAGGTCGGGGCGTTTGATGAATATTATAGCAGTGAAAAAGACTCTTTAGCTAATCAGCAACTTTGGGGGCTCGATGGCAACCACTTGAAACCTCTGAACGAAATGTTAAACTGGATTCAGTCTGAAGGTTCTCAATTGCCTTATTTCCTCAAAGGTTCCAAAAGGAAAATTATTGAAAGCTACAATTTCGCCGATCATATGGGGGCGAACTTAAGCTCTTGTCTACTTTTCTATATTTCGTTAGTCAATACAACCTTTCCGGGCGAACCAGAGAGTGTCGAAGATAAAATAAAACATCGTTTAAACGTGGTTAATAATTTCTTACTTAATCCGAGAACATATGCTGCTTTCACAAAATCATTTCTCAACCTATTTGCGGCACACCGTGAATACCAGACTGTAATTGCAGATTTTCAAGAAGCATCGTACAGATATGTTACAGACACCCTGGCACGTTTTACAAAAAGCAAACATGGGCAGGCGATTGGAATCAAAGATCCAACCTTTGGGCCGGAGAATATCCAAAGAATAGGCGCTGCCTTGGAAGTTATGGATAATGATGAAGATTTCCTTTTCCCAGAAGAGGGTGAGGAATATAGGCAAATGGTCGCATACCAAAAAACTGTATTAAGGAAGAATATCCCCCCTATGGGCAAACTTTTGTTCGAATTGGGCTCTGGAGATGAGAGTAGGCAAAAGAAAGCCCTTGAAAAAATCTTTCAGATGGCTAATACCCCTGGTAGCTCAACCGGAAGCACCCTTGCCTTCACTGGTCTTACTAAGTTGATGCAAGTATTATCGGCGGCATCGTTGGAGTCTCGCCGCAATGTTTTTAGCAGTGAATCAATCGAGTATCTCGGAAGAGAAACGATTATAGATATAATCAAGGGCATTCTTTATCTTTCAAAGAATTCTAAAGAAATCGCAAGAGACGAGCAGGGTATGTTTGACTTCTTCCAGGGACTCGAAATGAGATTGGGATTCCTTAATTATTCAAACTCTGACGGTTTGACGGTGAACATTTTCAGATTTCAGGAGATGATGAGCGAATTATTTAAAGATGATTCAGAATCAGCTTCTTTGGTAGAACAGGAAAAAACCTCTTTCATTAAAATGAGTAAAAAACGGGTTTCAAGCATGTCTGATGTGGAAGATGCAATGGACGCACTTCGGAAGAAAATAAAAGCACAAGAAGAGGTGCTCGCCCAGTCGGAAGATTCCGACGAATTGCCGAGTGAGAACGACAACAACGTCATCCTCGATAATCGATCGCGTCTTAAAATCTACAAAGCGAGTTTAGAATCCTATAACTTGACTCTCAAGCATCCGTTTTTCTTATTTGATAATGACATCAATAAACGAATGAAGAAGTCGGAAGCATTCTTTCTTGTTTCGAACGAGCTTAACAAGATTCGAGAGAACCCTGACTACAATCCAGTTAGTGGTTTTTTAACCGAAGCTAAAATTGATACTGGCCAAGTCATGTTCCCAAATTTTGTATTAAGGGGAGTAAAGCCACCCGAACCGTCTTTATACACTTCTGGAGAGATTGAAGATGGCGAAGTTGATATAAGCCGAGTGCGTAAAGATGCAAGCGATGTGGAACTAAAGAAATTTATCAGAGTTCAGAAGGAAAAAATCAGACAACAGAGAATGGGACCACTCTTAAGACATAATCAAAAGATGGTGAGAATCGTAAAAGATTATGGGACAAAAATTCAAGCCTATAATTACAGAACAGCCGGGGCAACAACACCAAAAATACCCTTCTTGAATTCTAAACTTGATTTAGTGAGTATAAAACTTTCTTTCAAAGTTCTGTTCAATGGGGCAGCAGAAGCTTTGGGGCTAGTAATCAATGATTGGGATAGTGATGATGTTGCCAGTTTCAAATTTCAGGTTCTAAGGGGACTTTTCCCCTTTATTCCCGACGACTTTGATGAAGAGCCCGAACTTCAAAAAAGACTTACAGGGTTTTCCAATCAAGTTTCGGCGGCCCGTTCACAAGTAATTTACAACAACCCGGATTTTTTCCTTAAGGAAGCAACAAGCTTATATCGTAATTTCTTCCTAAGCGAAAGTTGGGCGAAATCCTTGTATAACCCCCAGGCCGTTGAACCGACACTCCTCCCAGAACTTAGCAAAAGAATCCATAAGATTGGGGACACTTGGACTAACCCCCAATGGGTGTATGAATCACCTGAAGGTTTTAACTTATATCAAACATATATTTCTCTATTCTGGGAAAAGATAGTTCCTAAAGTTGGTATCTTCGATGAAGGGTTTGAAGTGTTCCTTGAAGATTTCGAGTTTCACAATAACAAACAATATTTGGAGCTTTTAGCTAGCCCAAGCAGGGAAACTCTTGATTTATTGGGTGCTAGCTATAAGTGGGCACGGGGTCAATCACAGGCGGCGAATAGGGTATCAGCTTTGTCGACTTTGTGGCAAAAAAAGAAATCTTTTAAAGACGATCCTCTTATTAGAAGGGTCATGGAAGATCTTGTAAATCGTATGTTATATGGATGGCCTGGCTTGGAGAAATTTCGAAGTAAGATCATTAAAGAAGACAAGTTACGGAAAAATATTGGTAATGCTTTGAAACAACTAAGTCCAGAAAAATTAAAAACCTTGCACGAGTCCTTAGAACAGGTTAAGTTATCTCATGGGGATATAACTGTTCTCTTAAAAGAGGTACTGCTTGAGAAGCGACATTCTGAATGAATTAGCTTTAGAGGTTTCGAACAACTTTGTTGATTCTTTGAACTCCGGTATCAAGGGTCATGTTGCAACTATTTTGGAGTATGCGGGGAAGTATCCGGGGCAGGAACTTGTGATTACAAGGCTTCCACAATTTTTCAGCCATAAATCTTCATTGAACGAAGTTGAGCTAGCATTTGTCGTTTCTTATTCAGAACACAAGAAATTATTCAGTGTGGGTAATTCAAATTACTATGTGGAAGATTTGTGTGGCAAAATAAACACAGAGCTTATCCTTCATCTGCCCGTCTTCGTTCGTGAAGGGGTCGAGGAGGCGTCGATGCGCTCACGCTTATCGGCGGTCGTGGGAGAGCTTGCAACAGCCTTACGGCACGAACTAGAACACTCTAGACAGCACGAGAGGGTTTCGAGAACCCAGCAGATTACACTGGCGGAAGCGCACGCTCATTTGATGTCGGATTATGAGAGGTTTGATCCCGCTTCGGAAGATTTATACAACAGTTATTTGAAGTATTTCGCAAATGATGCGGAGCTTGGTGCTTATACTTCCCAATTCCGTTTTCAACACACCGTGCTGAATGAAGAGCTTGGGACCATTATAGAAAATTTCATATTTGAGAAGTCCAGCCTCTTGGTTACTGAATATAATGAAAGAGAAAATTCTGAAGGGGGGATTCGACATTCAATCACGAATTTCATTAAAACACGCCTTTTTGGGGTTAAACAAAAACGGTTAAAGAATTTTAAGCTAGCTTTAAGGGAGATTATCTACCTTCATTACAGTTCACGCTATTTCGATAGTTACGATTCCGCTGCTTTGGCCAAGTATCACGATATATTTTGAGAAGTTTGGACAGTTCTTTCAATTCTTTTTTAAGACCAAGAGATATATGTTCCCTCAATGGTAATTACTGTTGGGGGTTTTATTATGCGCAAACTGATCTTTTTATTATTCTTCTTGACAGCATGTTTTCCAAAATTTGCTAATCTTGATGTGATTTCCAAAGTCGAACAAATTGAATTTGAAAACACTTGGTGGGAACTAGATAACATATTGGCACCAGAAGGAGCTTGTATGAAGTTGTCGACATATGATTATATGTTGTATGTGATGGATAGTGAACAGTCTTATCGACTGACGGAGTGGTACGGTACAGGTGGCGTGTATCACCTTCCAGAATACAAAATAGATCTTTTTGTTTACTTTGTTCCAGAAACCGGTTATACTATTTTAGCAGAGCAAGGTATTTTGAAAACAACTTCAAGAACTTATGCATGTGAAATCGACTAATTATTATGATGGGGAAATTAATAAACAAGATTTTTTTCTATATAAACTCAATCCCCGATCGTCACGGAGAGTATATCTCGATATCTATCCTCTTGGGGTGGAATTTTTTTATCCTCTTTCTGGCTTGGTGTTGTGAGGAGAACAACTTATGGATTCAAAAATTCTAAAAGAATATACGAGAGTCAACGCTCAAGAGATGATGAGCAGTGAATCGGAATTTACGATTTCTTATGAAATTGAATTAGCTGCAAAAGAGCAGATGCGGCCCGAAAATGTAAAAGATTTGAAAGGCATTGAAAGTAGTCCCGAAGCCACAGCTAAAAAGGAAGCTTATTTCCTATCTCCGGAAGAGAAGAAATACCTTATTCTCAACTTATTTCGTATAGAACCAACAAAGTTGGCTGATTCAAAATACGTGGCTTCTATGTTTTTTATGAGAGTCTTGCGAGACGAAATCTCTACAGAGGATATAAAAGAAACAATTTTAAACGTAGCACAAGATCTGACAGGTCGAGAATACGTTTCAGAATTCTTCAAAGCGTTCGAAATTGATGATACAAACACTATGGTTGAACTTGTTCAAGATTCTCTGGTTCATATCGGAAAGTTCCTGGATGAAGTCGCAATTCAACCAAGAAACATCAAAGATCTATTAGAAAGCTTGAATTCAACGATCGCTAGAGGGGATACCGGCGACGAGGCGCGATGGGTTCTTGGTAAGCTAAAAAAACACTTGGCCATTGCTATTGCGGAAAGGGTCGGTCAGATAGAAGGCCGAACCGTATTCGCTTCAGGGGACGGTGACAACTACAACTACAAAAATGTTCAAGATCCGGTATTTATCGCTTACTTACAACATTTCCTACCAAATTTCATGAACAAATGGGAAGATAGACTAAAAATCGAAGTTGAATATAGCTTCCTGCGCGGTCAAGGCGTTGAATTTTCAATGAAGAAATACCTCAACGGTATTGATGAAGCTTTTGAATTTCTAGATGACTTGTATACAGAACTTGATGCACAGGATTTCTTTTTTATGAAAGAAGACTTAACCGGACTGCACATCAATATTGGTACAACCGCAAAAAGACCATACAATCTAATGAAAGGTTTTCTTTATCTCGACGAAGAGCAGAAGGGGGGTGGTTCGATGGCGAGGCGAGGACTATCTGACGCCAGAGTGTTCTCCAGGTGGGCTGGTACAGTAAAAGATGTTGCTTACTTGAAAATCCTTGAAACAATTGAAACCTTAATTGAAGAAGAGCCTGAATTTTGGTACCAAGGGATTATCCACGACCTTAAAAGGAGTCTCAAAAACCCAGAAGCGGGTTTAAGCAGTATCGAGAAGATTTTAAGTAATTGTATATTTAACGCCGCGCAAAATAAAGGCGCAAAAGATCTTGGTTTCAACGTATTATATACAAGAGGTCGAGACGGTGACTCCAACATAAGTTATGTTGAATTTAGATATCCAGGGGGTGTGGTTGATAGCAAAACGATGAAAGATTTGACCCTATATTACTGCTACCTTGTTCTCCTCATGTCTGATCCGGACTTCAAAAAGAACGATTATCTTTCCAAGCTGGTTGGGTTCCTTAATAAAGTGTCCACACACCAAATGGAAGTTGTTGGTAAGAGGGCTAAACTTTTCAGGGCTGGAATGGGCTTCTATGTTGGAGGCTCCTTCAATCTTGATATCTTGATGATGAATACTCGCGATTTGGAGAAACGCAAGGTAGCATCATATGATATTCCGGTACCGATTAAAATACGTCATGTTTATTCATTAGTCGATATCATTTCTGTAAAAGATGAATATGGTGATGAAGAGTCTAGAAGCATAAGAAGAGCTATCGCCACAAAACCTTCACACATGATGGAGGAAACAGATTATGTCCCTGTTATGGTAAAGATTAAAGATGTCAAGCCAGAAGAAGATGAATATCTTGTCAGTTTCTTCTATGTTGATCAGAATTTAGAAGTCAAGGAATATGAAAGCTGGTTAGCCTCCTTTGAACTGTTAGAATTCGTCTATATCAACCTCAATGATGAGATTTTCGAGGCCGATAGCTTAGTTGACGGCTACAAGCTTTCAAAGGACATAGCGAGAACATATGATGCATATGCGGAAGAAGTTCGCAAGGGTATCAAGTTCAGTTACGACATAGAGCAGGTCCAGAGCAATTATCGACAAGATCAAGATCTGAAAAACATAAAACAAAACATAATTACTCTTGTCAAGGCAAGAGACAAGGGTACAATAAGCCAAGACCAACTACGTGCTGCCTTATTGAACATCAAGCAATCACAACCAGAGGCGGCACAAAAGTACAAAGCTTTGTTCGGCGCTCTATTAGGAAACTAAAATGAAAGAAATTATACTATTAGCACAGCCAAAGAATCCATACGCTGACTTGAGCAAGATGATAACAGAAGTTATCCAAGAAATGAGAAGCGATGCGCCGTATTACGGTGACGAATTGAAGGATGATCAGAAGGTGGTGTATGAACGCTATAACACTTTTATGGAGACCTTTCAGCAAACAGCAGAGAAGTTTCTCGAACAAGCCCAAATGGATTTTCAAGCTGGACATATCCAGTCAAACGACATTCAGATGCTCCTGAATGATCAGCTAGAGAGATTACAAGATCAGGTTTCGTACATGATAGCGTCTTTGGAAGCCTATAATAAAAAAGAACATGGACATATCGACTAAAACTTTTTATGATATGAATTTTTCCAACATTCTTCATGAGGTTGGGAATGCTGTTAAATGGAAACACAACATCGCAGCAAAAATTGAATATGGTGTTATTTGCAAAATATACAACACATTTATAGGTGGCCGGATGATAAAGTACGCAAACGTCTTTTCCTTAAGTGAACAGAGAATTAAGAAAATAGCAGTATGGAAATTGGAGATATTAACTAAAAATGAAATATAACTTGACAAACGAGTCTCATATTGATACTAATGAAATCGAACCTATTCTGGATAAGTTCATTCCTTACGCCCAGCAGAAGATGGGGTTCAATAGGCCCCCGAACCTTTTTCTGACTTCAGACGAGGCTAATGCGTTAGATCCGTTGGGTAAAACCGCATATTTCAACCCAGAAAATGATCAAATCGTCATTTATACAGACAATCGCCATATCAAAGATGTGTTGCGTTCTATTGGTCACGAATTAGTGCATTTTACACAACGTTGCAATGGGGAACTGGGTGATGCATCCGGTGCCGCCGAAGACGGCTATGCACAAAAAGACAGTCATTTAAGAGACATGGAAAAACAAGCTTATCAAACCGGTAATATGGTTTTTAGAGATTTCGAAGATAACTACAAAAAACAAAGAGAGGGAGTTATGGAAGAAAGCAAAAAAGGTAAAACTCACGATCCCTATGAGCATGAAGGGTGGTATGAAGACAAGAAAAAAGATAGAGCAAAAGAACTTTATGATTTGATGCTCAATAAATTTGGCTTAAAAACCAAGAAGAAAACCCTCAAGGATTAATAGATGGCTTTAGGTACATACGGTTATATTGTAGCAACAACCAGTTCAACTTTGTCTAGTGCAGAGTTCAATATGTTTGATGAGGATAACTACGGAACATACGCATCCTCTGGTTCAAACAACAACACACTCTACACCAGTACCAACGGAAGAATGACTGTACAAGAATCTGGTCATTATTTAGTTGCCGGTAATTCATTCATACACGGAAGCACTACCACCAAACTAGTGCTTCGATTAAAAGTAAACGGGGTAGTTAAATACGACACCGGACGATTTAGTATGGATATCTCAAGAGGGGTGTACAGTAGACCATTTCATAAAATTCTTGAGTTAGATTCGGGGAGCTATATAGAGGCGTTTGTTGAAGATGAAGCAAATTCCACCTGTAGAGTTATGTCTGGTAGTTCGCTGTCTGTAATTAAGCTGTATCACCCGTATGGTACTATGGAATTAAATAAACCTACAGATGCATCTAGCGCGCAGTACAATCCTTTCAACACCGGGTCTGCGCCCGGTTCGGCTGGAATACTCTCTAGCAGTTTCAGCGGGGCGATGGCACAAGATCCGAGTGCGGGTCGTATACAAACTAATCTGTCTGGTAATTTTATGTATCTCATAAATGGGCGTGTTGGTGGATCTGGTGGGCCTAGTTTAGATGTAGAATATTACAAAAACGGCACTTCCAGAAAAACATATACAATAGAAAGAACAGATGATGCTTTTGTGAATATTGCATTGATGAGCAATTTCGTTTCAGGGAATTCAGCGCACGTCGAAATAGATAATTCAAGTGTTTTTAGTACGAGCACAGAAAGTGGTTCTGCTTTTTCATTATTCATGATGCCCACTGCTTCACACTATCTTTCTTTGATCGGGGATACTACGGCTAATTCGCAAACTGGGATTATGAATCCTTTTGACGAAGATATTTATTCATCTTATTCTTCCAGTGTTATGTTAAGTAATGGAATCACTTATAACCCTGCTAACGGAAGATTCTCTCCTTCTAGGAGTGGTGTCTATTTTGGATACTCCAACCTCCATATTGCAGTTTCGTCTGACGCAGATGATATCAAAATTAACATAAAGAAGAATGGTGCGACAAACATTTATCAGAGTGTTCTTAAAGTAGACGCTAGCGATGATCCCGCTATTAGAAGTACAGTTTGGGTTGCAAGTTTAGATTCGAGCGATTATATGGAGATCACACTTTCTTCGTCAGTGGGTCTTGTTTTTGGACCGGGCAGTTCGATGGCGTTCTACGAACTACTGTCTACAGGTTCTGCTGGTTCTGGTGGATCTTCTTCGCCAGCTAATGAATTTACTCAAAGCGGATCAAATAATTTAATCAATCGAGATTTTACTCTGAATACTTATGGGGCGAACAACCTAACAAATCAATATACTAGAACAGTAAAACAAGTACCCTTCATACTAGGAACTCCGGGACCTCTTTCTCTTAGAGGTCGTACAACTGGTACTGTTGATATTAGCCTGGGCGATTCTAAAGAGAATTAACTAATTAATACACAAACTTGAGGAGAAGTTTTATGCACGCACGTAGAAGAAGATGGCTCAAACAAAGAGCTAAAGATAAAAAGCTCGCTGCCGAAGCAGCGGCGGCAGTAGTTGTTGAAAAAACTCCGGTGGCACCCAAGCCAATAGTCGCTGAAGATGCTGTCGTCGAAACTGTCGTCGAAGAGCCAGTTCCGGTGAAAGCAGTAAAAACTGTTGCTGTAAAGCCAAGACGCCGAGTCCGCAAAAAAAAGACAGAAAAAACTGACTGAAGGGAAGTATAATGGGTAAAATTTTACTTGAAGGTGGAAACATCTTTAAAGATGCCAATAAGACCCCACTAACTCAAAGGATTAATCGGGCAGATGTAGATCCAACTATTCGATGGCTGGAGGTTCTTCTCGACATATCTTTGATCGATCACAAACTTGGGACAACTGGTAAAAAACCAACTTCAGGAGATCTCGATCTCGCTGTTGATGAAACCCAAGTCTCGAAAGAGGATTTGATGAATGTTCTCAAGGCTTGGGTCAAACAAAACCACCCCAAAGATCGTATGAGATCTTGGGTTGCAAAATCTGGTATTAGCCTTCATTTCAAAACACCAATCAACGGTGATGACAGCCAAGGCTATGTCCAGACAGATTTGATGTTTGGTGATCCTCAATATATGGCTTGGTCTAGCCAAGGTGAACCGGGTGAACAATATCGCGGACAACATAGAATGATCCTCCTTAATTCTATCGCTTCGGCAAAAGGTTATAAGTGGTCGGGATTTAATGGTCTAACCAATCGAAAAACCATGGAGAAAACAACTGATATCCAGCAGATAACAGATATTCTTTTAGGTCCTGATGGGAGTCCTGATGATTTAACAACAATTCCTAGAATCCTTGCCGCAATATCGGGTGATGAGAATTACGATCAGTTAGTCGCGATGGCGATTGAAACTTTCCCCAAGTTCGGAGTTAAATTCCCAGAAAGAACCTCTTCACTATCAGAATCTATTCTTTTAGAGGGTGGTCTTGCCGGACACATGAGTCATCTTCATGAAAATCCAAACCTGACCTTTCATGAGATCAAAGAGATCTTCAAAAAGGCCGCCAACGGTCAACTTGAGGGCACAGAGAAAACAGATGGCCAAAACATCTTTATTTCATACAACGTAAATGATGGAACAGCAAGGGCTGGTCGAAATAAAACGAATATAAAAAACGGTGGTATGACTTCTGACGAACTCGCTGCCAAGTTTGCCGGTCGCGGCGAAGTCGAATGGGCTTTCCGCGATGCATTTGGTGCTTTCGAAAGGGCTGTAGCGAAATTTACACCTGATGAGCAGATAGCAATCTTTGGTGATGACACAAACATCTATTATAACGCAGAGATTCAGGATCCTCGTAATGCAAATACTATTAACTACGATCGTAAAACTTTGACTATTCACAGAGTGGGTCACGGAGAGTTCAACCGCACCACTGGCGTCAAAACCGAACGCGACGTGACAAGACAGGCGTTCATGCTTGGCAAAACATTGGAGAGGACGCAAGAACAGATTCAGGACGAAGAATTTCGTATTGAAATCAATGCAATCAGAAAATTGCAGCAATTATCCGAACAAAAGCCTTTGAACGATGCTTTAGAACAATTAGAAAGTATCATGGATTTGGAAGGAATCAGTGACAATCATTCGGTTGGAGATTATCTTGTTTCACGCCTTGCTAAAACTGTCGATTATTGGGTGCCGGGTATCCCTGCCGGGACGAAGCAAGTAATCTTAAAAAGATTGTTGGGCGAAAAGGGTACAAATATTCGACACATTTTAGCTTCTGTTCCAGAAGATATGAAAGATGATATCAGGGAAATGTTGGGTGACTCAAAGTCAATTATTAAAGACGCCGTCTCTCCTTTGGAGGGTATCATTCACACATTTTCTGTAGAAATGCTAAGCAACTTGGAGAGTGCTTTCATTCTGGATAATGAAAAAGAAGTCAATCGCCTTCAAGCGATGATACGTAAGGCGATCAAGTTAATCAAGAAAAGCAAACGCGAAGACGCAATGGAAATCCTACAAACACAACTGACTAAACTCAAGAGTGTCGAAAAGATTTCCTCCGCTGTTGAAGGGTTCGTTTTTGATTACAATGGAAGCACCTATAAGTTTACTGGGAACTTTACGCCGATTAATAACATTCTTGGGATGTTCACTTATGGTACCAAAGATTTTACTCCGTTGGATTTCGATTCTGACGACGATACGATAGCCGAGAGCGAGTCGGACGGTTCAAAGGGGTCTCCAGTGGTTCGACGCCTTGCGATCGTACCAGGAGCCTTCAAGCCGCCTCACAAGGGACATCTAGCGATGGTCATGCATTACGCAGAACTGGTCGACAAGGTAATCGTGATGGTTTCCCCTCTTTCAAGGCAGACGCCTTCAGGGAAAGACATCGGTTTCGGGGCGTCGGAAGCTATTTGGGGGCTTTACCTAGATGCTTATGGGTTACGAGAAAAGGTTCAGGTTGTTCGTTCGCCGGTAAACTCTCCAGTCCGTGCGGCATTTGATTTTGTTGCGAATGAAGACAGTAACCCATTGTTTGCGCAAGCTGGGGATTTAATAATTCTTGGAACCAGCACGAAGGGCGGTGATCAATCGAGGTTCAACCAGAACCTTCAACAATACGCTGGGGCAGGTGTGACTATCGCTAATGCGCTAGAATATGCTTACACTCCTCAAGAAGAACATGCATTAAGCGCATCGGATTTTAGAAAGATTCTGGAAACTGGCGGAAGTGAAGAGCTTGAAAGATTTATTCCAAAGAAAGTAGATCATCAACAAGTGTATGATATCCTTCAGCGGGCCGCAGGACTAGAAGAGAAGAAAAAACCTTATATGGAGCCACACATGCACCAAGACCAAGAAATGGTTGACGAAACGTCAACTGTGGCTGCTGTTGGTGGTTTTGCAGGTTCGGTTAAACCAAAATACAATAGAAAAGAAATAGTCGAATCAGTTTTCAACTACTTATTAGGGAAAGAGGTGTTATAAATGGCAAAGCATGAAGATTTAGCAGAAGAGCTTATGCTAAGATCCAATATTCGTAGACTTATGCGCAAACAATATAAGCGTAAGTATTTTGAAACATTAACGGAAAATGTTAATCGTTCAAACGAAGAGGTGTATCTACGCAAAGTTGTTCGCAAGTTAATTCGCGAAAGAGTGGCGGTTGCTGATAAAGTACCTCACCGTAGTACCGGTATTAATGTGCTTGAAGACTTACTCAAAAAGATCGTGCCAGTGCTGGAAACCGATTACAAGTCTCTGACGACTGATCGTGAACAAAGAGAATCTTTCCGCAAGCATGTTACTAATGGTATCGACAATTTGTTAGCTCCTACTGAAATTAATCTTAAAGCAGCAAGAGAGCAAAATCCACTGCCAGACATGGACGCGCCGATGCCTGAAACAGAGTTGGGTGAAGAAGTTGATATAAGTGTTGGTGATAAATTAGGTGGTGATGACAAATATATCGATATAGGCCGGGACGAGCCCGCACCCGAAGTTGATGACATTGACGACATTGAAAAAAATATCACAACAGGCTTAGAAGATCAGGATTTAGACACTACTGGTAAAAACGTAGCCCATTCCTCGTTTAAGAAGATTGAGCAAAATATTCTAGATTCATTCGACTTACTTAGTAACAGTGAAGATAGAGAAGTGTTTCACGATTACTTAAAGACAAATTTACTATTGTATATGGATAAATTTGAAGATGAATTAACTAATAGCCTCCCAGATGTGACGACCGCTCAATACGACCAAGCTACTCGCGGCGGTGAAGAAGGGGATCCGCAGCAACAGTTATAAAGTATCCGACTGTGTTGAACTTGTCAAGGGGTTATTTTTGAGTTGGAAGAGAAAGAAAGTATATAAAGGTAAAAACGAAAAATATAGTATTCTGGAGAAGTTAAGAAAGAAAAACAAATCCGATACCCATTTTGAATTAATGATTTCTAAACTAACACTTGAAGAAGTTATCGCAGTAAAAATGGAATTAGCTGGACAATCTCTGGGCGGTCGTATTTATAACTGGCCTATCTGGGATTCCTTGACAGATGTGGTCAGACATGCTATACTTATGTTTACAATGTCAGTAACAAAAAGTAACCGAGAGGCTGCACAGTTTTTAGGGGTAACTGAAATTAAGTTAAGAAGAAATAAACTGAAATATCTTGAAGACAAGGATTAATATTGAAAAGAGTAGTCATATCCGATTTACATTTGGGGAATTGTAGTAGCAATGAAGGGCAACTACTTAATTTCTTATCTGAAATTGAATGTGATCAGTTAATCCTTGCAGGTGATATCATTGATTTTATTAGAATACCTATGTTTTCAGATTTAACATCTCAAATCTTTAAAATCATTGACAACTTTCAAGGTGAGATAATTTATATTGTCGGTAACCACGATATACCATTAAAAGCTCTTGTTAATACAACATTGTTTGGTATTCAATTTAAAGATTTTTATGAATTCATTGATAATAATAAAAAAATAAGAATTGAACATGGCGATCAGTATGAGAAAGGTATTGTTCATCATCTCACTGTAATGAAAGTGATTTCAATTTTTCAAAATATCATTGAAAGCATTTTCAATATAGATCTTTTAAGTGCATGGGTTAAATTCAGATTAAAAAGAAGAAAACTCTTTAACATATGGGATATGATTGTTCCTGAAAAGAAAGAGGATATCGATGTATTGATAGTAGGTCACACCCACACTCCAGAAGTAATAATCTGGATAGACGAAGTTCAGGCGATAAAAACATACATTAATGTTGGTGATTGGGTTCAGCATACAACATATGTCACAATAGAAAATGGGATAACAAGGCTTAAATCATATGGAGGAAGTCATGATAGAAATATTGAGTAGTATTGCGTTATTTAGTGTTGGTTATATACTGGCATCGATCCTATGGTATATGAATCATAGATTTATTTTACATGGTAGGGTAGGTGATTTTCCTTTTTTGAAACACTTTAAACATCTTCATACATTACATCATGTACATGCATATGATGGGCAAAAAAATAAATACATTGTTGTCCCCTGGTGGGCTCACTTAATAATTGTTTCTGTGTCGGCTCCGTTTTTATTCTTTTCATTTTCACTATGGTGTGGGGCGGCTACATTCCCCTTAGTTTATACGTGGAGACATTATAGTATACATAATTCAGATACGTCATCCGTATATTACAGAATGCACGCAATCCATCACACAGTCAATCCATTTGTTAATTATTCAGGGGTTCATCCCGTAGTTGATCGTATTTTTGGTACAGAGTTGAACATTTTTCCCTTGACAAGACCATGAACCCGGTTATGTTATAAGGGAAGAGAGAGGAACATGTCAAAACCGTTGGTAATGGTCTCTGGCGGACTAGATCCGATTCACAGTGGCCACGTTGCCATGATTCTCGAAGCAGCAACTTTTGGAGAGGTAGTTGTTGTTTTGAATTCTGATGATTGGCTTGTGAAGAAAAAAGGTTATAAATTCATGTCTTTTGATGAGCGCGCAGCTATTTGCCAAGGGCTCAAAGGCGTAAAGTTTGTGTCGGCAGTAAAAGATGAAGATGGGACAGTTTGTGAAGCTCTTGAAAGACTCAAACCTGATTTCTTTGCCAACGGTGGCGACAGAAAAAAAGAGAATACACCAGAGTTAAGGAAATGTAAAGAACTTGGGATCAAGATGTTGTGGAACATCGGTGGCGGGAAGACCCAAAGTTCATCCGTCCTTGTAGAGAGGGCTGCCATTTCTGGCGCTGGAGGTTTCGAGAGTTATGTGACTCGCGAAGAAACTGATTTAGATTGATTTCCCCCGATCCGCAGGGAGGCATGGGATTACAGATGCCTCAACCACTCATTAAGCGCCTTCTGGCGCTTTTTGTATTTTAGGGGATACCAAAGCATTGCGTAATTTGACCCGTAGAGAACGTTACAACGAAAAGAAGAAGGGAAGCAAGATCTTTCCGTTTAGTTTGGTTACGTGTAATTTTATGCACGATGGGAATTTGGCTTACATTATCCGCGCCGCCGCGTGCTTCGGAGCCGAGAGTGTACATGTAATAGGCAGCATTCCGGCAAGAAAAGAATTGAATCCACTTTCTGGTTCAACTTGTGACTATGTAAAGATAGTACAACACAAAAGTCCGTCAGATTTCTTAGAACATGCGAGAAATCATGATTGTGAGATTGTATCTGCGGAATTGGACAAAGGTTCGGTTGCATTGAGAGACTATCGACCGGACTTCGAAAAACATACAATGATTGTTTTAGGTCATGAAGAGATAGGTGTCCCTGTTGAAATACTTGTGAATAGCACAAAAGTGTTTATTCCAATGCCCGGCGTAGGTTTCTGCTTGAATACTTCTCAAACGGGAAATATTATGTTGTACGAAATGGTTAATAAATATATGGAGGCAGATTGTTAACAAAAATGAAATACGAAAGTAAAACGAAAATGCTCTCTAAAGGGACAGTTTGTGTTCTTTCTGAAAGAAGGGGTGACAACATGGTTTACCCTTCGGGCGAGGAAACAACTGTTCTTTTAGACGCTATAATTGATGAATTATCTTGGGCCCATTGCGATGGCTTACAGCCTATCGCAATCGACTCGATGAAATTGGCGAACCCGCCGTGGTCAAAAACTGGTCGTAAAATCATTGTTTGGATTAATCCAAAAGATGTTTTGAGATTTTGAAAAAACATGTTATACTAGTTATTGATGTGGAGTCGAGGTATTAAAATGGCAGCTAAGAAAACGTATGTGATAGACACGAGTGTTTGTTTGACAGACTATTCCTGTATTGAGAGTTTTGGGAATAATGATATAGTTCTCCCACTCAAAGTGCTTGAAGAGATTGACAAACACAAGAAGAGGCAGGATGGTGTGGGTCTTAATGCCCGCTCAATCATTCGGAAGCTTGACGAATTGAGGATGAAGGGCAACCTTCAGAAAGGCGTGCGTATCGGTAAAGGCAAAGGGCTTCTAAGAGTCGTAAATAGCGATTTAGAACAATTGCCCGATTCTCTTGATAAAAGCATCCCAGATAACAACATCCTTTCTACTGCTTTGTTTGTCAAAAAAGAGAATATAAAAAGAAAGACAATCTTAGTTTCACGAGATATCAACATGAGGGTTATCTGTGACTCACTAGGTATGGAATCTGAAGATTTTAGACAGAACCAAGTCATCAAAGAACAGACAGATTTGTTTTCCGGGTTTAAACACTTAGTGTGTGATGAGCAGGTTGTTGACGCAATTTATAACAAGGAGACTGTATTCTTAAATGCAGAAGAATACCCTGGCTTGTGTTCGAATCAATTTCTGATGATGGTTTCTTCAGGGAATGAAAAGAAGACTGCTTTGGTTCGATTTAAAGGGTATGATAAGTCTCTGCGTCACCTAAGGGACCAGAAGAGAGAGATTTGGGGAATCACTCCAAGAAACAAAGAACAGATGTTTGCTTTGGATTTGCTAATGGATCCGGATATCAAATTGGTCTCTTTGGTAGGTCGAGCAGGTTCAGGTAAGACTTTGGTTGCTGTGGCAGCCGCAATGGAACAGACTATTAATGGAAATATGTCTGTTCATGATGTTGCGAAAGGGAAGCATAAGAGCGATTGTCTGTATAAGAAAATTGTTGTTTCTCGACCAGTTATGCCAGTTGGTAAGGACATTGGCTTCTTGCCAGGAGATATTCGAGAAAAGATGGCTCCTTGGATTGCACCAATTTATGATAACTTGAAGTTTCTGACAGATGATAATCAAAAGCTATTGGAAACCTATTTGGACAATTCTTTAATTGAAATTGAAGCTGTTACATATATTCGCGGACGTTCAATTGCAAATGCTTTTATTATTGTAGATGAAGCCCAGAATTTAACACAACACGAGATCAAAACAATCTTGACGCGAGTGGGCGAAGGCACTAAAATCATCTTGACTGGCGATATCGAACAAATCGATAACATCTATATCGATAGCACAAGCTCTGGTTTGGTATACGCTATTGAAAGACTGAAAGACTATGATTTTGTTGGTCACATAACTCTTACAAAGGGTGAGCGCTCGACGGTTGCAACCGTTGCATCGAAGGTTCTGTGATGGTTGGTGATTTATTGCATATATTCAACATTCCCATTTATCAATTATCGGCAGATTCGGATTTGAGCTATTCTCCCGGTAAGTGCGCTGTATTCTTTGAAGAGGTAATGGAGTTCAATATAATAAAGAATATTGATGCAATAATTATTAGTTCCAACACCACAGAAATGTTCCACCCAGACTTAGGTATCTTTTCCCAGTATCAGGATGATGCCTTTTATTTTTCTGACAAGATATTAGACGACGATCACTTCATCGAACTCTTAATATATCAAACAGCTATTTATCTTAGAGGGAAGTATGAATTACTTCTTGATGAACAAACATATATTTTAGAACGTGAACAGAAATTTTCTGATGGTATTAAGACAGAATATTTTGTTCTGGGGTTTGAAGAATATTTTATTGGTGACCGCGCCAAATTGAAAGAAAACAACCCTATTTTACACTTAAAAATTGAGGAGATATTGAAAATTGAAATTGAAAATTATTGAAGAAGAGGGTAAAATTATTGTTTTGGTATCTTTAACTCATCGTACAGTTTATCGTAAGAGGAACGAAGGTCTTAAATGGGAAAAGTACAACACATCGGATATCCTGGCCATACTAAAAGAAAAGGGCGTCCGCGTCAATCGAGTATTAATCGAAGATAGTGTTGATAATAACGATGTTGATAAGCTCCAAGGTCGCTGGGAGTTCAAAAAACCAGTTGACAAAAAAGCTAGACCGGTTAAGTTAAGAAGAGAGAAACAGACAACAAGAGAGGGTTAGTGGCTCACATATCTTTTTCTGAACTGAAAATATGGAAGCAATGCACACATCGTCACAAAAAAGAATATACCGAGAAGATAAGGAGTTTTCACGGTAATATACATACCGCATTCGGAAAAGCAATGCACAGCGTATGTGAGGATAAATTATACAACACGTTACCTGAACAAATTGATTATCTCAAAGAGCGCCTTAAAGAAGAGGTGAGAGTTCTCACTGAAGATAAAAAGGTTGTAATCGAAAACGATGTTGGGGAATTTGAAAGCCAAGGTATCGACATGATACCTGAAATCCTTCCGGCTTTGGAAGACTATTTTGATGAATACGAAATCTTAGAAACCGAAGCACGTCTTATGGAGCCTTTGGACTTAGAAGGGATAGATCCCGACTTCAAGTTCAAAGGTTTTATCGATCTTATTGTCCATTCAGGTGGTAAGGTCCACATTATTGATTGGAAAACTTGTGGTTGGGGTTGGGATGCAAGAAAACGTTCTGACCCCATGAACACTTATCAGTTAACCTTTTACAAACATTATTATGCACAAAAGTATGATTTGGATCCATCCGACGTTGAGACGCATTTCGCTCTTTTGAAGAGGACAGCAAAGAAAGGGAAGAAGGTAGAATTCTTCCGTGTTACTAGCGGAAAAAGAAAAACCACAAATGCCCTTGACTTATTAAGAAAAGCTGTTATTAATATATTGAGAGGAAAGTCTATCAAAGATCGACGTTCTTGCAAATATTGCCCTCTCCACAAAACTGAACATTGTAGGTAAGACGTAAATGGAAAAAAAGAAGATATTGGTTTTAGCCGATCATCCCCTGGCACCCTCTGGTGTTGGCACACAGACGAGATATATGATCGAAGCTTTGTTAGCCACTGATAGATACAAGTTTATTTGTTTTGGTGGTGCAGTCAAGCATCAGAACAACAATCCACAGAAAGTAGAAGGGTACGGTGACGATTGGATCATTTACCCTGTTGAGGGGTACGGTACTCAAGAGATGGTCCGTTCAGTTATGTGGACTGAAAGACCTGATGTGTTGTGGTTTATGACTGATCCCAGATTTTACGATTGGTTATGGGACATGGAAAACGAAATACGTCCAAATATGCCAATGGTTTATTACCATGTATGGGACAACTACCCCTTACCCGTTTATAATAAACCTTCTTATGAATCAACGGATGTTATTGCCTGTATTTCTAAATTGACACACGAGATTGTCAAAAAGACTGCGCCAGATGTGGAGTCTTGTTATCTCCCTCATGCTGTTGACACAGGTATCTTCAGACCTTTAGAGAGGAGCGAAATAGCAGAATTTAAAAAGCAACAATTTGGTGAAGATGATGCACGCTTCACTTTCTTCTGGAATAATCGAAACGCTCGTCGTAAGATGAGTGGTTCTCTTCTGTGGTGGTTCAACGAATTCGCTGAAGAGGTCGGCCCGGAAAACGTGCGATTAATTATGCACACCGATCCAAAAGACCCACATGGTCAGGATTTGGAAGCGATGATTTATTCCCTTGGCGCTGCTGACGGGCGCATTATGTTGAGTAAACAGAAGGTACCCCCTGAAGTTCTGGCGATGATGTATAATGCTTGTGACGTGACTTTGAATATTTCAGACGCCGAAGGTTTTGGTTTGTCGACTTTGGAATCGTTGTCTTGTGCGACACCCATCGTTGTGAACCTTACAGGGGGTCTACAGGAGCAGGTGACGAACGGCGAAGACTGGTTCGGGATTGGTCTCAACCCGGCTTCTAAGGCTGTCATAGGCTCCCAGATGGTGCCTTACATCTATGAGGATCGAGTGTCCAAAGAGGATTTTATCGCAGCCCTTAAAACTCTGTATAATATGCCTCGCGAAGAATTGGAACAGCTTGGGAGACACGGACACGGACATGTATTAAAGAATTACAATTTTGACCAGTTTTGTTCGCGCTGGGTCGATCTAATTGATAAGGTTGTGGAACAACACGGCTCTTGGGAAGAACGCAAGGGTTATAAATCATGGAGTTTGAGAGAAATATGAGCTTAGTAAAAAGAAAGAAAGTTGTTGTAAAAGGTCCCGCTTTAACTCAATCTGGTTATGGCCATCATACTAGATTTGTTTTGTCCGCTCTCAAAGAACATCAGGACGAATTTGATGTGTTCTGTGTTCCGACTCAATGGGGTCAGACTGGCTGGATCCATGAGAATGGGGAGTTTCGTAAGTGGTTAGATAATGTCATCCTCAAAACAAACCTGTATCTCCAGAATCGAGGTGAGTTTGATGTTTCTTTGCAAGTGACAATCCCTAATGAATGGCAGAAGATGGCCCCGATCAATGTTGGCGTGACTGCTGGTATTGAAACCACTAAAGTAGCTCCCGTCTGGCTTGAGAAAGGGAATTTGATGGATCATATCATTACCGTTTCAGAGCATTCTAAACAAGTTTACGAAATGACGAAATATCAAGCCCAGCACTCCGTAACAAAGCAGCCGGTTGAATTGGAATTATTCACCGATATCGATGTTGTACACTACCCTCATCGTCTTGGAACCGAGACTATAGACTTGGAATTGGATTTTGATTTCAATTATCTGATGGTAGCTCAATGGGGTCCAAGAAAAAATATGGAACGCGCCCTCCGCTGGTGGTTGGAAGAAAACTTTGATAACGAAGTTGGGTTGGTCTTAAAAACTTCAGTTCGTAAGAATTGCACGATGGATAGGCACCAACTGGAGTTGCAACTCCAGAATTTTTTGCACAATTTTGAAGATCGGAAATGTAAGGTTTATCTTCTTCATGGAGATATGTCAAATAGTGAAATGGATGCAATTTATCGCCACCCAAAGATTAAAGCTATGTTGTCGGCGACACATGGTGAGGGTTTTGGGCTACCTTTGTTTGAGGCGGCTTATAATGGGTTGCCGGTCGTAGCGCCGGGTTGGTCTGGGCACTGTGATTTTCTTTACAGCAAAAACGAAAAAGGAAAAGTAAAGCCTTTGTTTTTGGAAGTTGATTATGAATTGGGGCAAATTCCAAAAGACGCTCATTGGGAAGGGGTGCTACAAGCTGACAGCATGTGGTCTTATGCGCAGGAGGGTTCTTTTAAAATGAAGGTTCGCCAAGTTCGAACATCTAATAAGAAATGGCAGAAAAAAGCCGAAATATTGCAGAAATATTTACTGGAAAGTTTTACACCAGAGATTCAAAATGCGAAAATGATTGAGTCGATAAAGAGTGTTTTGTGATACGGAAAACGAAGATTCTGAAAAAGAAGATTCAAACTTGCCTTGAATACGAAGATAAAATCCCATTCATAAAGGGTGCGTATCATGGCAAAACGTGTTACATTATATCATGTGGCCCTTCATTAAAAGACATAGAACGGGACATTCTTCGTGAAAAACTTAAAGATGAATTCGTGGTTTGCATTAAACAGAGTTATGATCTCTATGGAGATATCTGTGATTTACACGTTTATAATTGTGCTAATTTTAAAGAATACGACTATTCTGTTAATCCAAGCTCTCTTATTATGGAATCCACATCACACCGATATTTCTTGAATCCTAATTGTGACATCAAGACGTTCGTTGTGGGTCCTCGCGGTTTTGATCAAACAGTATCCGCTTTGGGTAATTTTGATGAATGGACTTTTGGTAAAACAAATATTAAAAGGCCGTATGGTCCGGGAATTATGTATGAGAATGTTTTTTTCATGATGGAGTTTCTGGGGGTCAAAAAGGTGGTAACGATTGGTTGGGATTGTAATAGGAACACCGCTTCTGGCGTTCATTTTTATGATAATCGTAAAGTTAACGTTACACTCAATGATGCAGAGGTTAATGCAACGATGGCATCTTTGCAAGCGGAAGATAAAGTTGCGGCCAATGCAATTGGTAAATGGAATGATTGGTTGGCCTCTAAAGAAATTGAGTTGAATGTTCTTTCGAAGCTCAACCCAGGCCCAGAGAGAATGAAGAGAATTACACTGGAGGAACTTTGAAGAAAACGATTATGATTACCGGGGGAACCGGTTCTCTTGGAAAGGCTCTTATAAAGAAAATAAAGAAAGAACACCCTGATTGGAAGATCGTGGTATTTAGCCGCGACGAGGGAAAGCAGGCGCTCTCCTTTGGTAACGACCCAAGTATTGTCCGTATAATTGGCGATATCCGCGATCTAACCAAAGTCGACGTTAGCATGAGGTTACATAAACCAAATTATGTTATCCATGCTGCCGCTCTAAAACGAGTGGACGATATGGAATTCCATCCAGACGAGTGTGTAAAAACCAATGTCATAGGATCCCAAAACGTCGCCACTGCCGCATTAGCGAATAATGTTGAAAAGTGCATGCTGGTGTCTACCGATAAGGCATGCCAGCCAGTGAATGTGTACGGTTCTAGCAAGTTTATCGCTGAACGTGTATTTTCAAACTTTGATTATAACTCCGATTCTACCATCTTTGCTTCTGTACGATATGGAAACGTCATTGCGAGCCGAGGCTCCTTCATTCCAAACTGGATTGAAAAAATCAAGAATGGTGAAGAGATCACAATTACAGACCCCGAGTGTACTCGGTTCTTGTTTACACTTGAAAACGCTGTTGACACTGTAATGACTTCAATGTTTTCTGCCATTGGTGGCGAAGTATTTGTCCCCGGCTTAGATTCCTATACTATTCCGGATGTTATATGCGCCCTTGAACTAATCACTGGAGTGTGTAATGTGGAAACTCGTATTATTGGATTAAGACCGGGCGAGAAGCTTCACGAGGACATGATGTCCGAAACCGAAATGGACCGCGTGGTATCCGTTCAGCCAACAGAGAATTATCCTCTTTACGCGATTCTCCCTCAATTCACCAGAAAAGAAGGATATTCAACGGAGAAGTATGAAGGCGATCGGCTAAATTCAGGATTTTGTCTAGACAGCACACTGGAAAATCTTGTAGATAAGATTCGTGCTGGCGTTGTGCAATGATCAAGTGCTTTGAGCCCACCATTGGGGAAGAAGAATCTCAATTCGTTTTAGGTCAATTGAAATTAAAAGAAATTGGTTTTGGTGATCAGGTTGCACGTTTTGAGAACCGATTTAGAGGCATGTCTGGATATGTTTACAACACTGGATTTAATTCGGCAAGCTCGGCAGCATACGCTTTGTTTTCGTGGCTGAAAGAGTTGTATGGCTCGTGTGAGGTGTATACACCTTCACTGACATTCTGTTCTCCAATTTGGGCAGCCCTTGAAAACGGACATGAAATTGTCTTTGTCGACATTGATAAAAATGGCTTATTCTCAATTGATGATTACAAGAAGAAGAAAAAGCAGGACTCTTCAAAGCGTAAAGTTGTTATGCCAATGATGTATGGCGGCGTGACGACTTTTGATTTTAGCAGATTCGACGGAAACGAGGTCACAATTTCAGATTCAGCACACGCTATTCATGCACCGAGCGAAGCTGGCAACCCCTCTGCGACACCTGAATTTACGATATTCTCTTTCCACCCAGTTAAGCCCATTTGTATGAGCAACGGTGGTATGTTATCGACCAGAAATAGGTCTGCTCATAAATATTTCAACCGGTATCGTAATTTTGGTAGAGTTAATACCGGTGTCTCGTATGATATTGTGCAGAATGGGTTTAACTTTTACATGAATTCGCTGAACGCTGTCATTGGATTGGCGCAATTGAACAAAGTGTACGAAATGAGGAACCAGAGAGCACAGAATTTCAAATACTTAAAAAAGAGACTGGAAGCTTTGAATATCTCGGGCTTTTATATGTTTGAGCACGATCTGCTTTCGTCTTTTTACCTCTGCACGTTTACTAGCGATTTTTTCTCCGGTGATGTGATAAGGTTTCTTGAACAGCGAGGAATCCAGGCGACATATCATTATCCACCACTTCATAGAACAACACAGTTTAAAACGGAATGCGTCTTACCGAATACAGAGGAGGTCTCTCAACATTTGGTGAATCTCCCGATTCATCAGAACTTGACCGATGAGAACTTAGACAAAATTGTATTAGCAATCGCAGACATGAAGAAGAAACTATAATGGATATTGTTGTTTTAGGTACCGGTCATTCGGTTGCACACAACACCCAGAGTATAAAAGGGACAGATAAAAAGATCCTTGCATTCCATGAAGCTTTTCCTTATTGTCATTCGATGTACGACATAATTCCAGATTATTGGACATGGTTAGATCCCAATGCGGCAGTTAAGGGCATGAAATACTTACTAGCTTCAAAGGACGAGAGGTTGAAGAAAATGAAGATCCTCGTCCCTTCATTCGTAACAGATTCTTTTGCACATTTCAGGATGTATATGGGTACCACGCCTTTAGGGAGGCAACCGGGCGGCTGGGATGAATATCTTAATCTCCTCTATGCAATGGAAAATATTCAATCCATTGAAGCCACAACGATGAAATATAAAAAACTTGTCGGTCAAAAGCCCGGCTTAATGTTTGGTACATTTGAATTCGACTCTGAATCGGTTGTGGGAACACGATTCAAATGGGGTTTAGAAAACAAGCTTACAAGTGCTGTGTTACCCGTGTGCGCTTGGTTTTTGAATACCAAGAATATATACATCCTTGGATTTGATTTTATAGGACCAAGGTTCTTTTCGGAGGATGACCGCCACCCTTGGTCAGACTCCACTCAAAAGAAAATAGAGGCTCAAATACCATTAGAAGCTGTGCGAATTTGGATAAAATTGGTTGAACAGTCTGGGGTAAAGCTTTTCGTATCTTCTAAACCCGAACAAGTCGAATCCTTCCTACACGATGAATTAGAGTATGGTGAAATATGAAAAAGACCTTTATCATTGCGGAAGCTGGCGCGAACCACAACAAAGACTTGGCAATTGCTAAGCAATTGGTTAGGGTCGCAAGAGATGCCGGCTGTGATGCAGTAAAATTCCAGACATATTCTTCAGAGACCTTGTATTCCAAGAATACACCTGATTTCGCAGGCTACCAGAATATCAACGATTTAATCAAATCAATTGAACTTCCGCGTGAGTGGCAGAAAATCCTCAAAGACTACTGCGATGGGTGTGGTATTGAATTTATGTCAACACCTTTTGACGAAGCTGCGGTTGATCAGTTGGTTGAACTTGGCGTTAAACGTTTCAAGATTGCAGGGTTTGAATCAACTGATCCGCGCTTTGTAAAATATGTAGCATCAAAGAACTTGCCTATTGTGTTTTCTTGTGGTATTGGTTCAAATTGCAGGAAAGCAGAAGAGACTTTCGAGTGGATTCGTTCTGTTGGGAATGATAAAGAAATTTGGATTTTACATTGCAATAATGCATATCCAACTCCAATATCCGATATTAATCTAATCAACATTGCAGAGTTGGAGGATCTTTTTGATATGAGAAGGGTCAAGATTGGTCTGTCCGACCACACTATGAATCCATATATTCCTGCCATGGCAATTATGAAAGGGGCGCAAGTAATAGAGAAACATTTTACTCTTTCGCGCTCTCTAAAGGGCCCTGATCATCCTTTTGCACTGGAACCAAGAGAATTGTACGAAATGGTTAAACAGATTAGGGTTGCGGAAAAAGCCATTGGTTGTCATAAAACTTCTCTCTACACTCAAAGTGAGGAAGAGTTCAAACAGGCAAGACGTTCAGTGGTTGCCAGGAAGGCTATTCCTGCTGGCACCATACTAACGGAAGCGTTGCTTACTACAAAAAGGCCGTTCATAAGTAACGCTATCTCTGCTGAACTTTATTATAAGATGATTGGTAAAACACTCTTGACAGACCTACAAGAAGACGATATATTAAAGGTAGAAAACATAAGGTAAGAATGAAGTTAACACATATTGCATCTGCTACGACAATTGTAGAACACAACGGAGTCAAGATTCTCACGGATCCCTGGCTCATTGGTAAAGAGTTCTATGGTTCTTGGACCCACTATCCGCCACTGAAGGTCGATTGGGATCTTGTCAACAGTGTAGACTATATTTATATCTCGCATATTCACCCGGATCATATGAGCCAAGCCACCTTAGCCATGATTGATCCGGATATTCCTGTTTTGATCCACAACTATGAGGCCAAGTTCGTCAAGAATAATCTTGAGCGATGGGGTCATGAAGTAATTGAGCTTAATCATGGGGAAAAGTTTGCTTGCGGAGGTGGTTTGAATATTCAAATCTTCGCCGCTGATAATTGCAATCCAGCATTATGTTACAAATTTTTTGGTTGTGGGAAAATGGAATCTAAAATGGGCTCTACAGGTATTGATACAATGGCTGTTTTTGAAAATAGTGAGAATGTTATTTTGAATATCAATGATTGCCCATATGATATAGCCCATGACACTTTGGATTTGATTAAATCCGAATATTCAAAAATTGATCTTCTTTTAGTTGGTTACGCTGGCGCTGGTTCGTATCCACAGTGTTGGGATTATTCAGATGAAGATAAACTTGGTAAATACGGAAAGAAGAAAAAAACATATTTCCTTAATTCGGGAGTTAATATGATAAATCATGTGAACCCGGCTTACTACATGCCTTTTGCTGGAACATATACTTTAAACGGAAAGCATGCAACACTCGATAAATTCAGGGTGGTTCCTGAACTTCAAGATGCTCTCTCTTATTTTAAACACAACGATTGTCCCGGTCGTGGGGTGTTACTCAACCCTTGGGAACATTTTGAGTTAACTACTGGTTTGGTTTCCGCAGAATATGAACCGGTGGATTTAGTCGTTAAACAAAAATATATTGAAGAAACTCTTGTTCATTACAAATATACTTATGAAGATGATGAGCCGGTTGTTTTGTCTCAAATCACCGAACTGATCCCGGCTGCTTATGAGGGATTCGAACGTAAAAGAAAGGAAATGAGGTTCTCAACAAAGACCAACGTTTATCTTTATCTTCCCGATGATAAAATGTTAAAGATTTCGATGTGTGGGAAGGGGTATGAATTGATTTCTCGAATTGATTTTAACGACGAGAAATATGTAACCTATAAAGTTGATGAAAAATTACTTTATCGTATATTGAAAGGTCCTCGTTTTGCCCATTGGAACAATGCTGAAATTGGTTCTCATATCATGTTTGCAAGAAAACCAGAAATCTATGAGCGTGCGTTGTATTTCTGCATGAATTATTTCCACGCATGAGGTAAAATGCTACAAGGTAAAAAGACGAGATTGGTTTCTGTAAAGAGGTGTAATCTTGAACGATTGCGAAACTGGCGAAATGAGCCAGAGCTACGCAAGTATTTCCGAGAATACCGCGAAATAAGCCCCGAAATGCAGGAAAAGTGGTTCCAGAAGATTCAGAACGACCCCGATCAGGTGAATTTCGAGATACGGACTGAATTTGGTACTAAGTTAATTGGTCATTGCGGTTTATACTACATTGACTGGCGTGCGCGCCATGCAGAGTTCGGTGTGTATATTGGCAACAAGGAATTTCGTTCAGGTGGCTATGGTTCTGATGCATTGCGAACCCTGTTCAAATATGGTTTCAACGATTTGAATTTGAACAAGATTCATTGCGAAGTATATTCGAATAATGCTTCTTACGATGTATATCGCCATCTTGGCTTCAAAGACGAGGGTGTTTTGCGACAACACTATTTCAGCGAAGGACAATATTGGGATTCAAAAATGATGAGTCTATTGAGGGAAGAACATGAAAGTATGGAATAATTGCAGACTCTGTGAAGAAGAAACAATCGGCGGTCATCGAGCTACTGCTTATGATATTTATCGTTCACAATTGAAGATGCAGGTTGAGAATGTGTGGTATGATCAGGAAACGAATGAGTGTTTTGGTTTGGATTACAATTATACAAACAGACCAGATTTAGCCGCTGTTTTAACTCCAAAGAATAGATTTCATCAATCAGAAAGATGGGGTAAAGAGTATGTTTCGACAAGGTATAACACTATCTTTAATTCTACAATGGAATGTTCTGATGAAATGATTCTCATTAATCCACAATTGCTTGAGCAATTCGAAGGAAAGACAATTCTCATTGTTGGTGCAGGCCCCTCTGCAAAAGAGTGTGATTGGGAAAAAGAAGATTATGATACAATTTGGACGTGTAACCATTTTTTTAGATTTGACAGATTGGTGAAACGCGAAGATGTGTCTTTAATCAGTCTTGGGAGCGAAGTTGACTTGACAGAATCCAATAATGTGTTACATTTATATATGAGAAAGAATGATGACGTTCTTTTTGCATTTGATTGTGGAGCGACCCGCCCGTTTATGCATATGTACGATTTTAACGACCAATATCATGGTCGCGGATTGTGCTATCATCCTAGATTCTTTGGTAAAGTTGGAACAATCACGAGGTTGATTTGTTTGGCGATTGCTGCAAAAGCAAAGAAAATCAAGTTTGTTGGAATGGATGGAGTTTTGAAAGATGGTCCAAACGTTAATATATTCGAACCCGGCAAACCTTTCACCGGCCCAAATAAATATTCATTGTTTAATCAACAGTATGTTATGTTTTGGGATTACGTGTTGAATACGTTGCAGCCGAATATAGAATTTGAGAATCTTGGTGAATATCACGAATCGAATATAACTGCGGGAATTTCAAAGTTAGAATTTGAAACATATAATAAGAGAGTTAGAGAAAATGTTTAGTCCTTATGTGGACTCTTTAGAGTTGCCATTCTTTTTGGCAGAAATTGACTCTCACGTAATGTTTGCGAGAAAGCCAGAGATCTATGAACGTGCATTGAATTTCTGTATAAATTACTTCCACGTATGAGAAATATAATGACTTATATAATAGCTGAAATTGGAATTAATCATAATGGAGATTTAGAAACGGCGAAACGCCTAATTGATGTAGCAGCCGCTTCCGGTTGTGATGCTGTCAAGTTTCAAAAAAGAAATCCCGACGTATGCGTGCCAGAACATCAAAAGGGGATTATGAGAGAAACTCCTTGGGGCTGCATGACATATTTAGAATATAAATACAGAGTAGAATTTGGTAAGAAAGAATATGACGAAATTGATCGTTATTGTAGAACAAAAGAAATAGAATGGTCTGCTTCCCCATGGGATATTGATAGTTTAAATTTTTTGAAAGAATATGATTTACCATGGATAAAGGTACCTTCTGCTATGCTTACAAATGTTGAACTGTTGACTGCCGCGTTGGAGACAGAGAAAAAGTTGATAATTTCAACAGGTATGAGTACAAAACTAGAAATTCAACATACAGTTGATTACATTGTCAAACGAAATCCAAATATAGAATTAGTTTTGCTTCATTGCAATTCAACATACCCCGCCCCATTAAAGGAACTGAATTTAAAATGTATTCAAACCCTTAAAGAAGATTATCCCTTTGCGGAAATAGGGTATAGCGGTCACGAATTTAGATTAGGCACTACGGTATCATCAATTTATTTAGGGGCAACATATCTAGAAAGACACATCACGTTAGATAGAACTATGTGGGGTTCTGACCACCTTTCCTCTGTCGAACCACAAGGTTTGTTTAAATTAGTAAAAGGTGTTAGAGAACTAGAACTAGCCCTTGGTGACGGACAAATACAAGTGTATGATGGTGAAAAAGCAGCTAGGTTAAAGTTGAGAGGATATTGAATGTGTAATGATTGCAAACAAGAGAAACGATTGTTTTATAGGTCAGATAAGAATGAATAACAATACACCAGAAATAGAGGGTATCATGTTTGGAAGTTTGTTGGCACTGGGAAAAGAGCAAGATAAGCTCAACATGAAGATTGTCCCCAAAGGTTGGGGATATGAGAAATGGATTGTCAACAAAGAAGAATATTGTGGCAAGTTATTGCACTTTCATAAAGGTAAACAATGTTCTTGGCATTTTCATAAAGTGAAAGATGAAGTCTTTTATGTTTTGTCTGGTTGTCTCCGTGTTACTTTCGCTGAACACGATGACATTGAAAATGCTTATACGATGGAATTAGGTCCTGGCGAACGCTTTCACGTTCCAGTTGGCTTGAGGCACAGAATGTACGCACTTGAGGAAACTCAAATGTTTGAATTCTCAACGACTCATTGGGATGAGGATTCGATAAGAATCGAGAAGGGGGATTGAATGAAAAAGATTGAAGACATTTGTGTAATCGTTCAAGGACGACTCTCCTCTGAACGTTGCCCAAAAAAGATGATTAGACCATTTGCGGGCTCAAACTTGCTCGACAAGTGTTTGCGACTTCTCATGAAGTGCGAAGTTCTCCCCAAAGAGAATATCTTCCTCTCTGTTCACGAACCCGAACTTCAGGAAATTGGAACAGATTTGGGGATCAATGTGTTTCCTCGTTCAGAAAAGTCTGCACTGTGGGATGGTGGCGAAGGTGCTCACCTTTGTGATATGTATGAATGGTGGGATAAACTTCCATTTAAGTACGTGGTATTAATTAACGCATGTACACCAATGATTAAGCCAGAAACAATTGATGGTTTTTTGAATTACTATATGGAATCTGATTCTGATGGTTTGTTTGGTGTTATTGAAAAACAAAACTACTTTTGGAACCAATCTGGAAAGATGATTTCAATTTGGCCAGAGTCGGAAACAGTGATGAATACTAAAGCTGTAGAAGCTACATATGAAGCTGCCCATTGCCTTTATGCTGGTCGCATGGACTTGATCGGCGAAGGTATCTGGATGGGAGACTTTCAGAAAGAGGGTGATATTGAATTATACCCTATGGCTGAAGAAGAAATCTATGATATTGATTATGAGTGGCAATTTGGCTTAGTGGAAGCAATCTTCAAACACGTGTACCCTGAATGGTATTTAGAGGCTCCTGGATATATGTACGAGGATTGGAAAGATGATATGGTTTGATGATGAACGCTGTTTTCATGGCGGCACCGAAGAAATGTCAAGATATATTAGTGCTCTAGAGGAGAGAAAAACACAATATGGTGATTCTGTAGATTTGAAATTGAAGGAAAAGCACTATGATGTTATACAAAATTTGAAACAAAAAGGGTTTCACATAATCCCTAATGTGTTTTCGGAAGAAACACTTGATACAATTCGGGCTGAAATGTCACAAAAACTGCAACGAGGTGAGGATCTTTGGAAAGGAATAACACTTCCGGAGGAATTTCTTAAATCTGTTGTACCATTTGTATCAATTGAACAACCTCTTTTCAATTGTCCGTCCGTCAAAGAGATTATATTTCACGATCTACTAGAAGAGATTGCAACTGTATATCTCAATTGTAAGCCTGCTGTTGGCACATTTAATCTTCGAAAAAGCTTTATAAATACTTTACCAGACCAAGAAACACAACTTTATCATTGTGACAAAAATAGCATTAAGTTAATGAAGTTTTTTGTTTATTTAAACGACGTTGGCCCCTACGGTGGTCCCTTGACTATTGTCGAAGGTAGTCATCGCTTAAAACCAGAGATTTGGGAATCTAAATATCGTTGGACAGATAAGGAGGTAGAAGAAATGTATCCCGGCATGGTTCGTCATATTGAAGCTAAAGCGGGAGATTTGATTATTGGTATTACTACTGGTTTTCACAAAGGATTGAAGCCTATCGCAAATGAAAGAAGCATGTTGACAGTTAATTACACGGTGCATCCAGAAAACTGGAAGCCTATCACTTTTAAGATGCGTCAGGCAGATTATTTGGATTTACCGGAAAAAAAGAAACCTCTAACTGATTTTTTGAGGAAAGAATGATATATTTTGTTGACATTGATGAGACAATCTGTTATTATGAAACAGAAGAGAAGATTTTTGTCGATGGTATTGAGACTAGAAATTACCTTTTGGCAAAACCTTGTAGAGAAAGAATTGTAAAAATTAATAAACTATACGAAGAAGGAAATAGTATTGTATATTGGACTGCTAGAGGCTCCATCACTGGTTTGGACTGGACGGCGCTAACAGGAGCACAATTGAAACACTGGGGTGCAAAACATCATAAGCTAATATTGGGTAAGCCATATTATGATGTTTTCATCGACGACAAGAACATAAATTCAGATAGATTTTTTGGAGAAAATAATGAATAACAGAGACATGTTTTTACACGACCAAGCAATTGGTGCAGTTATGATGGCACTTCAGAAGTGCCTTTCAGAGCAATCGGATATTACAGATATCCTTAGAGCGATGAAGTTTAGATTATCGGATGAAGGTTTAATGGTATTGAACCCACCTGTTACTAAATTGAGTTTCAATCTGGAACAAGCAGATGAAGTAGAAGATGCCTCGGTATGATTATGAGTGTGGGGAATGCAAAAAGAAGGTAGAATTATTTCATTCGATGCATGAGACGATAAGCACTTGTCCTCTTTGTGGGGTTAGAGGGAAATTTCGCAAACACATTCCACAATTTTCCAAACTGGATCGAACTGGTCCACCTGTTGGGAGAATTGTGGATTCTCATATCCAGGAAGCAAAGAAAGAAATAGAAGAACACAAAAGAGAAATGAAAAAGGAAATGGAATAATGGTTATCAACGGTTGGTTTGTACTTTTTGGCATTTCTTTAACTATCAACGCCGCTTTAGCATGGGTGCTCAAAACTACAATGGAAGATATCGCTGATCTAAGAGCGGTTGCATTTGATTTATATGAAGAGTGTTTCGATTTTGCACAACATCTGGAAGTCTTGTATAACATGAATTCTTATCATGGTGATGAGGTTTTACACAATCTTGTTAAACACTCAAAAGCTTTGATGAACTCCTTCACCGAATACGGGGAAATAACCGAATATTTGGAAGATCCTCTCGCCGACGACGAAGAATACGACGAAGAAAACGATTATGAAGAAGGAGGGGTCGTACAATGATGGCTAGACGACGAGTAATTCGCAGACGAAAAAAGGGCAGTAAGAACTATTTTACCAAAGATCATGAACAAGCGATTCTGGACTATTGCAAGACGGACTGCCAAAGAGAAAGAACGGAACTGTATGCTAATTGGATTGGACCTGCCTTCGACGAGTTGGTTGACAAGATTGTTTTCACCTATAAGTTCACAACCTTACCGAATATCGATTATTTAAGAGACGAATGCAAGATTTGGTTGATCACCATTCTGGACAAGTATGATGTAACCCGAGGCTCGAAAGCTTTCTCTTATTTCAGTGTCATCACGAAGAACTGGTTTATTCAGAAAGTTAAGAAACAGTCCAGACAAAATAAAACAGAAATTGAGATTTCACAATTACCCAAAGAATTGGAGCTAGAGCATATTTCAACAACCAATCAGTATACCAATTTAAGAGAACATGCTGAATTTTTCACATTGTTACTGGGTGAAATAAATTCTTGGGAAGTTGAGAAGATGAAACCCAATGAGAAAAAAGTAGTTGATGCAATTAAAATCTTGTTCGATAGTCACGATGATATCGAGATTTTCAACAAAAAAGCTATTTACCTATACCTCCGAGAGATTACTGGATTGAACACCAAGCAGGTGGTGAATTCATTGAACAAAATACGGGCACGATACAAAGTGTTTAAGATCCGATGGGATCGAGGCGATATGTGAATGAAGAAAACCCTTGAAGAAAATATGAACGAAGCACTGGACAGTATTGAAAAAGATCGCACATATGCCGAAGAACTTTTGAAAGACGTCATTAACGAGATTAGCAAAAGCGGTAATTCTCACCAATATATTGGTACTGTGGCTGCGAAATATTTGGAAACTATGCAGCGCTCTAATGAACAAAGGGTAAAACTTATCGCACTGCAATACAAGTCTGGTCCATCCCTTGAAGAAGATATAGAGTTCTCGGAGAAAGAAACTGATTCGATCTATGATCAACTCCAGAAGGAACAGGACGATGCCAAATGATATTGATTACGATCTCCTATTAGGAGAAATGAACAATCTCACTGACTATGAGAGCGATCGTCCAACCATATATCCAGAGGATTTGGTCAATGATCCCCTTTCTGTTTACCGTCATGCTCTAAAGAAGATCGTAAAGCCAAACATATTAGCTGAATCAGGCCCATATAAAGCGATTTGTTTAAATTCGTTTTCTATCGCAGCCGATTCAGCTAATCGTTTTTCTTTGTTTGCTTTTGGTTTTACGGAAAAGGTAGTATATAAAAGGGTTGCTTGTTATGCTAGGATTCCAGAATTGCATTCAATCCTTCCAAATCCATTTTCGATAAAAGATCCAGAAAAGAAGGCTGAAGCAATTCGTATGCACCCGGTTTTCATTAGCGAGCTTGCTGCGGAAGATCTGGGTGAAGGGGAATTTCCAAACCCAGGGGCTGTCATCGAAGTTGATTTTGAGGATAGGAAGAACAGGAGGGTCGGCATTTATAAGCGCAAACTTGTAAGCAGCCCTACACCTGGAGTATCCAGCGGCCCAAAAAGTAGAAAATTCAAACCCGGTGACCAAATAGTCTCTCTTTCTACCGTCACTAATTTGGCGAGCGATAGCACTTCCACTTCTGTCGGCTCGTGCAACCCAAAACAAAAAACAATAGACTCTACAGTAAAAAGAAAGCCGTTAATTATCAAGGCTTGGGAGATGTTGAGCCCGTTTTTCCCTTCCAACGCAGTCATGACTTCAGGTTTTAGAAACCCTGGAGACCAAATTGCAACCATAGAAAAGCTCGCAAGAAATAACGGCGTAATTGGTGCAGAATATCCAACATGGCGAGAAAAGCGAAAAGAACTAAGGGCCAGAGGGTTTCTAATTGCAGATCCCAACACTCCCCAAACCAGCGGCCATTATGTCGGAAACACATTCGATGTGTCTGGGAACGGCATTAGGTCTTTATCCGAGTCGGAAAGAAGGGATTGGTTATTAAGGGTCGCCGAGATTTCTCAACTTCTTTCTGAAGATGAATTTTTTCCCGTTAAATTAATAACAATACTTGTCGAATATACAAATAACGCAGTACATATAGAGATCGAAAGTGCCGAAGTAGACCAACTCATACTCATGGATCGGTTTATGGAATTAAATCCGAATTGTGATTCTTCCAGAGTACAATCCGCGATCGATGACACTGCTTTGGATATTTCTTTAATGGAAAGTGATCTGCCAGAAGAACCAGAGGTGGTTGAATTACATGACGCCGATGCAAAAATATGATTAAAAAAAGAGAGGGGTAATGGACAAATTTAAAGGAAGAACTGTATTGGGCGGCCAATCCAAATTAGCCGGTCTGAACAACACACAGGTCAACGAGCCTTTACCTCTTTTTCACAAAGCCGAAGGAGAAAGGGTTGTTAAGGGTCATAACAATGCGTATATCGTGTTGGGTCGTGACCGACCTGCTGGTTTAGAATCTGGGTATGGTGGTAAAGGCGAAACTCGCTGCGGTACCATCGATCTTGTAGTTGGTCGCATGGGATGGGATCCAAAAGAAGGTCGAGTTGTTGATAACAACTTCGGCTCTTTTATCGCTGCCGACAAACCCGGTGACGCTGCAAGGATTTATATTTCCCAAAGAACAGATATCGATAACAATTTCGGTTTAGTAGACGGTGGCGTCGGTAACTCTAAAAACCTTTCAGCCATCGGTATAAAAGCAGATTCAGTTCGGATTGTTGCCCGACGCGGCATAAAGTTGGTCACCGGACGCTCTCCTCAAGGTCGAAATTCGTTGAACGGTAAAGCAGACGCCCAATATGGTATTGATTTAATCGCAGGCAATCGTGACGAACTAAAAAGAAATTATAGTGGTGCCCCTAAATCTCAAATACCCTACCTCCAACCAATCCCGAAAGGTTCGAATTTGCAAGAAGCTATGAAAAATATGAATGATGCAATAAATGAATTGAATTCAATTGTACACGACTTTATTCAATTACAGCTAACTTTCAATGGCTCGGTAATGACCAGTTTCCACCAAGGTACCGCTGGGCCGATTCCCGTGATTACAAACCCCGATCCGGCAGTTATAGCCCAGGGTACTCAAATGCAAATGAGGGCTTTTTCCGACTGCATTAGCGAATTAGCAAAACAGAGGCAAGTGTTAATGTCTTTAGAAATGGACTATTTACGCACCGCTGGTTCGAAATGGATTTGTAGTAGATACAATAGGACCAACTAGAATGGCAAAGAAAAAGAATAGTGAAGGGCGCGAGAGTTTAGAAGAATTTGGAAGGCTCAAAGAGCCTGATGATTCCGAGACTGGTGTTGAAGCTGGTGTTGTAATACCAGATATCCTCAATAGGGTTCCAAATACAAACACCGAATTAACGAATAACGACTTGATTTCAATTCCTGAATTTGATAGGCCAGTGATTTTTACTTCATTGGGTGATGAAGATTCTGAAGCAATTTCTGGTTTTAAGTTTGACGGGTGCGAAGCATCTGATTTCTTTAGCACTGAACCGGAGGAGTGTGAACCCTGTTTGAAGAATCCTTTCGCATTTGTTCCAGATTGGACCTCTATGTTGGAAGGTGAAGTTTTCTTTAATGGAAAAGAATGTCAACATTGCGTCGTAATGTATAGTGATGATGTCAATCCACAGGGTGCCGCTCTTAAGAAGGTGAAAGAAGATGGTGTCAAGAAGCTGATCGAAGTGTTCCGCAAAGCATCAGTCGCAAAAGCTGTCTATTATGTGCCAAGATCTCAAAGAAATAAAGATATAATCCCACCTATATCCATAGGAGAGGAATTTACCTTAGCAGAAATTGGTGGTGTATTACCCACTTTTCATATATTTGGTGCTTTACTTGATCTGGCTGCTGCACCGCCCCCTGCCAGAAAAGGGTTTGTAAGGGTAACTGAAACCTTTAACATGGTAGAGGAATTAGATGCGGCGGCTACAATTGAAAAGCATACTCCAATCTCAAGCGCGATTGGGACTAAGGTTCTGGTTTGCGTTCCTTCCGCACAATTGGAAAAAATCCCTCAAGCAATCCTTTCAGAGCCCGACACAGAATTTGAATCTAAACTGACTGTCACTATACTAGGCCCAGACTTTGCTCGGTTCGTGAATAAGACGAAGAAGACTTTTACAAGATACAACAAGCAAGTTTTGAGATGGGCTGTCTTTGATGGTGGATTACTCTTGAAGAAGGGTTCGACCAACAGAGACGACTATGTTGTTTTGGATTTGCTTAAAGAAAAAGACTTCCTTTCTCAATTTCAAAAAGAATTGCTAGATATGCTCAAGACCAAGGGTTTAACCACAGGGCCATCAACCACGGTTTTGGAAAAGTTCACAATCAACTTTGAAGAAGAGGGGGACAAGCTAAAGATAAAAGAGGTCATCGCTAATAGTGGCGGCTGTAGAGACATCGTGTTTTCGAGAACTTCCAATTCTTCTGAATTTAACAAGTTCATGAAAAAACGTTCAAGTTTGAGATCAACAACACTTGGATACATCGGTGCTCTTCCAGAAATGGATTCAGCCATTTCGGCTAGAAAACCAATGTCTTGGCTTGAATATGTTACTAAATTTACATATCCCGGCTTAGAGGTTAGTCTTGGGCCAAATGCAATAGTGAAATCAAATGATAGTTGTTTCGCTGATGATCAGATTAATATCTTCTTAAATTCCATGTTAGATGCCCTCATAGATCTCGGCGGCGATATTTTATCTGAAACTAATAAAACACTATGTCGAACAGTTGATGAGTCCGAGACATACAAAAGAGATTTGAACAAACAGGCAGATGACAATCTAAGAAGAATATTGATTGCAGAAGTTAAAATGCATGGTAACAGTAAGCCGTTTGTTGATCTGCTAATTAAGATGCTTGAAAAACAAGATCTTGATTTCGAAAGTCTTTGGAGCGACTTGATTGATAAAATGGGCTACTGTGGCTGGATTCAGATGGCTAAGAATTCGATTGACTGCTTGGCTCAAGGCTTGGGTGCCGACAGTTTAGAGAAAGCTATGGTTGAAGCTATTTTTAAAGCAATACCGGAAGATCAAATAGAAAAGGTCTTCGTTGGATTACCACCCGATGTTCAAAAAAAGATAACAGACAAAATAGGGGCATCATTCAACAATGCTCCTGCTCCGTGGGATGCGGGTTATCGTTCTGGGAATTATAGCGGCCCAGGCTTCAATCCAAAAGAAAGAGCAAAAGCTGTCAAAGAGACAAAAGCCGAACCCGGTTTTACCCCTACTCCAATCCCAACTCGCGGTGCCGGGCGTAGTCGCACGGAATTACCCAACACCACGGCTCGCAAGATTGTTAAAGCAAGGGAAAAAGAAAACCAAGTAGATCCTACACAGGTAAGTGAGAACCAAGCTTTGAGAGGTTCTGGCGGAACATATGGGAATATGCTGGGAGATATCCAGAAAGAGATATTTGCAGCATATAAAGACGCCATCTTAGAGTTTGCGGGTGTCCAGCAGTTAATGACGATTTTGGAAGATCTTCCGGGCGTGGGTATAGTAGCACAAGTATTTCGTTCTAGTCCTTGCACTCTACCCGGTCCTTTGAACTTTGAGCCACCACTCGATAGTTTCTTGAACACTTTAGAGTTTGATTTTTGTAACATCCCTGGTGGCAATTGGGCAGACTTGACTTTGCCTAAAATGAACCCCCCAATGGACAAGGGTGTCCCAATCAAGATTGCTGCCAGTAATATAATGAAAGTTATTGGGGAGATCGCGAAGGAAGTGTTGATTGCACTTGCGATGCAATTGTTCAAGAAAATATTGACAGGAATGATAAAAGCCATCAGTGGTATTGCATGCGAAGCACTCAAAACTCTAGGCGGCGCTCTCGGAGATTTGGTCAACGGAAACGACAAACTTAAAGACGGGTTGAAAAAACAACTATGTCCCGACAAAGATCTTTCTGATGAAGAGTTCGCTGCCACACTCAATAAGTTGTTCAATAGTTTGAACCCCGTTGATCCAACTTGTTTGGAAACAATCACGAACGAAGAGATTGGTACTTTTATCGATGATATTTTGTTAGTGCTGACTCAAGGTCAAATCTTGGACCTATTGGCTGGTGTTGCCAGCCAAGAGGTTCTGGAGATTGTAACAAGAACTGCCTTAAGTTCAGAATCAGAATGCATTTCAGATATCTTTTCTGATCCTTCCGCTGTTGATTCATATTTTGATGGTCTGGGAGATTTGCTTAATTTGGATGATTTGATTGACGAATTGGGTCAATTCCCTCGCGAACTTCCAAACACGGTCTGCACTCCAGAAATGCTGGAAGATATTGACGATTTACGCTGTCAATTGCTGCAACAAAAGGGTATGTCCCTTCAAGATTGTCGTGACGAATTAGACAGACTGAAAGCAGAGGCCGAAAAGAACCTTGGAGATTTGGCAGATGTCCTACAAAATGGCCCATTCGCCGACCTGCCCGGTCTTCTTTCCACTGCTGATTGTCCGACAGATGGTTTGTTTCCATATAACGATCTGAACGTTATGGATTTGACACCGCACGTCATTGGCCCGGTATTCACATCCATTTCAAACGAACACACCGCAGACCTATTGGGCTCCGATGGCGTATTAAATAATATCCTTTCAGATACAAACGGGAAAAGACTCCGTGCTCACAACTTCTATGTTAGGCATTTCGGCAACCCAAATTCATCAAACTTAAGTTTCTTCGAATGGTATTCGGATAATTCGATTGAAGATCACGACGCCACATTCCTTAAGCCAAACCCAATCGATCAGTTTGGTAATAAATTAAAAGGCGCGGAGGCTAGTGGCAACAGTATTGTCGCGGCAATTTTTGGTTCGCACGGTGGTTTCCCACCGACAGTCGGCTCGTGGTTGATGAAACAATATGAAGAATTGGATATTAGTTTCTCGACAAAGCGTTTAACGGAAGATCAACTAGCTCTAGAAGAGATTTTGGAAGATAATCCATTTATTTCCTTTAGCCCAGCTTCGAATGATTTAGAATTGAACTACATTGATTTCAAAAGCGAATATTCATTTAAACTGGTGTATGACTACAACATAGAAGAAAATGGAGAGTTATTAAAAAACAAGTATCGTGTAAAGATAATAGAGGATTTGGATCCATCTGATGATGGAAATCTTTCCCGAGTAAATATCCCTAAAGGTACTCCCCCCTCTATTCTCCAATCTCGCGGAGGTACTATAACTTCTGGTGATTTCACGATTAGTTCTGTTCCCTCTGAAGAAGTTCGAATATTATTGGGTACTTTGAATCTCGAAAACGATAGCAAAATCTCCTACGAGTCCGAAGCTCTGAAAGAATACATTTCAAGTGTATTAAAGAGTAACATCGACCTATCACAAGACTCCAAAGACAAGTTGGAATCAAATTCACACAGAAGTTATGTGACAAACATTTTTGATATTATCAACAAGGGATTCTTACGCAGAATCTCTGATAAAATCATAACCCCAGCAGAGGGTAAAGAGATACCTAAGGGTTTTGCTTTTGGTTATGATGCCGACAGGCAGCCAGAAGTGGTGTTATTAGATCCGGAGAAATATGGCGGCAACGAGATCTCACCAGCTTTCTACGTGAAGCCTCCGAAAAGAGACGGGTGGATGGGTATGCTGGACGAACTAGTTCCGGAATGGGACGCCTGTGAACCTCGTAGAACCCCTATGTGCGACTTTGAAGGTATAAAAGACAATGTTCAGGATTTGTATGGGAAGCTAAAAGAAGACAAACGCCGCGAATTCACGCCTTTGTGTACCGAAGAAGCACCTTACGATAAAATGCTCGACCGTATGGCAGCAGCCTCTTTAGACGGAGTGGTTAGGACTGCTTTAAGAATTTACATTGTCGATGTCTTGCTTCGTGTCATTCCGGTAATAACGCAGTTTGAACTTAACATACCAGAGAATTTTGACGCCCTTCTAGAAGAATATATCGTTGATTATTCGATAGAACGAATCAAAGAAGAAGATAAGAAAGTTTTCGGTGGAAGCAATCATTATTATTACAGATTTTTGGAGCAGGTTGTTAACAATATTGCAAGAAAGATAGATTCAAAAATAATCAGCATGGATGATTTGACACCAGAAGAAAAAGAAGCGTTTGACTCGATCGCTGACACTGTGGCTCGTTTCTATACCACTTATCAAGGCAAGCTGGAGTCTCTTTCAACTACGGCGATTACAACACAAGACTTTGTGCAGAGGGCTTTTTCTCACAAGAATGCTGAATTGGGCGATGGTTCTGCCGCTTTCAACAAGCTTGAAGCAAAAAGAGCCAAAGAAGAGGTCTTTAATAAGATAATCGGCTCAACTCAAAAAGAAGCTAAAATTCTCATGAGAAGGTATGTTCGCGAAGAGTTTGAACACATGCGTGGCGATTTTAATGACAGGCTAAAGCCGACAATTTCTAATTTGGACTCTTTGTTTCTCGGAAGCGAGAGTTGGATTCAAGGTGCTGTAAGTTCCGGTGGCCCCAAGAATGTGTTTTCAGATCCCACCGAAAACAATCTTTTCGAGACTCGCGAAGGTGAGATCCCTAATTGGCCGTTTGTGCTAGAGAAATATGTGCTCATTGAAGAAAAAGATGATCCTCAATTGGCGAACCGCGAAGAAAACTTGTTTCACATCGTTAACATGTCTGACTGGGAAGATTACGTCCAGAAACAAAGAGACGATGGCATCACTGGTGACATTTCAAAATATTGGAAATCTTGGAAATTTGGTATTAGAGTTGTTTATAAACCAATAAACGCTTTTGACAATGCTTATTGGTCACCACTAACGACTGGCGCGACTAGAGAACAGAGAATGAAACATAAAGCGTTCCTAATCGGCGAAAATGATGCATATATTCCTTTAGTTAATGCAGAACTAGAGATAGAAGATCAAGAATTTACTGATTTCGACCCCGAAGCATATGATGTTTTCTGCTTAATTAAGGAACTTCGGAAGAAAACTGAATACAAAATGCTGTTCAAATACTGTTTCCCGATGCAAAGGTTTCTTTCTTTACTTACGCTGTATTCTGCAAAAGGGTTCTATCCTTCAATCGGTAACATTGGTGCGCCCGAAGAAGGTGGGGATCGTTGGGTTCTTGCGGGCGGTCGCGCTCTCTTTGGATTCAGAGCGTGGGATAGACAGACCTTTGAACGCTCTTCAAAGCAGGCAAGAATTATGTTTGAAACCATCTACGAGACAACAAACAAAGATACTACTTATAAAGTGAGAGGCCAAAGGACCGTATCGGCCAACTTCAGGGACACTTTGAGGCCGAAGATTAACTTTGATACTGGTTTAAGGTGGTGGCAAAGAAGGAATAGACGCAACAGACCATACGATAAGTTTGGTAACGACTGTGAGGATGAATAATGGCTCAAGGGATAGCAATAAAATTACCACTAGAAGTTGACAGTGTTGACGGACCTTTTTCTCTGCATAAAACAGAATTAGAGGCGATTCAGCAAAACTTGAAAATGTTATTACTCACCTCTCCTGGTGAACGGATTATGGTGCCAGACTATGGTGTTGGTATTAGAAACTTCTTGTTTTCTCAAAATACAGAATCGTTGATAAGAGACATTCAGGATACCATCGCAAATCAGATATCGAAGTTCATGCCATATATTAAAATTAACGATATCGAAGTCGGAAGTCCTGAACTATCTGCTGGCTCGGTATTTATTGACAAGAATATAATCGAAATAAGGATTTCTTATTTTGTTCCAAACCTTAGACTCGGTAATGTTTTGAGACTACCAGTTTCAGGTTGAAACTAATTATTTAAGGAAAAGAAACAATAATGCCCAAAAAGAATTTACCAATTAAATATACAAGCCGCGACTTCGACTCTATTCGTCAAGAATTAGAAGAGTTTGCTAAAAGATATTACCCGGATACAATCAAGGACTTTTCAGAATCATCTGTTAGTTCAATGATGGTTGATGCGGTTTCATATGTTGGTGATGTGCTTTCTTTTTACATCGACTATCAGGCTAACGAAGGCTTGATTGATAGTGCAATAGAATATGACAACATTTTAAGACTTGCTAAACAGATGGGTTATAAGTTCAATGGCAGCACTTCCGCTACTGGTAAAGCTGCCTTTTTTGCCATTGTACAGGCAAATAGTCTAGGTTTAGGTCCGAAAACAGCAAATTTACCCATCCTAAAGCGAAATAGTGTCTTTGGAGCCGATAGTGGTGGCACCTTTATTCTCACTCAAGATGTTAGATTTGACAACCCAAACAACGAAGTTGTGGTTGCGAGGGTTGATACGACCACTGGTTTGCCAACTTCTTACGCGATCAGAGCCTATGGTGATGTCATTTCGGGTAAATTTGAACAAGAATCCATTATTCTCGGGGCTTTTGAGAGGTTCAGGAGGCTAGAATTGTCGGCAAATGACATCGTAGAGGTCATAAGCGTCTTCGATTCTGACGGAAATGAATATTCAGAGGTAGAATATCTCTCACAAGACGTTATTTATCGAGGCGTAATCAACAAAGACTCTTCTACAAGAGATGAAGTGCCGAAGATTTTCCAAACAGTCGCAGTTCCGAGAAGGTTTGTAACCGAAAGAGAAGAGAAAAAGACCTTTTTGCAGTTTGGCTATGGAGACGAAAGTCAAACAACTACTGGCGCATTGGTAGATCCTTCAACAGTTGTGATGCAAATGTACAGTAAAGACTATGTAACCGATACTTCTTTCGACCCATCTAAGCTTTTGAATACTGATAAGTTTGGTGTCGGCCCCGCCAACACAACTTTGACTGTTAGGTATCGAAGAAATACAAATACGAATGTGAATGTTGCCGTCGGCTCGTTGAACAAGGTGGTCAGAGCAAATCTAACCTACAATGATCCTTCCGTTGTTTCTGCTGCAAACAGGGCTGACATTTTATCGTCTATAGAGGTTTCAAACGAAGAAGCCATAGTAGGTTCAGTCAGCTTACCAACAATCGAGGAGATAAGAAGGTCTGCTTTGGACAACTTTGCATCCCAAAGCCGTGCAGTAACTCTGAAAGATTACCAAGCTATCGCCTACAATATGGACAGTCAGTTTGGTAAAGTGAAAAGAGTGAATGTAGTTAGGGATAATGATTCGTTGAAGAGAAATCTAAACATGTATGTTCTTTCAGAAAACTTTAATGGTCGACTAATTTCTCCAAACGTTAAATTGAAAAACAATCTTAAGCGATGGATTTCTCAATATAAGATGATCAATGACACTATTGATATTTTGGACGCCAAGATTGTTAATTTTGGGATAGAGTTTGAGATTATTGCACAAGATAGAACGAATCGATTCGATGTTTTAGAAAAAGCCTTGTCCGTAGTGAGGGCAAAATACAACATTGCTTACATGATAGGCGAATCATTTTTCTTGACAGATGTGTATAGCGTGTTGAATAAAATAGATGGGGTCGCCGATGTGGCAAATGTTAAATTGGTTAACAAGAGGGGTGGCTCTTATTCTGAATCTTTCTACAACATCAAACGAAACATGTCTGGTGATGGAAGGTTTTTGAAAGTGCCGGAAAATGTTGCTTTGGAGATTAAATTTCCGTTCTCCGATATCAAAGGGAGTGTCCGATAATGTCTATTAAGAGATATTTTGCTAATGCCGATAATACAATCACCAATGCATTCATGGATGATTTAAGAACACGAGGCACTGGTGCAAACATGGGCCAAGCAGATATATTGGAAGTGTTTTCCGTTTATGCGCAGGCTTCCACCTCTTCCGTTGAAAAATCAAGAGCCCTGATTAAGTTTCCGGTCTCAACTTTTTCTACTGACCGAACCGCTGGCACAATCCCTGCATCTGGTAGCGTTAGTTGGTATTTAAAACTTTACAACGCAGAACATGGAAGAACTCTTCCAACCAACGTGGCTTACCTCGTTTCGTCTATTTCGAGAGACTGGACCGAAGGTACTGGTCTGGACATGGAAGGATACAGTGATTTAGGAAAATCTAATTGGGATAGTGCTTCCGCCGCTGTCTCTTGGACCACTGCTGGCGGGGACTTTTCCACTTCGGGGACATATACTTTTTCTGCGAGTGCTGGTGATGAGAACATAAATATCGATGTCACTAGCTTGGTAGAAGCGTGGATGGGTGGCGTCCGCGATAATCACGGTTTTATCGTGAAATTGATTGACACTTTTGAAAACGGAACTCGCTCCTATTACACAAAGAAATTCTTCGGGAGAGGGACCGAATTCTTTTTCAAGCGCCCAGTTTTGGAGGCTCGTTGGGACTCCTCTGAAAAGGATCAGAGAAACAACTTCTTTTACAGTAGCTCTCTCGCATCTGCCGCAGAAAACCTAAATACAATATATCTTTACAATTATGTAAGGGGTCGCCTTAGGGATATTCCCGCTATTGGTACCGGTGCTATATACGTGTCTCTTTATTCGGGCTCGACAGGTCCGACGGGCAGTGCTCTCGCACTCACCGCTGACGGCGCTCACGTAGCCTCTACGACCCCCCGCCGGGCAACAGGGTCTCATGTGTCGACTGGTATCTACAAGGCCACCATGGCCCTCACAGCGGCTTCTACGCCGTTGACAAAATTGTTTGATGTGTGGCAGAATAAAGCCGGAACAGATGATTACAAAACAGGATCTATAGAACCAAAAACATTGGCTTCGTTAGACAGCTACCCAGACGACGAATATGTGTCTGCAATTTCTAACATGAAGAGTTCTTATCGCTATAATGAGATTCCAGTCTTCCGCGTTCACATACGCAAAAAAGATTGGAGCCCCACTATTTATACAGTAGCCAGTAAACAGGTTATAAATTCTGAAACAATAGAAAGTGCTTCATATTCTATACACAGGGTTGTTGATGATTTGGAAGTCGTGCCGTATGGGACAGGGAGTGATATGGAAACTAGAATGTCTTTCGACGTAAGTGGAAATTATTTCTCTCTTGACATGGAAATGTTGGAGCCCGGTTATATGTATGGTATGACCTTCTCGTACTACAATGATGCTTTGGCTTCCTGGCTAGAACAGCCCGAAACATTCAAATTTAGAATAGACAAAAAACAGAGTAAGTAATGGGAATTAAAGACTTATTTGATTCTGAAAACACTAAGATCTTAACTTCTACTACGTTAGAAGAAGAACACGAAGCAATAGAATCAATTGAAAATATCAAGCAAAAGCGCCTCTCAAAAGAAAGATTCATACCACAGGTAGATTTTTCTAAGCCAGAGAACTTTGCTCATTACGGATCTGCCGAAAGGTATTATGAGAATTCCATGAAGAGGGTTCTTAACCAATATCCATATGACGGTTCAGAGGCAGAAATCCAAGGATTCTTAAATAATTCAACCTATGTTGACTTGTATGTTCTCGATAAGAAATATCCAAGAACAAATGGTTATATTAAATTCTCTGCTACAGGTTGGGGGACTTTAACTGGTTCAGTCATCAAAGATGGCTGGGGTGCCCCCAGTACAACTGGTTCTATCGGGCATGAATACATTGATATTCGTGGCGGCCCACATACTGCATCCGGTGGCATGATTGGAAAAGATTTGGCCGACGTATTCGCTAAATCAAACATCTATGACACAGATATCTATGACACAGAAGGCGTTCTTTCCTTAGAACGTGATGGTTCACGCGAATCTAATCTACAATTCAATATTAGTTCTAGTGGTGGTACGTTTGAGTTCTGGTTCAAAAAAGCTCACTGGAATGCAGGATTAACTTCCAAAGAAGTTGTTTTCGACCTTTGGAATCAAGAACCCATTGGCTCCAGTCAATATGGTCGTGTTTTGTTGTTCCTATCGGGTGCCAGTAGCACCACTTCAACAATGCGCTACCAAATCAATTCAGGTTCAACTCTTAGTTCCCTCTTGGCCAGTAGTGGAAGTGTACCTCTCTTGGGTGGGAAAACGGTTGACGATGATTGGCACCACTTTGCTGTAGTATTCAAACAAAATGGAAGCAATCTAGACTTCCGGGATTATTTAGATGGGACGCCAGAGGGTGTTACTGATGCATCGATAGTGTTTAATGACATGTCTGGCTCGTGGAAATTACGTCTTGGGGCTTTGCAGACAGCGCCGGAAGGTATAACACCCGACAAAGGTGAAGCAGACGGAATGTCTGGGTATGGTAAACTTTCTGCCTCATTAGACGAATTTAGATATTGGAAAACTGTTCGAACTGAAAAAGAGATTAATGAGAACCTTTGGAAACAAGTCCGGGGTGGTACTAACACTGATATTTCGAATACGAATTTGGGCGTATATCTAAAATTTAACGAAGGCATTACAAATATAGGTTCAATTGATTCGACTGTTTTGGATTATTCTGGTCGCATTTCAAACGGCGTATGGACAGGCTACCCCGGCTCATCAGCAAGAAACACAGGTTCAGCTATGGTGGAGGCTTCTGTAGCCGCTTCGGAATACTTAGATCCTATTATTTACGAACAGCACCCTGAATACTCTGCCACTGTTACGGCTTTGAAAGACTCTGGAAGCGTGCATGACAGTCAAAATTCTTCACGTTTCATTGATTTGCTGCCAGCTTGGGTGATCGATCAGGATCTCGACGAGGGTTCGGAACACCTTCACAATTTAACACAAATAATGTCATCATATTTTGACACCCTGCATTTGCAAATTGAGTCTCTTTCGAAGATTAAAAATGCTTCTTACATAACTTCAAGTATCAAACCCCTTCCTTTCGCAGACAGATTACTTGAATCTCAAGGTATGGTGGCACCCGAAATATTTATTGATTCGACCATAACTGAACACTACATGAATCATGATGGTGAACGTGAATTTGAACTTGATCTAACGGATATCAAAAACCATATTTACAAGAACATTTACAACAACTTAATCCATCTTTATAAGTCGAAAGGCACCGAAAAGGCGTATCGTAACCTTTTGAGGTGCTATGGGATCGGTGATGAAATTGTAAAATTCAATACCTATGCGAATAATCAAACATTCAAAATAGAAGATACCCATTATCTTTCGAGTTGTCGAAAGAAATATATCGACTTTAGTTCGCCGAACAAGTATGGCGCTGTTGTGATTAATGCGACAGCTAGTTCAATTGGTGGTCACCTCTCTGTCCCGACTCACTATAATGTTGATATGGCGGTTACGGATGAGGTGGAAGTAATCTTCCCGAACAACCCAGATACCTTTGAAAACAATAGGGTGTTCAAGACTTTCACAACTGCCTCGATCTTTGGTTACCATATCGTATCTGGTGGGCCAGCAGCCTCTATAATGGAATGGACCGCTTCTGCAAAAGACAGTAACTATGAACTATACGCGGTTCGCCCCTTGCCCAATTCCAGTGATGCTTATTTCTGGTTGACAGATAGAAACAGAACTTTCAACTTAACAAGTAGTTTGTATACTGACGTATATTCCGGTGAAAAATGGAACTTCGCAATCAGACAGCACAAAGAGCAGCACCCAATTGGCACACAGATTTCTGGTGCCGTTCTAGGTCATATCTGGGAGTTTTTGGGGTTCAATGTAGATGGTGGGATAGTAAAGAACCAATTCAACTTCTCTGCCTCTCTTAGCTCGGCTCACAAAGGGCTTGCCACTAAGGGTCGGAAATATTATGCAGGAGCCAATAGGACAAACTTTACAGGAACTTTACAAACACAGACAGACGTTAAGATTTCGTCAGTTCGCAGTTGGCACTCATATCTTTCAAACGATGTTTTGATTGCGCATGCTAAGGATCCAAATAATTTCGGCACTGGAAGGCCGACCAGAAACACTCAATTTTTTAATAGTTCTATTACATCTATACTGCCTGAATATGCAACTTTGAGATTTGCTTGGGAGATGAATGAGTTAACCACATCGGATAACAATGGTGAATTTAGAATAACTGATTTCTCTTCTGGTTCGGGTGATTTTATCGCCAGTTTGGATGCCGGGTATACCAATACGTTTGGACACCACGATGCTCACGGCTATCTGTTTCCAGCTTCGAGTACCACTGTTGTTTCAAACGAATATATAAACGCAGCAAAGCAGAAACTTCCAGAAGTTATCGATAGTAGTGATATGGTAAATGTCCTAACACAAGACGACGAAATCTTCACAAGAGATCCTGCTGTTTCTCAACATGTTTTTGCGTTTGAGAAGAGTATGTATGGAGTCGTCTCACAGGAAATTCTAAACATATTTGCTGGCGTCACTCACATGAATGATTTGATTGGCGAGGTGACCAACAAATACCGTTCAGGCTATAAAGACATGAGGTTGTTGAGGGAGCTTTTCTTTGAGAAGGTTCGTAATACCCCTGATTTAGACAACTTTATGGATTACTATCGTTGGATCGATTCATCGATAATGAAGTTCTTGAAACAATTGACGCCGGGCTCCGCTATTCTATCGGACGATATCAGGAACATTGTTGAAAGCCACATCCTAGAAAGAAACAAATATGATCACAAATACCCATTTTTAGACTTCCGGGGAAATACACGCTGGGCAGAAACAACTATCGAAGGCTCTGTCAAGGGCCTTGGAGAATTAGAATACAATTGGAAGTATGGTCATGCTCCGGTTGACAATAACGATGCCGATAATGCATTGTGGTGGAAGACTAGAGCCAGAGCGAATGATACTGTCCTCACCTCTGGTGATACAACAAAAGACGTTCAGCGCCAAAGGCTGCGCGCTGCAATCAATAATGATAGTTTTGCTTCCCCTGTTCGTTTAAGGGAGGTAACAAACTCGAAGTATCGTTCTGTAGTCAACTCCTTAAGAGACTTCAGAACTGTTATGAAGCCAGACATTATTCGAACAAAAACTATTAAAGGCGGAATCAACTTCGAAAACAATAAGAAGTTTAGCGTCTTTAAGAACTTGATAATGAATTATCCAACAGGTCTAAGTGATTCGGGTTATGAACTTGACATTGTAAAAAAAGCGGATAAGAATATCAATGACATTGAAGATCCTTCTAAACTGGTTCGTAAGAATTGGGGCATTGAAAGCTACTTCGACAAGGTTACGACCTTTGCGTCCGGTGGCTCCCAATTCTTCTTCGACAACGCGGAAAAGGTTATCCCCGGCAACCTAATAAGCTCATCTGTTGTTTCTGGTTACAACGCTAGTAACAATAATTCATATAACCGTTCGGCTTTGAATTCAACCGCATTAACGAATATCCACTTCGATGCTTATGGCACAGAATTGGAGACTCCAATGCAGGGCCCATTCTCTGACGCTCACGTCGGTGGCTTACAACACCGTCATGTTAAAATGAACAGAGGTTCGGATACACTATATACCCGCCCAGAAGCCTGGAGGGTGCGTTCTTTTCCGACTGATTCGATGTTGCGATACAAAAATCCTTCCGTTAATCCCTTGAATGACGTTGAAAACCCTGCATACCCGATTGCAATCTACTATCGCGATGAAACTGCAAAAAGACCGGTAGTAATCAAGAACGTTAAATACACAACCGGCTCCGCTATCCTTGGAAACTATCGCAGAGAAATGGAAATAGTTCCGATCACGGGTCGAAAGAGTCATAACAAGTCGTTCATTCAAAACGAAGGGTTCTCCGTGACTGGTGTATCTTCCTCTTTTGTAACCGATCTGGTAGATTACACAAAACCGTTAAGAACAACAAACTCCGGAACAACGTATCCTGGCAAGAATAATTCACATGCCCAGCATGTTATAGTCCAAAGATTTTCCGCTCCAGGCTCTCCAGAAACAATGGGAGATCATCAGGGCGGCAGCGGCTTAGATGTTGAGGCTGGCGAATATTCACCATATAATAGCTTAAATTACAGAAATTTATCTGTTCGGCAGCCGCTAAACAGAAGTCTTCTTGTACACCACACAAGGCAGTTTGGTTTCTATAGCGGTTCTGCGGTTACATCAGCAAATTATGCTGGTACCGGCTCATACCACAAGCAGCATAGGAACAGAGGTTTGAGGATGGAATATTCTCAAGCAAGATCCCCTGTCGATGCGGCGGTTATCACAGCTTCGGTGTTTGACAATGCGTTCATCTCAAGCCTGATTCCAAGATCTGATTTACATTATGCTTGGGTAACAGCTTCCTATGAAAGCACAAAGCAAGTAGGGTTCGCTCCACCAACTGGGTTTGTTTCAACTTCTGCTGGCCGCGTGAATGCTATAGCCTTTAGTTCCGGTAGTGAAATAGGTGCTGGTAAGAACGCTAGTGGTCAATTGAAATATGGTTTCTATGGCCCACCCGCCCCAAACATTACTACTGATTTTGTATTTAATGATTATGTTGGCTTGAATACGAACATTAGAGAACCAATCAATACTAGCTCATATGATTTTGTTGGGTTCACCGCTAGTGGTGGCGAGATTGATCCTTCCACTGGCAGATATAGATATCTCAACGAGGTTTACATTGATGGTGTCACTGGACAAGCCTCCAACCCTTATACTTTGAATGGCCTGCTTCACCATCGCAACGGACCTTATCAGCACGCCAATTTTAAGACCATTGCTCACCAAACACACCCGATTGTTAGAAGGCAGAGGAAAGATAATGTGATAACCCACACTATCGAAGGTGGTGTAGAAAGAATCATTGCAGGTTCAACAACAAAAGATACAAACGGAAAAACAAAGGTATTTATCGAGCCAGCGATAAATAACAAATATAAGCCTATTAAGATCGATATGGTCGTTGTGACTGGCGAAGATCAAAATAACGACACGAAAACATCTAACATCGTCGCTTCAGTTTCGGTTGTTGGGAAAAACCTGTTCTTTGAAAACCCAGAACTTAACAACTTGATTGGTTTGCGAGCAGATCAAGAGACGCCATACGACAAAATCAAGAAGATGTATCTAGATGGTGCCCTAAAGGATCCCAACAGCCCAATCGTAGATATCAAAAGACTGATCTATACAGAGACGGTTTATCCTGCTGGAAAGAATGCTCATCTAAAGAAGACTCGCGGTCGTACATCGTTTAATAACAACTTCTGGAGATCGACAAGAGAAGATAGGAATGTGACTGGTAGTTATTCAACAATTTCGGGACAATATTCCGCTAGTTTCTGGCCACTAGATGCAGCAACTTCATATACCCTCCTTGGTAACAATGCTTTTGCTTATACAAACTCTGCCGGTGCCTGGAGCCTTTACAATCCGGAATCCCAATATAACAGGATGGGGGAGTTGATGGGTCAATGGTATTACGATCTTAGGTATTTGGTAAACAACATAGGGACACCTGATTTCTCAAGAATGAAGGCGCTACCGATGTATTACAGGCCCCATAAGATTTATTTCAAAAATACGCTGGCGGCTCCGTATAATAAAAGGTATGACGAAATGTCAACTACCGGAGCATTTCAAGATCTTGGTGGTGCCCTTGGTGGTGGTCAAGCAGTTTGGGAAACTGGGCGATTGGCCGGAAAATTTGTTAATGGAGAGTTTGTTTACACCGAAAGGTACCCTTTTCACGACACATATGACGACTATTCGCTAGATATTAAGAACAAAGCAAAGGGTTACTCGGTCCTCCCAGAATTCAGAATTAGTGAGCATATCAATATGTTCTATAAAGATGGTGGGGAGAGCACGCTGCAAGAGAATTCGAAAGAATATTCAATTTACGGAATCCCAACTGCCAGTTCCAATCCACAGAATTCATCTGAAAACGATTTCTTTGAAATCTACTCAAATTCAGATTTCATGAAATACTTTGAATTAGTCAAAAACGACAACAAGGGTTTGTTGCAGCCTGCAACAATTTCCTTAAAATGTAAAGGTATAAAGAAATTCCTGCCATATGAAGGTTTTTACCCGGTTCTTCGTACTTTGGATTTAGCAACTCAATTCTCAAAATCTTATGAGCCTTATATCAAATCAAGAGGGGCTGACTCACAATACGACAACGCCAGATTAAGAACGGTCTTTGCTCCAATGTTTGCTCCCGGAATTCTTTACAATACAATCAAGTCTGGCCTCGCTGTTGATTTCCCTGTCATGACAGGCTCAATTAGAGCTTCGCACACACACAAGGTGGCCGTCGGCGCGGGAGATCTGGAAAGCATCCACACGACCATTGGTTCCAACTCAAGATACAAATCAGCACTTCCAGCCTCTTCCAACCATGTGGATGGGTGGGATTATCGTATTCCATTTGAAGCAATCATAAATCCTGAAAACTTCATTTCAAATAAATGGATTGCCGACTCTGAAAAGTTTAACTCAAATCAGGACATCACTGCTTCTCTAGGTCTCGGCGGTGATAGTCTTTACACAATGATGGCTAACAATTTCTTTGCGGAAACAATCGATTTCTTCTTAGAGGAGCAAACTGTAACGAAGATCGTTTCGAAACCTGAAAGCGAATTTAAGTCTGTAACCCCTGGCCAGCCATATGGCATGAGGGTCAAGGTTTGGAGGACTATGGATGGTCCGAAGCCTGTAACCGGAAGTTGGGGGCAATTCCCAATTCCACAGAATAGTGGCTCGGCAATAAAAGAATCCTTCGTGATGTATTCTCGCCCAAGTGCTTTTGGACCCCCTGTGTCTGCTACCGGCTCCAATAACGCCGGGGCACCCCGAAAATGGTCGAATTGGCCAAGTGGGACATTCGGGTGTGAAAATGGTGTTTACGCCTCTCATACCCCTCCATATTATGATGGCGAATCGTGGATTGATATTATCTATTATCCATGGAAAACTACCGCCGGTACAGATGCTAAATATAACTCGGACGTTAATAAGCCTTACAAGCCCTCGCTAGATGAAATTTTGAATTTCATCAACCCTACAGCTAGCATCGATACCACTGCCGGCTTCCCTGGTGGGACATATGTCCGCAAATGGAGATATGATAGGGAAGTAATCGACTCATCCACTCCTTTCTATAATGATATGGAAGCTTATCATGGCCCCATGGCCGGTGCTTTTGCCAACAGGTGGTCCATGCAAGCTGACGCATCGTTCGTTATCGATGAAAGAGAGAAAGATAAGTGGTCGATTAAGTCGCGCTTTGAAACCCCTATGCTTAATTTTGCTTATGTAACCTCTAGTGATGGAACTAAGACCACAAGGGAACAGGCGGGCGATGGTCGCGGCGCAGAAGCTTCATCCGGTATAGGAATGTGGCATCAGTTCGGGCGCATACCAAAAATTGATGAAGGTGTTTATCTTCAAATAACTGATATTCCCGAAAACTGGATTACAAACCACCCATCTGCAACGATTCTGTTTGATCCGCAAGGGGATTACACCGGAATTAATATTCCATTCTTATCTTCCAGCACAGACAGTTTGAGATATAGGGTGCCAATTGGCGTTTCTGGTGATATGTCAAATTCGCCTCTTTCGCTTGTTGATATCTGTGGTTTCTCCACAACGGCTGAAAAGATTGGTAAGATCGCAGATTCCAAGACAGTGAGTGAGGCAGTTGTAGCAATTCCGTTTATCGAAATTGATGCAACCAGAAAGTTCTTCAATATCAATTTGGAGAAAAGTGGCGAGTCTGTTCAAGAACAGATAGAGAAAATGAAGAAGTTCGTTATTCCGCCGCGCCTAGACTTTGTTCACAATAAAGACCTTGAAGCAATTGCCATGTATATCTTTGAATTCAACCATGTATTCGATAAAGACGACCTTTCTCACATGTGGCAAAATGTATTACCAGAAGCCGGAATGAAGATGGAAGAAGTAAGTTCTATTATTTCTCATGACTTGAGGAAGGGCGAGATATTAGAAAAAATGCCTGAAGAATTGAAGTGGATGGTGTTTAAGGTCAAGCAGCGAGCGAAGACTGATTATTGGAAACAGACCAACAGATCAAATAGTGAAAATATTCCTTTTTATTCTTACAACTGGCCTTATGACTTTTTCTCTTTGATTGAGATGGTTCAGATAGATTCGGAAGTGGAGATGAAGAAAAAGGAAGATATTAGCTCTGGCTTGGATTCCCTACCAACTCGAAACTTGAGAGAAGAACTTTTCAACGATGATTTGTTACTTCAGTTTGACCTCCCCGAACCCGAAAACACTGGTCCGGATTTGACAGAACAACAAGTTGAAGATTTGGAAGAAGCTAGGGGTAGCCTTGATTTGACAAGAGGCAACACAAACCTTGCTCGCTTGATAGGTAATACTGGTGCCTCTAGAACCACAGATAGGATTGACACAGATCTTGGCGGCATCCCAAATCCAGATGGAGATAGGGGAACATGACATTTTTTGATGACAAACAAGAGGTGTTGAATATTGAGTTGACACCATATGGGCGTAAGCTGCTGGCTCAAGGGAAGTTAAACCCCACATACTATGCGTTTTTCGATCATGATGTTATTTACGATCCCAATTACATAGAATCAGGATCTTCAGAATATCAGTATGAAGCGGAAAATAGAATTCAAGATCGCACACCAAGAAAGAAAGTTCAACGCTCCAAGAGTGCCCGAACTGACCAAGTTACTAAGGATTTAGACTTGTATGAACACAGTTTCAATCTAGAAAATGCTTTGGGAACAAGTGCTCACAATTCTCAAAAAGCTCCACGTTTGGAATTAACCTTTCTTCAAGGCGAGGTTGATGGTACTATAACAAAGTTTATGTCAACATCTTCAGGCCCATCCTTCTCTTATCATCAAGATGTCAAGATAACGCAAATACCGACAGATATTGAAATACAAACTGCAATAGCTCACGAAGATAGATTAGAGAAAGACATCAAATTCAAACCAGATTTTGAACTTAGCACAAACAATGTACACTCGGACGGTTCGACGGTTGTGATCAGCCCGGAGCAAATATTTCTTTTACTTGATGAAGAGAATACAATTGTTTTGAATGAAAATTTTGATATTGAAGTTTTTGAAGTGCTGGACTTAACTGGCTCTTTTGGCGAAGAGGTGTTGAAACCTTTGTCTTTTGTCCGTCCGGTAGAATATGTTGTTGACGGTAAATTAATCGATAGGGGTGAAGCTTTTGCGGAAGCCGGTCGCTCCCAAGATGGCAGCCTAAATGTTACTAACGAATATGTTGAATATTATTTCAATGTTAACACTGACGTATTCGACGAGATATCAGATTCGGAGATATGTCAAGCTGCATTTGAACTGAAAAAGAGGAATATTCTTGTTGATCTTGAAGTAGATTGTCCAGATTTGATAGAAGTGCCAGACTTGAATATCTATGAAAGTGACGCAGTTGAAATAGAAGATTGTCCTTGAGACTAATTAAGAAAGAGAACTAAAATGGAATTAGATAAAAAAGGAATTACTGAAACTGTTTTGCCAATACCTCACATTAAAAGTGTGGTGTTGGAAAATATTCGCTTGTCTGATGCTTTGTCTCTGGGTTATTCGAAAGAAGAGGTGGAAAAACTCCAGAAGAATGTATTTGGTCGTCCAAAACCAAAGAAAGGTTCTTTGACATCGGAGACTGGTGACAAATACCTCTTTGTTAAAGTGGTGATATCGATTAGAGATCATGAGATTTCGAACAATAGAACAACTTGGATAACAAACGACGAAATTTCTAAATATTTGAAACTGCATCTTGTGTTGGCTAGGCAGAAATCAATAATCGACAATTTGAACTCTGGTGGATTCAAACCGAGATTCTTGAAAGCAGACAAAGTCAAGAGTAAAATCGAAGAGCAAATTATAGATCTTGGAAGAACAAAACTTTCCGATGCAACCGTATCTTCAATTGATGGAAAGAAAATCTATACAATCGAGTTAGAGACTTTCTTTGTTGCTGGTCGATTTGACCCTAAGGAATTGTCTCTTTTTTCGTCTATATACTTTGACGAAATACAATATGAATTGGATAATGGTACCAGATTATTTTCAAAAAGAGGTCGCTTCCAGGGTAAAGTCGTTTCAAAAAGAATACTAGAAGATTCGGTTGTGAAAACGCAAGGCTTTGTTTTTTCGACCGATGAGGGTAAGATTTGGACTGGTGCTGTCCATAAAGATGGGGGGAAATATTTTGGTGGTCTACGGGGTACTGACATAGAGTTGACAAAGGATGATATTTTCGATGTTTCAATTTCCGATCGAAGGGTTTTGGATAACTCGTCAGACTCCCTCCTCTCTTTAATCAATGTTAAAAAAGACAAAAAGGAAAAGGCTATCCAACTTTCCTCCTATGAGGGGGATGTTGATTCGGAAGATTATTTCACTCCTTTGTTTATTTCGAAAGATATGGAAAACAGAGGTAGGGGCGTGTTATCTATCGATATAATCAAGCTCCTGAATCGGGAATCTTTGTATGGTGTCGTAACAGAAACGCTGTCTCGTGATGTAATGTCTCACGTTTTGAGGGATACATCAATAAAAAACATACAAGTATATCGCGAAAGAGTGTCCCAAGACAAGCTTTCAGAAAAGCTCATTCGTTTTTCTGCCGACGAACAAGATGAGTTAATTGTAATCTCTAAGGATGTGAGGGGGAAACTGAAAGCAGCTTCTAGAAAATTGAGTGCTACTAGTAACAGGGGTACGGAAAAAGAAGTAGTGGGAAAAATAAAGGAAGTGTTTATTTCCTTACCCGCTGGTTACAGAAGTTTTACGTTTACAGACTCCAGCATGAAGACCAGGACAGATGGACTGTATCGTTATTACATCATAATGGAGTTGGAAGACGGAATCCTTTCCTACATGAAGAGGATGGTGAAGAGTACCAACGAAGTTCTGTCCAAAGTCGATTCTTATTTGGCCGATGCCGTGAACGATGCGAATCTAGGCAAAGGGTTTTCAGATAGGTTTACACAAAGATATGATTTGTTTTTTCCAAATACGGATAAGAAATACAATGACGCACCATGGATCCTGGGCTCTAAGAAGGTGTTCGAAATCCTTAGAAATTTGAGCAAAGTGGAAGACGAAAGGAGTGAAAGAATATTCATGAATTTCATAAACATGACAGACCCTCACACTGGCTCCGTAGAAGGAATTCAATTATTGAGTTCGGTTTTAAGGAATTTTATCTTGAAGATAAAAAAAGGTAATCCAAATATTCGCTTCGATGAAGAGACTGATTTTGGCAACAAAACTTTCACTATCAAAGACAGGGAGCCTAGCTCAATCCAGATTAGAAAAAGGTTTAATTCTATTTTAGATTCCAATGTGTTGAGAAACGTTGGATACGATTTCTTAAACTTCAAGAAAGGCTCTGTTGGTTTGAAACGAATGCCAATAGAGGGGTATCGAAGAAGAATAAAGATGGAAATGCGTAAATACTATACTCATGAAAATCCGTCCACATTGGCAATTGGTGGCGATTTTTCCGAAAATATGTTCTCTTATTTGTCGGTTGCTAACATTCTCTTGGGGCCAAACAAAATCTCAACACTGGGCCGAGGCAAGAGACACTTTGACAAAGAACAATATATTACAGCAATAAATAATATCATCTCTTTCAACGAGAACGGAAACATCTTACCCCTCTTGACTGAAAGGTATTTCTCCAATATTCAAACAAATAACTTGACAACTGAAGAGAAAAAGGATAATGATCTATTAGCTGATTTAATGTCTGGGATCAACGTTAGCTTCTCTGAAGATTATCAGACCTTCAGGGACGAGAGTGAGGAAAAAAGAACTAGCCTTGTTGACTCCACGAACATACTTGGTTCATCAACCGAATTTACTTCAGTTGGTAGTTTTGCGCCACCCGATAATAGTAAATTAGATGGCCAAAACAGTACGATATTCGATAATGTTAACTTAACTAACATAGCTTCTTCGATAGTTTCTTCTTTCGCTTTGGCGAATGGCGGCGTTGACAACAAGGTTGCCAATACGAAAAAGATTGAATCTGTGCGACAATTTGATTTTGCGGCACCCCAGAACGCACTAGACAAAAAGAACGAAGAATTGTCTAACGTGGGTCTTGATAGGAATAAATCGATCGCCGCGATTAGAGATTTCCCCAATCAGTTGAAATCAATCTTAAACAGCAGAAATTCAGAGGTTCGAACAAATTGGCTAGATGAACCTGAAGACATTTACAAAGAAGCGAAGTCAGCCGGAATGACTTATTTTAATTTCCAATACTTACAAAGAGTGGAATACCTCCAAACCTTTGAATCAGATTCGGAATTCTATCCACGTAAACCAGTTTGGGCTAAATTGAACAAGAAGAAAATAGACTCTTTGGGTGAAGACGATATGATACTGTGTAGAATGATAGAACATGCAGATTCGTTCGCTAAGATTGGTTCGAATAAGAAACTTCGACTACCTGTTTTCGATGAGTATTTCTTTATTGGCTCAAACAAAGAAGAAAGGCCACCGATCTCCAGTTCCCTCAAGACCAGACTGTTGACCGAGAAGTTCAGAAAAGCCTCAAGATTCCAGACAGATTTTGTACATAATACGATCCCAATCCAACCCTTGGAGAATGTTGAAATTGGAACAAATTTCGATTCGGAAGAAATAGATGACAACTAAAAAGAAAACAATAGCTTCTCCCAGTATAGTGGAAAATGAAAGCTCAATTTTTAAGGACATCTTTCGCCAAAACCTTGGCGCATGGCTCCCCACTTCAGAGGGTTTACAATATGAAGAAAGGGATCGCCTAGACCTCAAGGTATCTTCGGATTTTCAAGTTGAACGTGTCGATGATGATCTTTTTGTTTACACGAAAGAAACCTTGACTATTAGACCGAATGGTCGTATAATAGACTTTGATGAGTGGCAGAAAAACATTGAACTGGCGATAAACACGGAACTAGAATTCGAAGATTACATTACAACTTTTGATTTACCTTTGACTTTAGACGAGGCGAAGTTTGTCCAGAACAATACAAAAGTTCTCAATTCAGATTTTCAATTCAACTACCCTTTTGAAGAATATGAAGAACTTGTGAATGAGGGCGAGACCTTTGAGACATTCATCACAAGCTACTATGAGCTTGCGCTTAAAGCACAGGCTGACGAACATTTTGCTCACCTGATCAACGGAGATACTGTTCTGAATCTAACGAAAGCTAATTTGGGTCGTGGTGTTGACTTGTCGCGCCGCCAACCAACAAGACTAGAAAGAGAGGCAGAGCGCGCTGGATACAGAAATCAAATTTTCCCATCAGAAAACTTAGAACTCCTCTTTAACTATAATACTTATTTGGCAGCATTCCCTATGTACAATCGTCTTTCTTTAAAGACAGACGCTTCAACAACCAATATGATGGACGCTCTCCAAGACACTAAATTGGGAACCTTATTTTCTAGGTGGCTGACACAGTTTCTATTCATGTCTGAACCTGTCGTGGAATCCGAACAGAATGGGGATGAAGTTGAGAACTCAACTATTAGAAGAACTGTAGTTGATTTTCTGGAATGGTGGAAAAATAGAGCCCCAAGTTTACTAGGCGATCTTCCTGATTCGTTCTCCTATGTTGACAGCGGCACCGCTGAAAGTGTAGATATCGCTAATACGGAAAATCCAATCGCTTTGGCTTTGGCTTTGAGGCAAATTCGGAATAAGATTAACGAAGCTTTCAGGAACCACCAAAGAAGTTATTCGGAGATCCTCTCCGGAAAGAAATCGATTAATGAAACCTTGATGTATCGTGTCGCTAAATTTAAAGGTGTCCCAAGCGGAACGCCAATCCAGAACTACTATATCCCAAACATAGATGAAATCGATGTTTTGGACTTTATAGACACTCAAGTCAAATATGATCAAGAATATTCTTACCTAGTTTATGCCGAAAAGATGGTGATAGGTTCGAAATATCAATACGAAGCACTGACTTTTGAAAGAGAACCTAGAAGCACCTTGAGGGCTGCTAAATTAAGAGTGGATATTTTCCCTACCTTTAAAATAGTTGAGGTGCCATTGATCACGATTACCGGAAGAATTCTTGCCACCCCACCAGTCTATCCAGAAATAAATATTGTCCCTTTCAAGGGGGTGAAAGATCGGCTGTTATTCCATTTTCAGACAAATACAAACAGACTCCACGAGGTTCCCGTTATTTTACAAGACTCTGACAGAGGATTCTTTGACAATTTACAAGCATCTCATAATCTTCCTGCGGGCGCTCCCGTCGAATTTGAAACATTTTTGGAAGCTTCGAGATTCGAAATATATCGTACAACAAAGCCTCCTCAAAACTATAACGACTTCAAGGATTCGTTATTAACGACAATTACTACGGATGTTGATGCGACTACAAAACTCAAAGCTTCGTCGGCTGCCTATAAAATGAGTTTGAAACCTAACACAAAATACTATTTAACGTTTAGGACTATTGATAGAAATGGTGGTTTGTCAAATCCGTCACCTATTTACCAAGTAGAATTGTTTCACGAATCAGGGGTATCGTATCCTCTGATTCAAGAATATCAGTTTTCAGATATTGACAAATCCAAGATGACATCGAAAGCTATGAATAGAATGGTGTTGATCTCACCAAGAATAACCCAAATCTTTTTGAACGAAAAGGAATCCGGGTTGAAGCAGAACGGCCTTCTGGTTGATAGTGCGAAAAACAAGAACATCAAACTTGGCTTACAAGAAGATGCTCTGATAGAGAAAAGGTTCAAAATTCGAATCACTTCACGTTTGACTGGCAAAAAGGTCGATGTAAACATCGATTTCAAACAGAAACATAATGTGACAGAATTTGAAAGAGATATATAAATTCAAAACACTAATTAGATTATAGTGAAAGAGGTAAAAGCATGGGTTTCCTAGACAACAGTGGAGATATCATTTTAGACGCCGTTTTGACGGATACAGGTCGAAAAAGGCTAGCAAAAGGCGATGGCAGTTTCAGAATCGTAAAGTTTGCACTTGGCGACGACGAAATTAATTATGAACTGTATGACAAGAATCACGCAAGCGGTTCAGCATATTATGATTTAGAAGTCCTCCAGACTCCTGTTTTGGAATCTTTTACAAATAACACTTCGATGATGAAATCAAAATTGATTTCTATTCCGCGTGATAATCTGCTCTTTTTACCTGTCTTGAAGTTGAATGAAGTGTTTGATAATGCCACTAAGCGCCACGCTGATTCGAAGGCTTTTAATGTCGCCGTAAACTCTACTTCTGAAACGGAATTCGCAACCATCGGTTCAACTTCTTTGGATGGTGTTCTGTTTGGCGAAGATCCCGCTGGCGGTGGTAACTACATTCGCGTAGATCAGGGTTTAGACACAAGTCAAATTTCACCCGCTAGAGTATTAGATCCTCTGTTAGTGGAGACTCAATTCATAATTGAGATTGATTCTCGTTTTGGTTCCATTACTTCCCTAAGCGGCAAACGCGCTGACGTCTCGTTCATCGACGATGATTTAGTAGCTAGCTACTTCTTGAGTCTTGGGACTGATGCAGAATTTGTAATGGAGAATACAGACACTAGCACAACTAGTAATCAAACCATTGCAGGCCCTCGCGGCACAGTGTTAAAACTTAAGATTCAATCTAGTTTGGAACTCAATACGAGTGATTATTTATTCGATACTCTGGGTTCTACTGGGAATATGCTTGGTAAAACAGGCAATCCAGCTATTAAACTAATTGATTCGACCGTAAGAGTGACAGGGGCCAACACTGGCTACAGGATTGATATCCCTGTCCGATTCGTGAAGAAGCAGTGATAAAGAGGAAACATAATGGCTAATAGCTTCAAAAATTTAACAAGTAACGACGTAACAAACACCAGAACATTGCTTCATGAAGCAATCCCTATTACTGGTTCAATTGTTTCAGGCACCTATGGCGCTTTCCCCAACGACACCAGTGTCAAGAACTATGCTCACGGCATGTTTCAAAGTGTATACGACTACCCATACTTAAGCTCATCTGCAAATCAAATCTTTGATATCACTGTAGGTGTGAGCGCCGATTCAATCGCTTATTCTGCTGTATCTGTCCAGCAAGCAAAGAAAAAGAATATCTACAACCAGATGGCTCAAATTTTGGTGGGGCATGATAACACAGGTTCTATCCGAGCTTTCGACCAAGACGGTGATTTGAGTGGTGGCAGTAAATACAACGAATTGATCTTCATCAATTTCTCCAGACTTCTTGTCAAAGATGAAATTAAGAAGGGCTCTTTCGAAATGCAGCTTGGTGTTAGTGCAAGCTCAAATCAACCAATGCGTGACAGGATTAAAGTATTCGATTCAGGTGCGGCAAATTCCTATAAGGTGAATTCACCAGCGGGTGAATATGGGATTTTGTATGCAACAAACTCTGTCGGCACTCGTCTGTCTGGTGGTGGAGTCAACACGGAGAGACCGAAGGTTGGTTTGGTTTATTATCAAGCCGGCATTGTTGCTTTAAGTCCCGCCGTGTTCGAAGTCGGTAGCTACGGCATACTCTCCGGAAGTGCAACTATGACAGCTAAAAGTGGTTCGATGCTCGCAGTTCTCACTGGTTCTGAAATCTCTGGCACAGCCGACTCACTAAGAAATAGAATTTACAACATCTCGTTCAACAACACAACTGAATTGAATTCTACAATCTACTTTGTCCGCGCCGGCCATAACGAGTTTAATTACAGTTCAAACCCGACTTACCTAAGTTCTAGTCAAATCCGAGTTAAAAACAATGCAGTTGACCAGCCGCTTGCTTACTTTACGACCGTAGGACTGTATTCGGCGGACAATGAATTGCTAGCTGTTGCTAAGCTTTCTGAACCGCTCCGCAAGGATTCATCGCAAGAATATACGCTTCGCGTCAGATTGGATTATTGATTCACTTATAAGGAGTTCGAATGTCACTTTACAAGTTTGACAAAAACGATATCCTTCGAAATGTAATCAAGACTCACCCACAAAGTGAGTTTTTCATTTATAACTCGAAGATTTACATAAATAATGAAATGAATATCAGTGGGGCGTTCACTGGTTCTCAATTTGGTGCCCCAACAGGTTTTGTGAGTCTTTATGAATACAATGTTGACCGCAAGGAAACATCAACAGGTCGTGTGATTGGAACGGACGCCGCCCCCGACACTGGTTTGATTTATCCGTTTGTGGTTAAGAATAGTTCTCACACTTCGTTCAAGACAATGACTGACGAGGAATATGCTTCGAAGCCGTATGGTAGTTATCTATCGGGTAGTTATCGCCTGACTTCTTCCATTCGACGAAAGTATTTTCCAGCTAATCACTTAACTTCTTTGGGTGCTCAAAATGCATCAAAATTTATTGAAAACACTTCACTAGCCTCTCTGGCAGAACACGCTTTCAATATCAAGGGCACAATATCAGGTTCAGAGATATCGGCTTTAAAACAAACTCTTAACTTCTACACGAGGTTAAGCCCACATTATGCCTATTCTTCTTCGTTTGGCGATAAGAGTTTGCAGGTTGTAAACCTAATTTCAATTCCATCGATTGTATACGGCTCTTCAATTAAGAAAGGCACGGTGGATTTGAGGTTTTATATCACTGGTACTTTAGTAGGGAGACTTCAGGACACAAGACAGAACGGAGAGTTGATAGAAACCACGGGCTCTAGTGTTGATTCTATTGCTGGCGTCGTACTTTACAACGAAGGATTTCTGCTATTAACTGGAAGTTGGAACATGGGTTCAACAAGTAACTCAATCGACTTCATTGGGAATAACGTTTCAGGCGATAAATCTCAAGCCAAATGGATCTACTTTGGTGTTGGCGCTCAAGACAGCACGGCGTCCGCCGACAATGGTGGTTCATTAGCGCCCTCTAGGGCTTCTGCTAGCTGTCTGACGACGTTCCAGGGTACCCACTATGTCCCGACCCTCACCATGTTCGCACACGCCAAGAAGGGGCATCTGAACCACTCTAACAACCCCACCTATATTAAGTATGGGCAAAATACCACATTTACCAGTGGCACCTACTTTTTCAAGGAACCGGAGTTGGATATTAAGAATATCGTGAGTTCCTCTTACTCGACGGTCACCGCAAGTTTCGCGAAGCATACATATATTTCACAAGTCGGAATCTATGATGAACAGAAAAGACTAATTGCGGTTGCAAATGTTTCTAAACCGGTTAAGAAGACAGAGGAAAGAGATTTTACTTTTAAGTTGAAGATCGATTTATGATGAAAAAGATGCTGAATGAATGGAAACAGTATTTGCGAGAAGAGGAAGAGGATTGGAAGCCCTCTGGGGAGGAAATGATGTTCCCTGCGAAGTTTCTATTTTCCCATATGGGGGAATACAGAACAGAACAAAGGTGGAAAGACTTTGCGAAGCTTTCAGGCGAGGAGAAAATGAAGTGGGCTCGGTCGGTAAAACTCGACGAACCTGTTGAGATTACTGTTTTCTCTGATGGTACTTTCGGCCACGGCGATGGACATCATCGGGTTATGGCGGCGAAAATCTTGGATGTTGAAATACCCATTGTCATATCCAGAAACAAATTGAAAGACCGCGACCCCGAGTTGTGGACAGTTTGGCTCAACTCCGTCAGACAAGGAAAACACCCAAAAGAGTTAAATCCCGAAGGATATATTGTTCGCAGTTTGGAACAGTTTAGGCGCATGGAAAAGGAGCGTTAAAGTATGATCTTAGGGCTTGACATAAGTACAAGTATAACTGGGTACACCGTGATGGACGGTAAAGGAGCTATCGTCGAAAATGGTGCCTGGGATATGCGCAACAAAAGATATTTTGATGATCTCATGGACAAAGCCAAGTTTATTAAAGAGCAGTTAAAAGAGTTGTCGGTAACTTATTCAATAAAAGAAATCTACATTGAGAAGTCTTTACAGTCTTTCAGATCTGGATTCTCTTCTGCAAAAACATTGTCAACGCTTTCCAGCTTCAACGGAATCGTGAGTTGGATGTGCTATGAGGAATATGGGATGAAGGCCGAGTACATCGCCGCCACCACTGCCCGCAAATTATGCGGCATCAGGATTCCCAAAGGTCAAAAAGCGAAACAAGTTGTTTTGCAGTATTTACTTGACAACGAGCCCTCTTTCGTGATAAGTTATACAAGAGCGGGAAATCCTAAACCCGACTCTTACGATCGTGCTGACAGCATAGTGATCGCAAAAGCAGGGTTATGCAAGAAGAAAAACTAAAGATACTTAAAAACGTATTAGGGAATTTTTATCACAGCGGGCAGGAATGTTTATTTCACTGTCCGTTTTGTGATCATAGGAAAAAGAAACTTTCAATTAACCTGAAGAAATCAGTGTTTAAGTGCTGGACGTGTGGCGTCAGCGGCAAGAATCTTGGTTTCTTGGTTCGAAAGTTTGGCAACACTGACCAGAAAGTAGAATGGGGGAGATATGATCAGCATGTTGATTTGCTTGATTTTGATAATCTTTTTGGAGATACTGAAACGCTGGAAGCCAGAATAGTAAGACTCCCCGAAGAGTTTGTGAGTTTGGCGAATTTAAACGTCTCCTTATCGGCCCGAATGGCGCGGAAATATCTTTTCTCAAGAGGTCTGACTAAAGCAGACATTCTAAAATGGAAAATAGGATATGCTCCAAGCGGCGAGTATGCTGGTAGGATCATTGTACCTTCGTTCGATATCGAAGGAAAATTAAACTTCTTCGTATCGAGAACATACACAAAGCAATACCCGACTTACATGATTCCGGACGCAAGCAAAGACGTGATTTTCAACGAATTAACGATTGATTGGGAACGGGACATCACAATTGTGGAAGGGGTTTTTGATGCGATAAAAGCTGACAACTCGATCCCCCTGCTTGGATCCTCGCTTAAAAAAGAGAGTTACATATTGGAAAAGATTGCAGAGCACAAAAGCAACGTGTTCCTTGCTCTCGATCGCGATGCTCAAAAGAAGGCGCAAAGAATGATAAGACTATTTAATCTATATGGAATAGAAGTATCACAACTGGAACTGGGAAAGTACGACGACGTCGGCGAAATGTCCAAAGAGGAATTCCAGGGATTCAAGAATTCATCACAAATCATGGATTTTGAAAACTACTTAATTAGTAAGATTGGAGCACTATAGAATGAAAATAACTAAAGAGAAACTATTAACCATCATTCGTGAAGAAAAAGCAATCCTTGATCGGGAAGAAAAAGGCTTGTTAAACGAATCGACTTTAAACGAAGTAGATGTAGCAGATATGGACACTCTGGAAAAGTTGATGATTGTTGGTCGCGGGGTTTACAAGATGGTTGCGACATTGGGACTTCCAACGGCTTACGCAGTTTTCATGGTCTATGCTTTGGAAAGGGCAACAGGTAAGAGAATCCTCAATGATAAAGAGAGAGAGGAGCTTAAAGAAGAGAGTGAGGGTCAATTATGAAAATTAGCAAGACAACCCTAGAAGATTTAATTAAAGAAGAGTTTGATTCCCAATATTCAAAAAGTTCTAAATTGCAGAAACGCTTTGAAATACAGGTGGGGAAACTGCTGGACAGAATTCATTCAATCGGAACACGGTACGCGGATTCTTTAACATCCAAATTTTCAGGCACTCGCGTTAAAATCGATACTCGTAAAACAGATTATTTGCGTAAACTTCACGATCGCGCTCATTCCGCTACGGTTACCTGGGAAGGAACTATCGAGAAGATTGACTTCGATATTGAACAGATGCACGATGCTACGGAGATCGTTCTTTTTGCGACTGTCGTTTTAGATGAAATCCACGCCCAAGCTTTGGGAATGAATAAGATCGCCGTTGATACTAGGGGACTAAGCTTGTGAAGTTTAAGAAAGCAGATATAAAAAAGATCATTAAAGAAGAATTCCGAACAATTCTCCGAGAAGACAAACAAGCAGATACTTATCGCATGGCCGAAGTAATGGATGAATTATCTTCTATTATTGAACGATGGGACGAATCCCACCCTTATACAATTGAAATCAGACGAATCATTGAATTGTGGTCGTGACTTGCCAAGATGGTGTGAACGTGTTACATTATATAGATGAAAGAGATCAAGGAGGGGGCACTCTGCACGGTTAGGTTCGTGGAGGGTGGTCTCTATACAGAAGAAATAGGCGTCGTAATGGCTGAATTGAAGAGGGTTAGACCTTTCGATGAAAGTCGATACGATGTTTTCGTGGTTAGGCTAAAGAAAAATATGAAGTTCCCACGTCGTTATTTACATATGATGGAGTAATGTTGAAGCTAGCACACCTAAGTGACACCCATATCCGGAATTACAAATATCACAAAGAATATAGAATGATATTTGACCAAATATACAATATTTTGAGGGAAGAAGAGCCCGATTATATCGTCCATTGTGGCGATTTGGCACACACAAAGACTCAATTATCACCAGAATACTTCGATTTAGCGGCGGATCTCCTTCGAAAGTTGGCAGATATAGCGCCTTTGATCATCATTCCGGGTAATCATGATGGCAATTTGAAGAATGGTCATCGCCAAGATGCCATTACACCGATCGTTTCCGCATTGGAGCATGACAATATCCACTTCCAGAAGAAATCGGGTGAATATTCGCCTGATGGTATTATTTCTTTTAATGTGTTGTCGGTGTTTGATGAAGAGAATTGGAAGAAGCCGAGTGATCCGAGCAAGATTAACATCGCCCTGTATCATGGAGCCATTTCTGGTGTCAAAACTGACATCGGCTATATTATGGAACATGGTGATCACCCTGTCGACATCTTCGCCGATCATGATTTTGCATTTTTGGGGGACATTCACAAGACAAATCAGATTGTTGACACTGAAGGGAAATGTAGATATCCCGGTTCGACTGTGCAACAGAACTTTGGCGAGACTAACGACAAGGGGTTGTTGATTTGGGAGATCAAGACAAAAGAAGATTTTACATGCCGCCACATCGCCGTGTCGAATCCGAAACCATTTGTTTCAATCCCGTTGACACCGAAGGGACGCCTGCCTCGTAAGCTGTCAATCCCACTCGGAGCGAGAATAAGAATAGTCTCGGAAACAAACACCTCTCTTGATGTAATCAAACGTGCTGTTGATGTTGTTAAACATAAGTTCAAGCCAGAAAGCGTGGCCTATCTAAATCGAGCTTCAAATCGAGTAGACGTTTCCAAAAGCATTTCAGATGTTGAGCACTTGAATCTTCGCGATGCAGCAGTTCAAGAGAAATTGATTCGCGAATACTTGGGCGATTATGAGGTCGAAGAGAACTTGATTGCCGAAGTCCTCGAATTGAACAGGAAATATGCCAAAATTGCCGAGGAAGGTGAGGAGATTTCTAGAAATATCAATTGGGAAATTAATGATCTAGAATGGGACACTCTTTTTAATTATGGGGAAGGCAATGCACTGGACTTCACGAAATTGAACGGCATCGTTGGATTGTTTGGAAAGAACTTTTCGGGTAAATCCAGTGTTGTTGACAGCCTTCTATACACCCTCTTCAACACGACGTCGAAGAACGAAAGAAAGAACTTGAATGTAATTAATCAAGCCCACGACGAAGGCTCTGGTACGGTCTCCATTTCCGTTGGGAACGAAAGATATTACATATCTCGTCAGTCAGCTAAATACACAAAGAAGCTCAAAGGGGAAACAACCCTGGAGGCAAAGACTGAATTAGAATTTTACAAGATTGATGAGAACGGCGAGGTTGTAAGTTTGAATGGTCTGACGAGGAATGATACTGACAAGAATATTCGTAAAATGTTTGGCTCAAGTGAGGACTTCATGTACACAAGTATGTCGACTCAATTGGATAGTCTCGCATTCATTCGGGAAGGTTCTACTAAAAGGAAAGAGATTCTTGCCAAATTCTTAGATTTGGAGATCTTCGAAAAGAAGTTCAGATTGTCCAAAGAAGATTCGGTCGACATTCGCGGCGCTTTAAAAAGGTTAGAAGATCGAGATTATGATGAAGAGATAAACGAAGTCGAAGAAGAGATTCTTAAAAAAGCTTCCGCTCTAGAACATCAAGAGGGTCTTTGTGCAGAACACAAGACACTTCTGGAAGAACTGTCAAATGAGTTGAGTATCGTGGAACAGAAGATCAATAATGCTCCAACGAAGATTATTGACATTCATTCGATTCGTACTCAAATCAAAGATTCAGAGATAAGTGTATCCTCTATGAAAGACCAAAACAGAACTTTTGAGCAGGAAATAGAAGATTCAGAAGAAATACTCCTGAAGGCTAAAAAGTCTATTTCTGAAATCGATCACGAAGAGATGTATAGGAAGGTTGAGATCCTTGATGCAAGGGGGGACGCTTTTGATACGTTGCGAGATTCGATTATTGAACTGGAAGAGCGCCTTGAAAGAAAGAAAAAGAAGAAGAAAATTCTTTCCCAAGTGCCTTGTGGGGATAAGTTTCCAACCTGTAAATTCATCCGTGATGCGGTGGTGGCTGAAACTCACATCCCAGATATCAAAAAATCTATTCACACAAAGACTCTAGAAATGCGCGAACTAGCTGTTGAGCTTTTTAGTGAGGAGCAGCCGCGCCTCAAGGTAGAACAATACGAGGCATTGGTGAATATCGAGACCAAAGAAGAAAAGACTTTGAGTGAAACAAGGTTGGGTGTTGAAAGAAACATATCAAAAATCCTTCAGCTAAATTCCGTTCTCAAAGGTTTGAAGACAGAAGAACAGGAATATGAAGTAAACAAAGAAGTGATTGAGAATTACGAAGCCTTAGTTATGAAGAAAGAGTTTCTTTCAAATCAGACTGAACAATGTCAAGACAATTTGGAAAACTGTGATAAAGAGATTTTGAAACTTCATCGCGAAGGTGGTTCGCTATCACAGAAACTTGAAAACCTTAAAGAATTGAAGAAAGAGTATCATACACTCCAGACTGAATTTGCTGCCTATGATTTGTTCATGCGTTGCATGCATAGTAATGGAATTGCATACGATATCATTAAAAAGAATCTGCCAATCTTGAATCAAGAGATCGCGAAGATTCTTGCTAACTTGACCGACTTTGAAGTCTTCTTTGAGGAGAATGGCAATCGTTTGGACATCTTTATTAAACATCCAAAATATGAACCAAGAGCTTTATCTATGGCGTCTGGTGCTGAAAAGACAATGGCAGCTATGGCAATTCGTTTAGCCTTGTTGACTGTCTCAAGTTTGCCGACTTCCAACGTAATGATTCTCGATGAACCGGGTGTTTTCTTGGACGAGGAACACCTTCAGTCGTTTTCTCAAATGCTGGAAATGATTAAAACAAAATTTAAGATCGTTATTCTTATTTCTCATCTGGAGAGTTTGAAAGACGTTGTTGATATGACGATCGATATAACCAAAAAAAATGGATATGCGTTCATACAACAGTAATTACTGTATGGGAGGTTTTATCCTTATGGAAGAAACGCAAATTGAAAAAGTCATCGCACAGGATGGCGTATTAGACAGGGTTCTAGAAAAAGTAATATCAAGAAAGCTGTTAGTGTGGACTGTCGCAACCGTATTTATGGGGCTACAATTTATCACTGGTGCTGAATGGATTCAAATCTGTTTGCTTTACATAGGTATTCAAGGTCTGGCTGACATGGTTATTGAATACAGAAGGGCAATGTAAACAGTGATTACTTGGCTGACTTTCAAAGCTTTTTCAAAGAAAGTTTTTGCATGGCTCAAAGTATATTGGTACGTCCCGATTGTTGTTACAGTCGGGGCGCTTTTTGCTTGGGTTTTGCAAGATCAGAAGGCGATGAAAAGGGTTTTAAAAGTTATGGAGGCTGCTTCATCTGCATATGAAAAAGAGAGAGAAGTGATCGAGGACACACACAAGAAAGAGCTTGATGGAATCTCTAGAATTCAAGAACAGAAAAAACTCAAACAACAAGAACTTCTCAAGAAAAGGGAGAGGGAAGTTAAAGAAGCTCTTGACAAAAAGGCTGAACGGGTTAAGATATTAGAGAAGGAATTTGGAAAAGATTCTGATATTATGAAGAAAATTCTGGAGGAAGAATTTGGTTTTCATGAAATCAATTAAAGAGTTGCTGATAGTTGCTACATTGATGTTCCCAACGGCAGCGTATGGCCAAGACTATAGGGTATTTGAGCAGGGTGAAGAAGCTCCGGAAAAAGGGTTTTTCTTCAGTGAGGATTCGTTTGCTAATTTACTGGCAAAAATACAAGCAGATAAAGAGACCGCTCTTTCTTTGCAGGAAACAGAGCTTGGCTTTAAACATCATCTTGAGACGCTCGATCTAAAAGAGCAGGTTGAACTTACAACTTTGCGTTTAGACATTCAGGTTGAAAGAAGTAATGAGATTCTTGCAATCAAACAAGAACATCTTGAGAGATTGGAGGAACTAGCTTTAAAGAGACGCCCTGATTGGGTTGTGCCTGTTGCGGTTATCGGAACCGCCTTGGCAACTGCCGGTTTGAGCGTTGGTGTTGCTTATGCTGTGTCAGACGCGGTTAAATAATGGGCACCTACGGAACTAACAATACTCATAATATTGCACGCCTTGAGCACGCAATTCAAGAGAAGTATGGGCCTGATGCCATAAAGACTCCAACTTCAGAATGGGGCGAAGAGAAAGAGAAGAAGTTTTTAGAACAATCTAAAACTCTAAACAAGAAGCTTCAAAAATCTATGGAGAAGGATGAACGCCAAGAGACAGACGGCGTTTTAATTTCGAAAAAACTACTTAGTAGAGAAGCTGAAGAGAGAATTTGCCCGGTTTGCAATAAATATTCTTTTGACACGAAAGACAGCGTTTATATGAACAAGTTTGAGTGTTGCAGGATGTGTTATATCCAATGGGTAGAGGATCGAGAAAAACGCTGGAAATCTGGCTGGCGGCCAAGTAAAGAGGAATAAAACAAAATGTCAACTTTAGATATTATTAGAGGAATCGCACAAGCTGCTGCTAACGCATATGACGGCGCGCTTGACGACAAAGGCGAGAAATTAGAAATCGGACTCAAGAGAGACGAGGGTCATGCAATTTTGGACTCCCGTGTTATTGATGGGTTTGTTGTTTCTTTTCATGGAAATATGCTTTGCTTGAAATACCAAGCAGAATGCAAGATTTCCGAAGTCCACAAGCCTGGGTTTGAAGACGATGTTAATCAGCGTCTTGCAAGCATTGTCAAGTTCCTTAAAAAAGAATACAAGAAGATTACTAGCGACAGTCTTAGTTTGAAGATGGAAGATGAGCCTGTGATTAATGTTCAATACATTTCCAGAGTCCGTACAGATATTCAAGCACACTGTTTTTATGTAATCGGAAATATTGATAGCGAGCCGATCAAGGGTGAATCCCGCGATTCAATCGAATCAAGCTTTAAGAGTTTTGTCGAACAGGGTGGTTGGGGCGGCAAGAAAGCTCCAAACGATACTAGAAAAGGCTGATGGCAAGACTAACTAAAAAACAAACAGCCCACGAGCTAATGAAGTGCGGTAAAGATCCCGCCTACTTCATCAAGAACTATGTGAGGATTTCCCACCCAACTCGTGGTGTCATTCCTTTTAACTTATTCCCGTTTCAGGAAGATGTTATTCATGAGTTTGGTAATCATCGTTTCAATATTGCGCTGAAGGCACGCCAGCTTGGCCTGTCCACCACAGTCGCAGGGTATGCCCTGTGGATGCTTTTGTTTTATAGAGACAAAAACATTCTGGTTGTCGCCACAAAGCGAGATACTGCCGGTAACTTGTTGAAGAAAGTTCGCCAAATGTATGACCGCCTTCCAAAGTGGATGAAGATTTCAGATATTGCAATCGATAACAGGTATGAATTCAGATTAAAGAATGGCTCTGAAATGAAGGCATCAGCAAGCTCTAGTGACGCCGGACGTTCCGAAGCACTCTCGATGCTCATCGTGGACGAAGCGGCCCACGTAGACGGCCTAGATGACCTGTGGGCTGCTCTTTATCCTACCTTGTCGACTGGTGGGCGTTGTATCGCCCTTTCCACTCCGAATGGCGTTGGCAACTGGTTTCACAGGAATTATACGTCCGCCGAAAACGGCGTAAACGTTTTCAACCCAATCAAACTACTTTGGAATATCCACCCAGAACGTGATCAATCTTGGTTCGAAAACGAAACCAGAAACATGCCCCCTCGCCAGATTGCACAAGAGCTTGAATGCTCCTTCAATGCTTCTGGCGATACTGTTATCAGTCCGAAAGATATTGCACATTTGTTTGAAATGACCAAAGAACCAGAATACAAAACCGGCTTTGATCACAATTTATGGATTTGGGAAAACAGAATAGAAGAGTTTACTTACTTCATATGTGCCGACGTTGCGAGAGGTGATGGAAATGATAGTTCCGTTTTCCACGTTGTCAAAGCAGAAAAGATGGAAATTGTTGCAGAGTATCAAGGCAAACCTTCTTTGAGTGATTTCTCACACTTGCTGGCGAGCACCGGCAAAGAATATGGTAACTGCCTACTTGTGGTTGAGGTTAACAATCTTGGTATTTCTGTCATCGAAAAGCTGCAAGAATTAGAATACCCAAACATGTATTATGCGGCCAAGTCGACTCACGAATATGTTGAAAGCCATATGGCGGCTCACACAAGTAATGTAGTTCCAGGTTTTACTACATCATCCAAGACGCGCCCGCTGATTATCGCAAAGATGGAAGAATTCATTAGAAACCGAATGGTGAAATCCTATTCATCTAGGTTTGTCGATGAAATCAAGACATTCATTTGGCAAAACGGAAAACCACAAGCAATGCGCTCATATCACGACGATTTGATCATGGCTTTTGCAATTGCGTGCTGGGTCCGCGATACGGCAATCACTGTCAACAAAACTGAAATAGAATACCAGAAAGCAATGGTTATGTCTATTGGTCGAACTGAAAGAAAAATACACACTACGATTCCTGGCCAGACCGGTCACATCTATCGTGGTGGTGTTTCTGAAAAGGCGTATGCCGAAAGAGAAAAGTATCGTAAATTCATTTGGTTACTGAAGGGTTAATATAAATGGCAAGAGGAAGAAATACGAGAAATCCAAGGTCAGAGCTATACAAACAACTTACAAGGTTGTTCTCTGGTCCCATGGTCAACAGGAGAAGTCAAACTGGTCGCCGTTTACGTCGTCACCAATTAGACAAGTTTGCATCACGTTTCCGTTCTGCAAGTGGGCAGCAGTTTACTCGTTCTACATATTTCCCATTCCAGAACATGCAGCACTCAATGATCAACAACCATAGCCGTGCAGAACGGTATACTGATTTTGATCAAATGGAGTACACACCAGAGATTGCGTCTGCCTTGGATATTTATGCAGACGAAATGACAACCCACTCTTCATTGCAACCAATGCTTAATGTCAAGTGTTCAAACGAAGAGATTAAAGCTGTCTTATATTCCCTGTACCACAACATCATGAACGTTGAGCATAACTTATTCGGCTGGTGTCGAACAATGTGTAAGTATGGTGACTTCTTTTTGTATTTGGATATCGAAGAAAACAAGGGGATCATCAAAACTATTGGCCTTCCTTCACACGAAGTCGAAAGAATAGAAGGCGAGGACAAAGAAAATCCGAACTATATTCAGTTCCAATGGAATTCAGGCGGCCTGACGCTTGAGAATTGGCAGTTAGCTCATTTTCGTATTTTAGGAAATGACAAATATGTCCCTTATGGTTCCTCTGTTCTGGAAGCGTCTCGTCGTATCTGGAGACAGCTAACGCTTCTTGAGGACGCAATGATGGCTTATCGTATCGTTCGCTCGCCTGAAAGAAGAGTTTTCTATATTGATGTTGGCTCTATTGCTCCTGCTGAAGTTGAGCAGTACATGCAAAAAGTTATCACTCAAATGAAAAGAGGATCCATTGTTGATGAACAAACTGGCCGAGTTGACTTGCGCTACAACCCTCTTGGTGTAGAAGAAGATTTCTACATTCCAGTTAGAGGCGACACTAGTTCAAAAATTGAAACACTCCCCGGCGGCTCATTTACTGGTGATATCGATGACGTTGAATACTTGAGGGACAAGTTGTTCTCTGCTCTGAAGATTCCTGCTTCTTACATTTCAAGAGGCGCTGGCGCAGAAGAGGACAAAACAACATTAGCTCAAAAGGATATCCGTTTCGCAAGAACGATCCAAAGACTTCAAAGGGCGGTCGTTTCAGAGTTGGAAAAGATTGGCATCATTCACCTCTATACAATGGGTTTCAAGGGCGATGATTTACTATCATTCAAATTGAGTTTGAATAACCCATCGAAGATTGCAGAACTCCAAGAGTTGGAACACTGGAACACTAAGTTCGATGTTGCAGCAGCAGCAACAGAAGGATTCTTCTCTAGAAGATGGGTTGCAGAACACTTGTTTAATATGTCTAATGAAGAGTTCTTACGCAACCAGAGAGAGCTATTCTATGATCGTAAGTTCGATGCCAACTTGGCAGCCGTCGCAGAAATGGAACAAGAGAGTGCGGCAGGCGGCCTTGGCGGCCTTGGTGGTATGGGAGGTGGCGCTGGCGATATCGGTGATATCGGCGACCTTGGTGATTTAGGGGACGAATTAGGGCTTGGCTCCGGTGCTGGTGACGCCCCCGACCTAGACGTGGGCGGTGATGATGATAGCGTTCTTTTGGCGACACCCGATGACGAAGGTCCGTTACAGGAAGCGGAGCCCAACGAAGGCGACGAGTATACACGCCCCGGCTGGAAAGGTAAGACTCACAAAAAGACGAAAGGAAATCCAGGTTCGAAAGCAAGGAAGAAGAACTACAAAGCTGCGTATTCTCGTGAAAAAGCCTCTCCCACTAGAAGGAACACTCACCACGGATATAACGAATTGAATTCCTTGGTTCAAGGGCTTTATGAAGGTCGGACAGCTAATTATATTATTGATGAAGAAGAAGGTGAGATTTTGAATGCCCAATCGGACTTCAATAGATTAATCGAAGGGATGGAGAAGTTCAATTCAACGGAGAACCAAGAATGAAGCTTAAGCATAATAAAAAAAGAAATACCGCTTTTTTGTTTGAAGCGTTGATTCGCGAAATGGCCAAGACGGTTCTTTCCGAAAAGAAGGACGTGCGCGAGAAGATTAAAACAATCTTGAAAGAGCATTTTAAGAAAGGCTCCCTTCTGCATACAGAGCTTGGGCTTTATAAAACCATTTATGAAACCAGGGGCGCAGATCTCTACACAGCCGAAAGACTTGTACAAGAAGTTCAGAAATCTCACGGTGCAATGAGTAAAAAGGATTTGTTCAACGAACAGTCTGTCTTGATAAACGAAATCAACAAAACAGTAACTGCTGAAGTTTATAACAACTTTGTCCCAAGTTATAAAGGTTTGGCAACAATTAATCAACTCTTTCAAGAGGGGTTGAAGCCAAAACAAAGGGTCGCTCTGGAAAGAAAACTGATTCGGTCTATGATCACTAGAGACAACTCGTCACACGAGCTTCAAGAAATGGCCCACACCGATAGTTTGGTTTATAACTCGTTTGTCAAAAGATTCAACGAGACATACGACACCTCACTTCTTTCTGAACAGAAAGAGTTGTTGAACAAGTACATCATGTCTGTCGGGGATAATGGATTGCAATTTAAGGTTTACTTGAATTCTCAAATCGGAACCTTGAAAGAAAGGGTAGAAGAAGCGTTCTCTTTGGAAGAAATCAAGGACAGTGAAATCCTCCAAGAACGTTTGGGACAAGTAAGAGACAGATTGGATTCTTTTTCGACGAAGAGAATTGATTCTGAAATGATAGAGAATGTTCTGAAGATTCAGAATCTTGTTAAGGAACTATACGACTGATGGCAATCAATATTCATGTTGGTGATTCGCCGCCACCCGAAGAGGTGGAGCAGATTGAACAGAAGCCAATTGCAAAAATACAACTCAAAATAAGAAAGACTCTCGACGGCGATATCATGATCTTCGATCATGCAGACATCGATATTGTGGTTATGCCTGAAAAGATGAAGCTTATAGCTTTTGCGAAAGACGTGACAAGTGAATTTGTATATGGAGCCGAAAATAGAATGTTTCAGTTTCTTAGCAAAAAAGGTATTATCGATCCAGCCACGGTTCAAGGCGGAAACATATATGGTTCTATAGAAGGTATGATAAGAACGTCTGATGAATTGCATCCGATTAAAATACTACTTCTCAATATCTCAAAGTTCATTGACGAAGAGCGTCCATATTTTGAGTTCGTTGAAGACTATGAAGAAATGCAGACCGACCGCTTCGTTGATCCTGATGCAGAGGAGTCGACGGAACTCGGCGAAGTTCCACATAAGAAACAGAAAGGTCACTTGCGTCCCGGTGGTGGAGCAAATGGTACTTACTGGCAATCATATACATATTGAGAAATAGAAATGAAAAAACTACCGGATGGTAAGCATTGAGGTATTTGTGGATTTAATTTGGTTCATTCTGTCGTCAACAGGCTTGACAACACTTCTCGTATATGCTACAATTTTTGACCCTATCCGCCCATCGAAAGAATGGTTGAATGGATGGGGTCATTTATTTCACTGCCCCTTATGTTTAGGTTTTTGGGCAGGTATATTTATGTTTGCCGTTAACCCTTGGACGGAACTATTTACTTTTGACTACACTGTCACAAACAGTTTGATATGTGGCTGTGTTAGTTCTTTGAGTGCGTATGCATTCAATGTTATGCTGGGAGACGAAGGTTTAAACATGGTACTTAAAGGAGGTGATCATGACAACTTTAATTCAAACAGTTAGATGGGGCTTAATGCCCGTTCGTAGATGCTGCAAAGGTTCGTAACTTAGAGGTAACTTTTAATGTCAGGAAAAGTATTATTACGTGAATTTTATGCTCTGTGCGACGGCGGCGTGTGTCAGGACTATTTGACTGAATCTGAAAAGATGGAAATGTCGAATGGAACTGGCTTTTACATGACCGGTGTTATGCAAAGAGCAGATCTGAAAAATGGGAACGGTAGAGTGTATCCGAGAAAAGTTCTAGAACGTGAAATCGAAAACTATAAAAGGTTAGTAGAAGAACGTAGAGCTTTGGGAGAACTAGACCATCCAGACGATCCCGTTATCAATTTACGCAATACTTCTCATCTTGTCACCAAAATTTGGTGGGAAGGAAACGACGTTAAAGGTAAGGTGAAAGTCCTTAACACTCCTTCGGGTAAAGTGTTACAAGAGCTTGCCAAGTCTGGTGTTACATTAGGAATATCTTCACGGGGCTTAGGCTCCACAAGTCAGGGGCACAATGGTCTGATGGTGGAAGATGATTTCCAATTAATTTGTTTTGACTTTGTATCCGAACCTTCTACTCCCGGCGCTTTCATGATGAAAGAAGTAAAAGATGGATACCCAATTGAAAAGTCTGATCGTATTTTCCGTGCACTCAATGAGGTAATCAAGAAGTGAAAATTACAAAAGAGAAATTGAAGAAAGTGATTTTAGAGGCATACAATACTCAAATGACTCATTCAGATGCATCTGATTTGAAAGATGTGGCCAGAGCGATCAAAAGAGTTTTGGAAAGCGAGAACTTGTCCCCTCAAGGCCAAGAGGATATGACAATAGCTTTCGAAATGATTAAAAGAGTGTTGAACAGTGCACATTATGCTAGGACAAGATAACTAAATGAACAAGAAACAATTGAAAGAAATCATGAGACCCCTTGTCAAAGAACTCATGATGGAAGCGTTGATTCAGGAAGGGTTGTTGTCGAACATTGTTTCAGAAGTGAATAAAGGTCTCCGCGAAAGCGACGATCGCTTAATCAGAGCACACGCTTCAGAAACAATGCCAGAAAGAGACAATACCGAGACGGTCAGTGAACCGGCTCGTTTGCCTCGCAAGAAAAGTAAAAGAAACGATCTCCAAGAGCAAAGACAAAGAATGCTTAAGGAGATGTCAGAAAGTGCATATGGCGGCGTAGATATATTTGAAGGCGTCGATCCCATACCGCAGCAAGGCACTGGTCAGCAGTCGAAGTTCGGAGCCTTGAGAGACCGAGACCCTAATGATTCTGGCATTGATTTGTCACAATTTGGTTTTTGAAAGACTAATTATGAGAGAAAAGGAAAACAACAATGGGTGACAACGATTTTAAACACTACAATGTCGGCCTTCATAACGTCGGTTCTTATCAAACTTCTGGTTGGCCATGGATCACTGGTTCAACCGGCCATGCGGCTAATTCAGAAATAAAGTATGAATTCCCAAGTGTGGCAAAAGCAGTGACTGTGATCAACAAATCTAATCAAAGCATTCAGATTCACTTTGCTCCCGCCTCCGCTGGTAATCCGATTACAGGTTTGCACTACGTCTCACTCGACAGCGATGAAGATAAGATCGTATTGAATGTCAAATGCAAAGAGATTTATATCACGGCTCCAAACACTGGTTCATCTAGAAGTTATGAAATCATTGCAGAAATGACAAACATCAACGCAGACCGAATGTACATTCTTACTGGGTCTGGTGTGACAGATTGACGTCTAATTTCAAAATTGCTTACGATGCTGACAGAAGAGTTGATACACCTGTTGCGGTAACAATATTGGCCAGAACAGGAAGCTTAACAGTTGGCAAAGTTGATATATACACACCCTATGTAGAAACAGAATAAAAGAGGTAAGATGAGTTACAAGAGGAATTATAGGAACCACGATCGCAGAAGAGAATATACTCCGGTTCCTGAAAGTAGACGGCCTTCGAATTTAACAGTCGTTGTCCACGAAGGTGAATTTCCAGAAAGAGCAATTAAAAGGTTCTTGAAAAAGTGCAAAAAGAATAGAATCTTAGATGATTATCGGAAGCATGAATATTATGAAAAGCCTTCGGTTAAAAGAAAAAGGGCCGCTCATAAACGAAAGAGAACCCTTGATAAATTGAGGGCCAAAGAAGGTACCTGAAAGGGTGCCTTTTCTTTTTGGCCGAAAACGGGAACTTCAACTTTCCAAATACTAATTAAATCTGTATAAAAGGGTGTACCATATATGTCTTCTATGTTAGAACAAGCAATTATTGACGCAGACTCATTACGAGAAACAGCTATTCGCAGTGCGAAGAGAATTGTTCTGGAAGAGCATGCAAGCGAAATTAAGAACATTGTCGAGGGTCTTTTAGAGGCTGACGAAGAAAAGGGTTCTGGATTGGATGCTCTTGCTGATTTGACTGGCGAGGACTCGCTTGAAGATTCGGGTGCAACCGAAGATGTAGAAGGGATCCCCCAGGCGGCAGCCGGAACCGAACGGTTGTGCCCATGCCCAGATAACGATGAAGAAGTGGAATTAGAATTTACACTTGACGATTTGAAGAAAATGGCTGGAGAGATTGAGGGTGGCGAACCGGTCCCTCATGAAGAGTTGGTAGACAACGAAGAGCCAATGATGCAAGAAGAGTTAGATTTAGAATTAGACTTAGACTCTACGGAAGAAGTGGAAGAGGCTTGTGGGACCTACGAAGAAGCTCGTGGAACCTATGAAGAAGCTCGTGGAACCTACGAAGAAGAATTGGAGCTTGAGGGTTTGGATGAGGCAGAACTTCGACGAATGGTCGAAGAGTTGGTGGTCGACATTGAACCAAAGAATTCTGGCTGGGCAGGAACCCCAGAAAGTCATATGGAAGAATATGAAGAAATGGCATTGGCACAAGCCGCCGACGCCGAACACAAAGAGGAGAACGATGAATTGAAAAAGACCGTCGACTCTTTGGAAGAACAACTTACTGTTGCATTACGCAACAATAACAAACTTTCTGAAACCATTAATTTGGTGAAGGAACGCTTTGGCAAGATTACTCTCGCCAACGCGAGGCTCTTGTACGAAAATCGTATACTTAATAACAACTCGTTGAATGAGAAACAAAAAGATAGAATTGTTGAAGCTATTAAGTTGTCGGATTCTGTAGAAGAGGCGAAGGTCATTTATGAGACTCTTCAAAGTGCGGTGGGTTCTCGAAAGAGGACTGTTGAATCACTGAACGAAGCAATAGTTAGACCTTCACATACTGCACGCCGTGCAAAGCCTGTGACAAACGAAAAAGAGGATTCTCTCCGTAGTCATTGGCAGACATTGGCCGGTATAAAGAAAGACTAATTAAATATTTTTAGGAGAAAATGAAACTTATGTCTATACTAGGAAAATTAACAGAAGGTATTGAACGTCGGGATCTCCAAAAAGAAGGTGCAAAATTGCTTAACAAGTGGGAACGCACCGGGCTTTTGGAAGGAATGAAAGGCGATCATGCTCGTGCCTCGATGGCACAGTTGCTTGAAAATCAGGCAAAACAGTTGTTGCAGGAAACTTCCTCAATGGCTGCGGGAGACGTGGAAGGCTTTGCCTCTGTAGCGTTCCCATTGGTGCGCCGTGTATTCGGTGGCCTATTGGCAAACGACCTTGTGTCGGTTCAGCCTATGAGTCTCCCATCGGGACTTATCTTCTTCCTCGACTTTACTGTCTCGGATGAGACAGGTACTCGTCTTTCGTATGAAAGCGGTGACTCGTTGTACGGCGGCGGTGTTGTGGCCAAGCAGATCACTGGTGGTGTTGACCTGACAGGCGAAAACGCAGAAGATTCAGGTTATAACTTAAATAACGGTTATGCCTCACCAACTGGCTCTGGCACAGTGGCTATTACAGCCCACGACTCTGGTACATTCGGTGTTAACACTGAAGGTTCAGCGAATGGTTGGCAAACAATCACTGCTGACACAGCAAACAAGTTGATGCGTTGGGATCCGGACTTGAATTCTGGTTCAACTAAAGTTGCTATCGGTAAGGTTCAGCTTTCAAGCCTAGCCCAGTTCGATAGTGCAAACTTGGTCAACTTGGTTGTCACTCTAACTGGTACCCCCGCTGGAGCGACACAGGTTCGCCGTTTGACCCAGTTCAGTGGTACTACCAAGACACACGCTTTGGTGTTCTTTAAGGCTGATGGTGCTACGCTTACCCAGCTTTCTGGTGCTGTCACGGGCTCCAAGACTATGAATTGGGCAGAAGTCGATGACTTCACTGCTGGCGGTGCAACCGGCGCTGTTGTTGGTACCACGGTTTGGGGCTTGGAAAACGAAGCCAACATTCCAGAGATCGATATCAAGGTTGATTCAGTCTCGGTCACCACACAGACCAAAAAGCTCAAAGCTAAGTGGACACCTGAACTTGGTCAGGATTTGAACGCATACCATAACTTGGATGCAGAGGTTGAGTTGACATCTATTCTTTCCGAGCAGATTGCACTTGAAATCGACCGCGAAATCCTTGAAGACCTCTTGAAGTTAGCCCAGGCTGGAACTTTTTATTGGTCACGCTCCCCAGGCATGTTCCTGAACAGAACAACTGGCGCAGAGATTGGTGCTTCTACCGCTGCTCCAGACTTCACAGGAACCGTATCCGAATGGTATGAGACTCTCATTGAAACAATTAACGATGTGTCTGCACAGATTCATCGTAAGACCTTGAGAGGCGGTGCTAACTTCGTGGTATGTGGTCCAGAAGTTGCCAATATTCTTGAATTCACTGCTGGATTCCGCGCAAGCGTGACCGCAGATGACGATAGAGGGACCATTGGTGCCGTCAACGTCGGCTCGCTTTCGAAGAAATTCGAAGTCTATGTTGATCCATACTTCCCGCGTAACGTGATTCTGGTCGGGCGCAAGGGTGGTAGCTTCCTCGAAAGTGGATATGTCTACGCTCCGTATGTGCCACTTCAGGTTACACCAACAATCTTCGGTGTTGAAGACTTCGTGCCTCGCAAGGGTGTCATGACTCGCTACGCCAAGAAGATGGTTCGTCCTGATATGTATGGTGTGGTTGTTGTCCGTGGCTTGCTTGGTGAGACCGGAAGCTGATAGCAACTAGCTAGTTCTTTTAAACCCCGTACCCTTTGGTGCGGGGTTTTTTTTATGTTTCGGAGACGGAAAACTATTTAGTTTGTACAGTAGGAAACCATATTTATGCCAGCAAGACCAGTATTAGATCCAATACAACAATCAAGCCTTTCCATACTCCCCGAAACGGGGTCTACAGCCACGACTGGTGCCGGTGCTGGTAATACCTCCAACTATCCGTTTGGAATGTATGTAGACACCAACCACGCCCTCTATGACGCGAATTTCATATCAGGTGCGGCTGACCAAGTCACATACGTGTATCGCAAGCTTGGTGGTGACGTCCTTGACATTGAATTAAAGCAAGAAAGCGTATATTCTTCTTACGAAGAAGCTGTTTTAGAGTATTCATACCTAATCAACCTTCATCAAAGCAAGAATGCACTTTCTGATTTTCTTGGTCATGCGACTGGTACATTTGATCAAGATGGGCAGTTGAAAACAACTTTAAGCTCATCGAATGTTAATCTAAGGTATCCTAAATTTGAATTCCGTTCCGCAAAAAGGGTTGCTCTTGGTGTTGCCACCGAAGCCCAGGTTGGTGGTACACAGACATTCTATTCAGCTTCATTCCTTTTGGTTGCTGGACAGCAAGATTATAACTTACAAACAGTCGTTTCAAGTAATGCTGCTGGCACCGAACCGGCAACTGGTAACGCTCCAAAATATGCTAGCATTATTAATTCAAATGCTGATAAAAGAATTACGATTAGGAAAGTCTTTTTTAAAACTCCTCAATCAATATGGAGGTTTTATGGCTACTATGGTGGCTTAAATGTTGTTGGAAACTTAAATCATTATGGTCAATTCGCTGATGACACAACCTTTGAGATTATTCCGGCTTGGCACAATAAGTTGCAAGCTATGGCTTTCAAAGATCACTTGTATACGAGATTATCTCATTATTCATATGAATTGATTAACAACAACTTAAGGATCTACCCATATCCGCAACAGAGCTTGGTTAACTATATTTGGTTCACCTTCACAGTGGATGGCGCGATTGCAGCATGGGATGACGAAGATGGTCAGGACACTGGTATAAAAGGGATTAATAATCTCAACACTTTGCCGTTTGACAACCTCCCTTATGAGAATATCAATGGTATCGGTAAACAATGGATTCGCCGCTTTGCTTTGTCACTGGCCAAAGAAACACTCGGACAAATCCGAAGCAAGTTCTCCCCACTCCCGATTCCAGGTGATAACATCACTTTGAACGGCGAAGCCCTCTTGACTCAAGCAAAAGAGGAACAAACTGCTTTGCGGGACGAACTGAAAGAGATTCTTGATCAGCTTACTTACCCCGCTCTTATCGAGAAGGACTTAGAGAAAGTTAATAACACTGCGAAAATCTTTGAAGAAGTTCCGCTTCCAATTTACCAAGGGTGAACTGAATGGCCGATGACAAGAAGTGGTCTAGACCATCGAACCCACCTTCACCTTTATTCTTAGGGGCAAAGGAGAGGGATTTCGTTAAGCAAGTAAACGACGAATTAATCGAAAGAACGATTGGTCAGCAAATTGTTTATTATCCTTTAGATTTGGACCGCACAGATTATCACCCACTATATGGTGAAGCGATAAAGAAATCATTCAGCCCGCCGATTCGAGTGTTCGCTCTTGTCGAATGGGATGAATATTCAACCGAGTATGTGGAGAATGTTGGCCTCGACAAAAAGAGTACAATCAAGATTCACTTTCACCACCGCCGGTTAACAGAAGATCAGGATTTGTTTGTTCGCGAAGGTGATTTCATTCTGTATGGCTTGAACTTCTACGAGATTGTTCAATTGGAAGAACCGAAACAAATCTTTGGTCAGATTGAGAAAGAAATGGAAATCTCTGCTTTGTGTATTATTTCCCGCGAAGGGTTGTTTGATGCAACTTGATAAACTTATTGATCACGGGGAGCCATTCTGATGTCTGATAAGAAGTTCGACTACACAGAAGTAAAAGACGCAGACAACGTATTGAGAGAGATTGTATTCATGCCATCCACTCTTGAAACAATTGATTTTGCTTTGTATCGCTATGTGGATGAAGTGTTAAATCTTCATGTGAACACCAACAAAGGTTTCAAAAAAGCAAAAGTTCTTTGGTCTTCGACCGAGCGCGGCTATCAGATTCGTCACGACCAGACTCTACGAGACTTTCAGGGAAGACTTATTCTCCCTTTGATTACGATCGAAAGAGACTCTTACGAAAAGGATCCAAGTTTCAAAGGTTCTTTCCAAGCGCATATTCCAGAGAAATCGAATGAGCCTGGAAGAAGAACGATTGTTGCATCAAGAAGGATTAAACAAGATAAAACGGCAAACTTCAACAACGCCGACTCTCAAAGGAAACGAGGTGCAGCATCCAGCCCCGCTGTCGGTCACGGTCAATTAAACTTCCCAATCCACAAGAAAGCAGAGAAGGTTGTGTTTGAAACAATTTATCAACCACTACCAACTTGGTTAAAGATGCAATACAAGATTACGCTTCGTGCAGAATACCAGCAGCAAGCAAACACTTTATTAACGCCTTTTGTTACAATCCCTGGCCAAATCAACAACTTCTTTATCGAACACGAAGGCCACAGGTATGAAGGCTTCATCGAAGGCACGTTCAGCAATGGAAGCAACTCTTCAAACCAAGGCACAGAAGAAAGAATGTTTGAAACAACAATCAATGTTAGAGTCCTTGGGTATCTTATGGGCGAAGGTGAGAACGGCGAGAAACCAAAGATTTCAATTGAAGAGAATTATGTGGAAGTTAAGATTCCGAGAGAACGTACAATTACGGGTGATTTGAATACCTTCATCAAGAAGGGATTTTATAGAGAATGAAGGTTTTTGAAAACCTCAAAGACTACTTAATGTATGAGAAAGTAGTAATACGCAAGGAGTATTTTTCGAATGGCTGATAGCAGAAAGTTTAAATTTGTATCTCCGGGGATTTTCATTGATGAAATCGATCAGTCTCAAGTCCCTGTTGCTCCTGAAAATGTTGGTCCGGTAATCATCGGTCGTGCAGAGCGTGGCCCAAGTATGGTTCCGGTTAAGATCAATTCATTTTCAGAGTTTGTAGAGACGTTTGGTAACCCAATCGCAGGAAAGGGCGGCAGCGATGACGTATGGCGTGATGGTAACTTCTCTGCTCCTACTTATGGTGTCTATGCTGCCCAAGCTTATTTGAAAGCTGGTGTTGGCCCCGTGACATTCGTTCGCTTATTGGGCACCGACCACCCAGACGCTACCGCAGACGGCGCAGGCGAAGCTGGTTGGAAAACTGCCGCAACCCCTAACAAGCTTGTTGCCTCCAATGGTGGTGCTTACGGTCTATTCGTGTGGCCTTCAAGTTCAAATGGCGGTGAAATAGGTTCGCACGCCAACCCCACTGGTTCATTGGCTGCTGTATGGTATCTGGATACTGGCTCCAAGATCGAGTTAACCGGAACTGTCGACATCGACAAAACCAAGAATTCGCAGTCTGCCGGTCAATTTTATTATTCAGACGCAAGCAAGACCTTCACTGCTGTTATTACCAAAGGCTCCGCTGTTGAAGAGAGGGTAACATTCTCTTTGGACATCAGTGCAGACAACTACATCCGTAATGTCTTCAACACTAACCCACAACTTGTGAACAGTACAATCGAAGACACAAACTTGACAAAGAGTTACTGGCTTGGCGAAACATACGAACGCACAACTAGTGATACCATCGGTTCATCTACTGTTCAATTCGGCGCACTCGCTGCCGTAATGAGTGGTTCTGCCGCAAACCACAAAAAGAAGATGGGTTACCGTGATGCTCACAGTGGTTGGTTCTTCTCGCAAGACGTTTCAACAGACAACTCAAGTTATAAACATGATGATATGACCAAGCTGTTCAAGTTTGTCGGTATCAACGGTTATGGTGAATGGCTCAACAAGAATGTCAAAATTTCTGTCTCAAACGTTCGTGCATCAAACAACACTGCCGATCCATACAGCAAATTCGATATATTGATTCGCCGCGCATCAGACTCTGACTTGAAGCCAATCATACTTGAAAGGTATTCAGGTCTTACCTTGAACCCTCTCTCACAAGATTACATTGCCACAAGGATTGGTGATATGAGTATCGAGTGGGATAATGATGAGAATCGTTATCGTGAATTTGGCGACTTCTTGAACCGCTCTCGTTATGTTCGCGTTGTCATGAACGACGTCGCTATCGCCCCAGCATTGGCTCCCTTTGGCGTGTATGGTCCTCCGAGATGTAAGAGTTATACCTTTGCGTCTGGCAATGCCAACATGTTCGATATCGTTGACACTCTGTCTTCCGCTACTTGGAATCAAATTTACTCTTTCACCACTACAACAGGCTCTATCCCTGGAACTGCAATTGGTCACACTAGCAATGATTTGTTCGAAGTGACTGGTAATTCCCTTGTCGGCTTCACTGGTTCGGTAAGATTCCCTGCCTCCCCTACAAGAGCCTCGGCTAGTAATGGCGGGACTACTCACCGTAATGCGTACTTCGGTACCGATGCTGGTAGAAGTTCTGCAAATACCGATTTCGATCCTGGTTATGGCGAATACTTGAGACCCTTCAGTGATGATATCATTTCAGACAACTCTTGGTCTGATACCTTCGGATTGGGAAGCCTTCCGAATGCTATGGAATATGGTTGGGTGTTCTCTTTGGATGATTTGAGAGTCGTTACTGGTTCGAGCTACAGCTTCGCTACCGGACCTGCCAACAACATCAATGATGTTTACTGGATTTCGGGCTCCCGTGTTGCTGGTAGTGCATTCAACTGTTCGGGGACATGGACAGGTGCCGCATCGTGGCAAAACATCCTTAAGGCCGATTCAACAAGATTCACCTCACCTATGTGGGGTGGTTTTGATGCCTTGGACATTAAAGAAAGAGAACCTTTCCGCGATTCATTGCTGAATGGTTCCGAAAGCGAAACAGGTAATTATGCTTACTTCACTGTGAAGCGCGCTATCAACACTGTGGCCGATCCAGAGGTTGTCGAAACAAACATGATTTCAATGCCAGGGCTTACAAATGAAAGCCTTACAAAGCATTTGATTGATGTTTGTGAGGCTCGTGGCGATGCTATAGGGGTTATCGACGCTAAGGGCGGGTTCACTCCTCGACACGATTCTAGCGATACCGCATCGAGCCGTAAGGGTGATTTAAAGACCGTTCTAGACAACATGGACGCCCGTAATCTCAACAATAGTTATGGTGCAACCTACTATCCGTGGGTTAAGATTCGCGATGACATTAACGGCGTGTTCTTGAACACCCCTCCTTCTGTCGTTGCAATTGGCACCTTGGCACACACTGAAAAGGTTTCTGATGTATGGTTCGCTCCTGCCGGATTCCAGAGAGGTGGGTTGTCGAATGGTAACGCTGGGTTGACGGTCGTTGGTATCGAAACCAAATTGACTTCAAAGAACCGTGATGATCTTTATGAAAGAAACATTAACCCAATCGCAAGCTTCCCGGCCCAAGGAATTGTGGTCTTCGGCCAAAAGACCCTTCAGGCTACCCCTTCTGCATTGGACAGAATCAATGTCCGCAGAATGCTTATTCACGTAAAGAGGGGGATCTCTAGAATCGCAACTACCACACTGTTCTCACCTAATGTTCAAGCTACTTGGACAGGGTTCAAGACAAACGCTGACAACTTCCTTCAGGATGTAAAGTCTGGGTTTGGTATTGATGACTTCCGCGTTATCTTGGATGAAACAACTACAACACCAGATTTGGTGGACAGGAACATCATCTACGCTAAGGTATTCGTGAAGCCTACAAAGGCTGCCGAATTCATTGCGATTGACTTTATCATCACTCGCTCGGGTGCTTCGTTTGAAGACTGATAAAAAGGGACTTTTTGCCCCTTAGACTATTTAATATGGAGATAAATTAGAATGCCAATTTCTGGTAATGAAAATAACTTTTGGACAAAAGCTCCAAGTAAAGACCCGAAGCGTAGTTTTCGATGGAAGGTTAATATTGGTGGTCAAACCATTTGGTATGCAAGAAAAGCTGAAAAACCAAAATTCACACTGACTGAATCTTCACACGATTTCTTGATGCACAAGTTTTATTGGCCAGGGAAAGCTGAATGGAATGATGTTGAACTTGTTTTGGTCGATCCTGTCGAGCCGGACTTGGCGGGCAATTTGGTGCAAATCATCGCGGAAGCCGGATACAAGATCCCAGCCGGTGTCGCCTCTGCTTATACAAGTATTTCAAAAGCTTCTGCTTTGGCTGCTACTGGTGGAGACATCGTCATTCAGCAAATCGATTCGGAAGATAATGTTATAGAACAGTGGGTCTTGAAGCACGCATGGATTAGGGAAGTGACGTTTGGTGATTTGGATTATACTTCCGAAGACCTCACCGAAGTTACCATGCGTATTAGATACGACTGGGCAGAATTCAGTAACCCAGCAGCCGGCACTAACGATATCTTCAGACCTTCCTGATAGGAGTTTGTAGGTGGCTCACAACCAAAATCCAGGCGATATAAAACGATTAGACGCTGAATCGAACTTTTGGACATCAAAACCGTCCAAAGACCCGAAGAAGCGTTTTAACTTTGTTGTAGAGATCGACGCATTCAAATTCGAAGATGAAGAAGGGTCTGGTGCAGAACAAGAAGACAGATCGAGTGATCTTAATACCCTTGGTTTAGTTTGGTATGCTTCCTCTATCGACAAGCCCACGTTGAACATCGGTTCAGAACAGTTTGTTCAGTATGGCAAACCCATACCACTGAACGTCCCTTATTACGATGGTTGGGAACCCATCACATTAAAAATGGTTGATCCCACATATCCAAACGCTACAAGGAAGCTCTTGCGTATCATTCGCCGTTCAGGTCATGCTGATGAAATGACTCTCGATAGAGACGGAGAAGATACAAGACAATCTAACAGGATGTTCGACCCTGCCGCTTATATGAAGTTCTTTGGTGAGGTTCGTATATACCAGCTTATTGATTCCTTTGATCACAATGATGCAAAAGATCTTGACTTGAAAGCAGGCATGCGCGTTGGCGAGGTATGGAGACTTAAAGGGGCCTTCCCAACACAGTTCGACTTTGGTTCGCTGGATTATGGTTCTGAAGAATTATTGGAAATTTCCTTGACAATCCAATTCTCTCATGTTAAAGTAGAGGTATGGAATACTGGTGAAGAAGGTGACAGTGAAAGTGGGTTTACCTACTTCCCTGATGACGATTTCCCCGCGACAGACACATGCGCCGAGGGTTCTAGCGAGTTCTCGGGCGTACAATAAAGAGGTTTAGATGAGAGATAATAGTAATAGATGGGCTCCTAACGAGGAACCTAGCGAAGCTCCTGTGCAGGCAAATGTAAGTCTTCATTATGCCGCTCCCACG